GCGGTTTAGACTTGTTGTTGCTAATCCCTCAAGCCCGGTTGGGTATGGTAAGTCCAACTCTAACGAGTTTGGCCTGGTTGCCCCTAGAAGGGGACAACAGGCGCTGACTGTGACGAGTACGCTCCCTAGTTGGAGCACAACTCGGGCCGTGGGCGTTTATTATCAAGACCAAGACGGAAACCACAGGCTTAAATTCAACTTTACGGGGTCTTGTGCGGCGGGCGCGCGCACGTCCGGTACATGGGCTATTACTGGAGTTACGTGGAAAAACGTTGCTAACTTTTTGCAATGCGTTTCTGGGTTTAGTAACGGAGGCGGTGCCGCCGTCGGAGCTTATACGACGCCGCCTAACGGCAACTCAATAAACCTGGAACATCTTTCTTCGACAACCACGCTGTACTGCATTTCCGGCGACGTCGAACTCGAATCTAGACCAAGCTGGGCATAAGCCATGGAACATCTAGAGCGTGTTTTAGACAAACTAGACCGCATCGATGAGCGCTTGGACTTAAGCAATTGACGCCCTTGCCGGTTTAGCGTAAAGTAGGAACCGGCTCTTTTTTCTCAATACATGGCCTCCATAAGGAGGACAGCGATAGTGGGTTACAATAAAGATAGCCAGGTCGAGTTCGACTCGATAGACAGAGCCAGCATCGCCTTGCAGCGCGACCGGCGCACGATAGCTAAGGCGATCGAGAGCAATAGATGTGTAAACGGGTATTTTTGAAAGTTTAAGGAGTAGATATGCCACAGTTTTTTCAAGACAACATCCCGCTGCTCCAGAGGGACACTGGAACGCAGATCAGCATGCCAGCGACGTACAACGGCCAGCTAGCGCGCGCCCGCGTGGCCGGCCAAGGCTACCGCTGGTCCTCCGCCCTCGCCTGCAACCTAGCCACCACCGGACTCGGCGGCCTCGATACCGGCGCACTCGCGGCCAACACCCTGTACCACGTGTACCTCTGCGTCAGCAGCAACATCGTAGGACTGGTGGTCAGCGCCAACGGCCCCAGCACGGGACCGACCGGCTTCAGCCAGAACAGGTACGTCGGGAGACTTCGAACACAGAGCGGCAGCGCGAACGTGGCAGAGCTCGCGGTAGTCAACGTGATCGTCGGAGCTGGCGATGAGATCCCGATGCCGATAGTAGGGGAGTGGCAGAGTTATACGCCTACCGTTGTTAGCGGTTGGACCGGCGGAACTTTGGGCGGGCGCTACAGACGAGTCGGTAGCAACATGGATGTTGAAATAAGTATTGTTTCTCCAACAAGCTGGACCGGCAATATTGAAGCGAGGATTCCTACGGGCTTTACTGTCGATACAACTGCCATCCCAGCAGCAGCTCCTGGAGAGCGCTTTCCAGTTGGTCAAGCCGTATTTGTCGATGACTCCGCTTCGACTCGATACCTAGGTACGGTCGTCTATTATACGACTACATCAGTTCGCATCTGGTCAACTGCTGGGGTAGATGTCTGGGCACCCATCGCCGGTAGACCTGTTGCAGGACAAAACGGTGCCGATGCAATCCATTTGACAATGACCGTCCCCATCGCCGAGTGGCAAGGTCTCTTCTCCTAAACCCTTTAACTTAACGAACATTAAACGAGGATCAAGCATATGTCACTTACCGGCACCGGCAGCTTAAGCCTAAAGAAAACGGATTTGTCCTCCGACCGCACCTCCGGCACCTACCGCAAGGTGCAGTTCGCCCACAAGGCCGCCGGCGGCGAGACCGGCATCAACCTGGCGGCCATGACGCTGCCGTCCTCGGAGATGCCTGGGTTCGTCCAGCCGACGCAGGCGGAGCTCGCGGCGTGCCAGCTTCTCTTCAACCAGCGGAACCTGACGCTGACCTCGTCCGTGCGCGGGACGCTCATCCCGTTCATGAGCTACGTGGTCGGATCGTCCACGCAGATAAACTTCACCGACTCCTTCGGCACCGCGCTTCCGGGCGAGGTCTTCGTGGGCGTCATCGACGGCACCAACCGCGACGGCGTGAGCGGAGCCGCCGCGAGCAGCATCGTGGCCACCGGTACGCTTCTGGCCGGAGCCAGCGACTTCAACGTCGGCACCCCGTTCGTCACGAACCTCTATCCTACGCAGCAGATCGGCGCGGTTTTAGTCTATCTAGACGGCCAGCTGATGATGCGGAACTCCGGCAACGCGACGGCTGCGCCATCCGCGGACGGCAACTACCAGGAAGTAAGTTCCGGCGGCGGTTACTCGAACCTGATCCGCTTTAATATCGTCGATAACTTGAACGACCGCGCGGTGACGGTGGTCAGCAACGGTAGCATGGTCGAGCAGCCTTCGGGCAGCATCAAGGCCACGGTAGAGACCTTGGCCGGACAGCAGGACGCAGTGATCCAGACCGTAGCGGCATTGGCCGGCGTTCCTACCAGCAACTTCTACGCGGCGCCGAACAACGTCGATATGCTTAGTTTTGGAAACTCGGTCTTGGCGTTGAACCAGAGCGCGGCACTGAAGAACGTGAGCAACACGTTCACGCAGCCGCAGAATATCCCAGGCAAAACGGATGGTACGGCGGTGGCTCCTGGGTACATTGGAGAACGCATCACCTGGGCTACTCCGCCGTCGCTTCAGGCTGCCACCACTTCTTTATCAGATTGGACAAATGCTAACATTGTTCTTACTCCAGGTACTTGGCAGATTTTTGGAAGTTTTTTTGTTACAGGAACAACTGCTACATCCATTGGAGCAGCAGCTACTACAGTGGTACAAATTACGGACGCTTCAAACACAGTTGTGCAAAATATGGAAAGTCAAATGTATATAATTAATTCCGGCTCTTCTGCCTTAACTATAGGTTCTACAGTGGCACTGTATGGAACGGTAAGTATTAACACAACAACAACATATAAAGTAAGATTACAGAAAGCAGAAGCTGCAGCAACTTGTCAAATTTATAATACTGCTTTTGCTCGCAGCGTGTTTTACGCCGTCCGCATCGCCTAAACTTAAACTAAATACTTGAAAGGATAAAGATATGAGTATGGAACTTGTGCGTAAACCGGCTAGCTCATCCAACGACGGAGAGCTAGACTCATCCTCAGCACAGACGATAGCAGGAGCGAAGACGTTTACGGGAGCGTTGACTCCTTCAGGTGGGATAGTTGGAAGGACGGACGGGGTTGCGGTGCCGGCTGGGATGATTGGGGAGCGCGTTACTTGGGCGAGTGCTCCGGGAAACCAGGCAATGACCACGACAATGACCGACTGGACTAACGCATCTATATCATTATCCGCTGGTGTTTGGATGGTTTACGCTAACGTCCAGTGCATCGCAGAAACAGGCACAGCGGTATCTAACTTTAGCTCGGCCAACGTAGTAATAACAGATACCGGTAATGCTATTGTCCAGGAAATGGACCAACAATTGATGTGCCGAACATCGGCGGCAGCTTCAGCCTTTCAAGCATGTACCTTGGCTTTCTCTTTTCTTGCTAATGTAAATAGCAGCACAACGTATAAAATTAGAGTTAGGCGTATTGACGGCGCGGGGACTGGCTCTGCTACGGTTTACAATCAAGGCACCAACAGGTCGCAATTTTACGCAGTCCGCATCGCGTGAGCCCAGCTATGAACGAACAACACAAGGTCATCCTGCCCCGCAAGGGGTCTCTCCCTGCTCTCGGCGCTTAACGACCGCGGGGCAGAACGGCCCAAGGAAGTGTGCTAAGATAGATATGGATACTCTGCGCTTAATCGACTCAAAGATACTAGAAAAAGCCAACAAGAAAGGTATCGTGAAATGACTACGCCACGCATAGACAACCTAAATAGCTATAATAATATGATTATAGGTGGAAATTTCGACTTCTGGCAGCGCGGTACGAGCTTCACCGCCGTAGCGAACAACGCCTACACCGCAGATCGCTGGCAGTACACGAAAGTCGGAGCAATGGTCGGCAACATCACAAGGTCCACAGACGTTCCTACCGTGGCGCAGTCCGGCTTCGCATCTCAGTTTAGTCTCCTGTACACGATCACCACCGTGGACTCGTCTATCGCCGCGGGCGAGGTCAGTCTCCTGAACTACAAGATCGAGGGATCCGACTACGCGCTCATCCACGGCGGTCAGAGCGCTAGGCTTCAGTTCTGGGTGAAGTCGTCGGTTACAGGCACGTACGGCGTTGCGCTTAGAAACAACGCCGTAAACAGATCGTACGTCACGACCATAGCGATCAACGCTGCGAACACCTGGGAGCGCAAGACGATCGACTTTACCACCGACACCGCGGGAACATGGCTCCTCGACAACTCGACGGGTCTTCAGATCTCGATCGTGCTTGATTCTGGCACGGATTTCAGGACCTCGACTCTGAACAGCTGGCAGAACGGCAACTTTGTTGCGGGCAGCACCCAGGCAAACTTCTCGGCCACCAACGGCGCCACCTTCCAGCTCGCACAAGTCATGCTCGTTCCCGGCAGCTACCGCGCCGCGACGAACCTCATCTTCAAGCGCGCGGGAAGAAGCATCGGCGACGAGCTGCGGATGTGTCAGCGGTACTGCGTTGCAGCCGCCACACTTCTTCCTGCAGCAGGTGGTGATGTAGCCGCAAACACAATAAATTTCTGGTTTCCTATGCCTGTTTTTATGCGAGGAACGATTAACTGGGACGCAAACGGCACTACATATGGAGTAGATTATGCCGTGGTGAATATCAACGGTACTAGTCAAAGTGGTTTTACATTAGCCACAGCATCCGCATCAGGTCTGCGCGCCAGGGTTATTGGCACAAAAAACGCGCATGGATTAACCACTGGGGTCTCTTTAGGCTGGGGCGGACTGGCCTTTTTTGAATCGGAACTCTAATCTAGATATACTACTCCAAACATAAGGGAGAACAATACATGGCAAAAGTATCACCACAGATCAAAGACATCGATTCTGCCATAGGACTAGAGCAGGAACCACTTACGTTTCTTCCTAGGGTCTCGGCACCTTTCACCACGGTAGTAAACCGCGCGCCGGTGGTAAACTTCGCCGCCGACGGACTTCCTAAGTTCGGCGTAGAGCGTATCATGACCCAGGGCATCGTAGAGGTACAGGGCGAGGTCGGTCCCAACGGCGAGCGAGTTTGGAAGCCGATCAACGACGTGCACAACGCGGTTAGGTTCTACGGTCCTTGGACGAATCCAATTGACGTAAACGGACAAAGACCTCAAGGTTCTTCTGGAGCAGTCTGTGAAATTACATTTTACGGAACTGGGCTAAATTTACTGAGATATAACGACAGTAGTAATAGAACTTTCAGTTACACAGTCAACGGAGGAAGCAGCACTAACGTAACAGGCGCTTGGGCCGACACTATCTTGGCCAGAAGCTACAGTTCTAATATAGTTTTTCCGATAATTAGTGGGTTGACTTTAGGATTACACACCGTACAGCTCACAAGCTCAAGTAATGCTTTCGGTGTGTTTGGCTACGAGGTCCTCAACACCTCCGCATCCATCTTCCTCCCGCAGACCACCTCGTACATCGGCGGCAGAAGACTGTTCCAGAACTCTACCGGGACCATGTCTCCTACGACCGGCTTCGAGTCCGGCACCTTAGGAACTCGCGGCGGCCACGTGCTGGTCTATCAGAAGGCTGACGGAACCATCGCCAAGGCCGTTACGCCCACCAACGCCGCAGCAGCTTTCCTGTCGTCGGCCGACCACACCAACGAGGAAGAGATCCGTCGGTACTTTCCTCGTGAGTTTGGTGCTGGTCGGGGCGATGATTTTAGCAGCTTGACGGCATCAGCAAGCAACCGCGCCTTTACTTTAGATGACGGTACGACTACATTGGTTGGAAGTAATGCACTTATAAACGATAGATTTGCTATTGGTTACGAATATCTAAATACTTCTGCTACTGGTGATTACGTTACGCTTACTTTTGTTGGAACTGGATTAGATTTAGATGTTGTTCCAAGCACCGCTGCAGCTACCTTGTCTATTGCTATAGATGGATCGGCTGTTTCAGGGTCAGTAACTTTCTCTACCGCCAACGTTAGGACAATAAGGAAAATATGTTCTGGTCTTCCATATGGAACGCACACTGTAAAAATCAATTGGACAACTAATGCTGTCGGCATTAATAGCTTCATCGTCTACGGTCCTAAAACTCCTACACTTCCTGCAGGTGCGGTGGCGCTGGCTGATTATTTTGTGATGGGGGATTCTACTGCAATATCTACTGCAGCAATAGACAGTGTAACTTCTGGAGCACTAAGAAAATATTGTGCACGAGAGTTTATATATTCTGGAACCTGGGCAATAACAGCAGTTAGCCCAAGTACTTTTCAGTCTGGACTAAACTTTCAATCTACAACTAATGGCGGATTTTGGGAATATAGTTTTTTTGGAACAGGGTTTGAGGTAAGAACTATTTTTGAGAACGCTCAAACTATGGCCTTAACAATTTCTGTTAATGGTAGTAGCAATCTATCGGGTTTTACCACACAATTCGCTCAGCAAAGCACAGGCTTAAGTTTCACAGCAAGTCCTACAGCTACTATATCTGGCACCTCAAGTGCCGTTGGTGTTGGTGTTTTGAGGGTTACTGGTTTAAGTTTAGGTCGACATACCGTAAGAATTACTAGTGGAAATACTGGTAGATGGTATGCCGACTCGTTCGACATCATCACCCCTATCCACTCGCCCAAGATCAACCAGCCGGGAGATCTTCAGAACACGCTTCCGGTCGGATCGTGCGCGATCGGTGATATGAGGAAGTTCAGCGCGGCAGCGGTCAAGCCGTTGACGAACTGGGCGCAGGCGATTGGGGTTACGAGTGCACCTACGACAACAAGTACGAGCTACGTACCGCTGCCTGATATGAGTCTTACGCTTAAGACCAGCGGTAATCCGGTTTTTATAACTTTTGATGCGCTTGTAACCAACAACACCGTAGGTCAGACGACTGACTTTTTCATATATGTCAACGGATTGCAAATACCAAACTTAAGGCAGGCGATGCCTGCCGCAAGCGGATACAGATCAGTTGTCAGTTTTGCTATGATCCAGCCATTAGCTGCAGGCTTTCACAAGATAGATGTATATTGGAGTGTCAGCGCTGGAACTGGAACAGCAATCGGTACAAACCGCACACTTACAGCTCGGGAGCTATAATATGTACTCTATCAAACTAGAATGGAAATCTTTTAACCTTGACCTTCAGGCAGTCGACGCTTGGATGAAAGCAAACTGCGGCGACAACTACTTAGGAAACTCTGCTGACGTTGCCCTCACGCTCTGGTTCAAAGAAAAACCAGAGAACGAGGAAGACGTCCTCGCCTACTGGGAACTTCTCGACGAGGAATCCGACGAGGCGAAGTCCTACCTTCCGGCCGAAGCGATCGCTAATAAGATCGCCGAACTAAAGGAAGGGCTCGTTCTTAAGTCGTGGGATGAGATGTCTGCGGCAGAGCGGAAGCTTATGCTGGGCAAATCGCCTTCCAGAGAAGATCTCGGACTCTGATCTAAGAGGACCCGTCAGGGTCCTTTTCTTTTCTCGTACAAAATTATCCGCACACCGTACGAGTCTTCCACGGGAAAGTTCTGCTGCATCGGCTGCTGGTATGCCCGATCCCAGTAGTCGGGCATCTCCTGCTCCATCACGTGCCGCGAGTGGTGCTCGTGAAACAGCTCGAACTGACCGATCCTGAAGCCGACCTCGTACCTCCATCCTACCGTCATGAACTTCGAGTACGTTCCTTCACCGTGGATCTGGTTGCGCCAGAATCCGTTCCTCAGGAACGAGAGGTCGAAGTCGGTCGCGATCCTGCCGCGGTACTGATCGCACGGGATGTCGGGCGTCAGCATCTCGCGGTTGCACGTGAACTGCATAAGCTTCAGAGAGAACCTGTCGAGATCCAGGTACCGAGCCTGCGCCTCGGTTGCAAGGAGCATGACTATCGCGATAAGCAGAGTTTTCATCTCTTCCTCCTGTAAAGTGGAAGGAGCCCGTGCTCCAATGCCCTTATAACCGCCTCTTCCTGGCCGTCCTCCATCGCGTACTTGTGACCGCTGAGGAACAAGACCATGTGACAGATCTCGTGGAACACCGTGCGCTCCATCTCGTCTCTAGGCTGATCCAGGTTGATGTAGATCCGCTTCTCGTTGTGGTACGTGACGCCGAACGTGTCTACGTACCCCTTCGGCATCTCGTGGCAGTAGATGATCTCCACGGCATGCCCGTATACGAGCACGCGCGACGGAAAGCCGCTGGGTTTTCTGCCGCGCTTCACTTTCGGGTGTCTAGCCACGATGTTCTCCTGGTCTGTCTGGGCGATATTCTACTCGACGCCCATGTACATCGATATCACCGCTGCGATGGCCAAGCCGATACCGAGCCAGAACATCCAGTTCACCGACATCCCCCGCACGAGGTACGGGTACGCCGCCGTTATGATGACGAGCCCGAGCTCCCAGGCGACACCGTAGAACGATATCCAGCTGGCGCGCTCGAGCCATCTAGCAAGAAGGATCCAGATCAGGTTCATGGTCAGCGCGGCCGCGAGCCCGAGCCAGACGCTGCCGCCGCCGAACACGATGCTGCAGTACCACCAGTATACGGCAAGAACGATCGCTATGGAAAAGACCGGTATGATTATAGGCATGTCTTCTACTCGAACATCACGTCTACGACGCTTACGGTTATTGTCTCACCCCGGATGACGACCCGAAGTCCCTCGAGCCTAAGGTCCTCGATCTCCTCGCCGAACCACTCCATCTCGACCGTCACGGCAGGATCGAACCTCATCAGCTGCTTGACCAGCACGTCCGGCTTCTCCTGGATCAAGAAATAGCGTGCGACCGCGCTCTTGGTCCTAGAGAGCTCGTCGTCGAACTCCTTCAAGAACCGCAGGCACACGTCGCGCACGGACTCTTCTGGATGCTGGGGTCTGTCCGACCGCGCCTTGGAGACGCGCCTTCGGATCATGGCCTGCACGAGCTCGCGGGGCGTACTCTTCATCTGTCGATCCTGATGCACGAGATGCTGCTCCCGTCGCTGTCGCGGTACACGTAGCACGTCGTGTCTCTGTTCCTGTCGTCGAACCTAGAGAGGCCGTTATCGACCACCCTATCGGTCATCCTCGACCAAGGGCTGGTCGCACATCCGGTCAAGGCAAGAGCAAAAGCCATCGTAAGAACTCTCATGCGTCGTCTCCTTGTGTTAATAATATTTTGCTTCCTTTGGAAAGATTCTCTGACTCCCACAGAGGCTGAAGATTGGTATAATGAAAGGCTTTAAAAAACTCATCAGGATTTGATAGATCGAAACTTGACACTGGAAGTATATGATCGATATGCCAGCCTTCTCTACCCCAATTGTCCCACGTCATACCGGGCTTAAATTTAGCCTCAAGATGAGCCTTTAGATCTTCAGTGCTGCACCCTATATACTGCTCATACTTTCCTAGCTTAGAGCCGCCTTTTATTGCGATTGACGTACGGCATCTAATCTGATTCTCAATCCTTTTTAAGAGATTCTTTCTCTTGTTTCTCTCAAACTCTCTTGCTCTGTTTCTTTTCTTCTCAAGCCACTGAGGATCTTGGGCTCGTCTTGCATACATTTCTTTACGCTCTTCTTGAGAGTAAGTCTTTCTCTTTTCTTCTTTATCAGTGCCTTTGTTTCTTAATCTTCTTAAGCGTTTATTTTCTCTTTCTCGTTCCGGATTTTCCGCCATCCATTTTGTGCGATGGTCTTTGTATCTTTGTTTATTGTTTTTAACATATTCACTTGCTTTTATATTACGGCACTTTTTACATTGATTTTGAAGTCCGTCTTTTGCTTTACTAGAGCAATGAAAGTCAGAACGATCTTTTTCAAGTTTACAGTTAGTGCAAGTCTTCATGGCTCTTCAACATCCATCTTCGACACCATGTCGTTTATCGCGTCTATCTGGGCCTGATCCTTCAGTTCCTGAAGTTCCTTCTTTGAGACGTACGTGAACCTGCCGTTCTCGTACCGACAGGACACGGTGACCTCAGCCTTTGAGAAGCGGCCTTTGGCCACGTAGAAGTTCGATACCGGTATGCCCTTGACCTTTATGATCTCGATCACGGCGGCGGCGGCCTCGTAGAACCCGCGAACCCACTTTATACGCGTCTCAACGTTTCTCTCTGTCTCGTCTGACGATATCGGGATCAGCTGGGTCATCACTATCACCGGAGTCTTTGCGTACTGTGCGTAGTCCGTGATCAGATCCTTGAATCGGTATAGGGCATCCGTCCGTTCGATGCCTGGCACCACCACTGACTTGTTGATGCGCTGAAGGAAGTCCACGATGACCGCCTGGTAGGCGCCGGACTCGTTCACCTCCTTGAGGATTGACTCGATCTTCTCCAGCGTCGTGCTCGCTATGGGATCGTCCATCACCGTGACGTACGGCTCGATCTCCAGGATCTTGTGTGCGATCTGCTTCCTGAAGCTCGCCGGTAGTTTGTCTTGGATGTAGAGGTTGAAGTCGATGCCGAGGTCCACGCATGCCACGCGCGCGATGATCTTTGCTTCCGTCTCCTCGTTCGAGACGATGAAGGACCTCATGCCTTGCGCGTAGAGCCCGTGTGCGATCGCGGCCGTCGTAGTAGACTTGCCCGTGCCTGAGGCAGCACCCATCAGGTACACGGCACCCGGACACAGCGGGCATACCGTGCTCAGGGCAGAGTTTATGAAAGGCACCGCCTTACGAATCAGGTCCGCGTCGCGCTCAAGTATGCCGACCAGGCGCTTGGCGTTGCCCGAGCCTTTGCGGGCCTCGATCTCGCTAAGCGAGTAGTTCTCGAGTCTTTCCTGCAAGGCTTTCTTCTGGTTCAGCTTCGCGATGCCTTCCTGAACCTTCGCCTTCTCGAGTTCCTGCTTGGCCTCGAAAAGCTCGACCTTTGAGTTTATCTTAGGCTCACTCATCTTCCAGCACTCCTTGTCTAGGTCCGCTAGACATTATCCGCTCGTGCTCCCGCATCATCTCCTCGATGACGTCGTCGTCTGTCACCATCTTGAGCGCGGTCTCTATCGTTATCTGCCCGTCCATCTTCGATACCTTTACACCCCGTTCCTCTCGAACCTCAGGAACCGCAAGCTCGATGTCAGCGTTGAACGTCGCGCCTAGAGCTTTGTCCCACCAGTCCTCGTGGCGCTGCGGGAACTTAGATCTCTCCCAGCGGCGCAGGATCTTCTTCTTGAAGGAAGGTGAGATCTCGGCGGAGGAGAAGCCAGCGGTCTTCAAGGACTCGAACAGAACCAGGAGCTCATCGTAGCAGGACTTGAAGTCTGGTCTCTCAGGAACCTCAGCTAGCCATCTCCGGTAGATGTCTTCCTGCGAAAATTTCGTCTTCTCTTCTTTCTTTTCTTCTATTCTTATTTGTGTGCCAGTTTTGTAACCCCCGTGGTCATGATTTGTAACCCCCGTGGTCGTGTTTTGTAACCCCCGCCCCTTGTTTCCTTGCAGGATGTCTATGATTGCTTCGTCGTTTAGGCAGTAGTAGTTGACTGTTTGTATTCCTTTAGAAGGAACTGAAGTTTGCTTAGAGTGGACCAATACAAGACCCTTTTCCTGAAGGTCTTTTGTGGCACGTCGTCGCATCTGAGCTCCCATAGCAAGATCTTCTTCTATGGTCTCAGAAAGCACATAAAAAGATCCGTCTTCAGTCAGATCTCCTCGAGAAGCGAAATATTCTCTTCTTTGGATAAGATCCGACAACAGCACGACTGCGCTATAGTTGCCTTCAAGTGTTTTGACTAAATGTTTGTTTATAAGCCAAAATGAAGTCTGGCCTAAAACATTAGCAAGCAAAGATCTCATATATCAAGCCTTCTTTAATGAAGCGGCAAGGTGCGACGCCGGATCGCCTCCCGCCTTCAGGATGTCGTTCCAGTCTACGCCCTCTTCTTTCACGAAGGCGTAGTGGGTGCAGGCTCCGGCTGCGGCCATCTTCTCGAAGGCCTTGATGCCTGCCTCGTCGTTGTCGAATGCTGCCACGACCTTTGTTCCTGATTCGATAAGCTCCCTGAGCTTTTCAGAGTGGTACTTTGATACGCTTGCGCCTGACGTTGATATGCATCGATATGGATTCTTGATAAGGTTACCGTACCTTAGGTTCAAGGACTGCTGAATGCTGGCTGCGTTTATGGCACCCTCGGCCACGACCACGTACCTGACGTTCGTACTCATGACCTGCTGAGACCAGCTCCAGAACAAGTACCCGAGTCTTGTACCAGGAAGCGTGGTGATCTTCCAGTCGTTTCCGTCCTCGTCCTTGCGAGGGGTTATGAACCTGATCTGTGCGCCGACGAACGTGTTCTCGTAGTAGTACGGGAAAACGATGCCGTCTCGCTCGGTGTCGTAGTACATCTCAGGCGGAGACACCAGACCGCGCGACCTAAGGTAGGCCACGCCTCTCTCGGCCTTAGGGTCAGATAGGGCAACGAAAGACCTCGGCCACGCCATAGCAGAGACTTCCATGTCTTTAGCTTCTTCAAATGTGATATTAGATTTAAGGAAGTCTTTAAGAGTAATCCCTGCCAGGGAGCAATATTCATACAGCGAATAACCACGCTTACACTTACCTTGACACCACAGCCAGATCTCGCCTGTGTCAGGATCTTTGTGCGCATAGATGCAGTCGTTCTTTTTCTTAGAACTTCCTGCAACCACCTTGCATATCAAACATTTCTTAAATCCTATGTTCATGTCATTCATAACACTTTACTCTCACTTGAAGAAGTCAATAAGGCTAAAATCTTCTTCTTTATTTTTAACGCCGTAGTCTTCTGGCTGCGGAAACTCGTCTTTGCATGTCTTAAGATTCGTGACTACAATCTTGACACCGTTATCCTGGTCGTTGATCTTTACAAGATCGATACGGTACTCGTCGCCGATGTAGAACGGGCGGCGCCTGTTTAGCCACCAGTACATCTTAGTGTCGACTGGTTTTTTAACATCTTTCTCGGTCGATACGGATTTCTTGTCTGACATGTAGAATCTCCTCATAACACGTTGGAGTTTTTTATGCAAGGTGGTTATACGAACGATCACGAAGATATGGTCGCATACGTTACTAACGATATCATTCGCATAGACAACCCACGAACGGATATCGAATCGGATATCATGACCGAGCTTTCCTATATCGACAAGTCCAAAGAGTATCAGCTCAAGCGCATGCAGAAGAACCCGTACGCCAAGGCGTCTCAGCAGTACGCCCAGCTTCAGAAAGAGTCTAAAGGAAATCTCTGCAAGAAGATAAACGATTCTTTGTTTATACCTTCGGGATTCATGAATCTTGTAAAAAGCAAAGTCAACACCGTCGTCGACACCCGGCAAGACACCGGGCCTCAGGTCTCGCTTCCGTGGGCTAATGCCTCATATTCCTTGAAGCTCAGAGACTACCAGGAAGAGGCCGTGGAGCTGGCATCCCAGAGCTGGCGCGGCATCATCAACCTAGCAACCGGGCTCGGCAAGACCAAGACCGCCATAGCCCTCATAAGAAAGCTGAAGCGCAACACACTTGTAGTTTGTCCAAGCAAATCAATAGCCTTACAGTTCCACAGCGAGCTCGTCGAGGCCTTTGGAAAGTCCAAGGTCGGGTTCGTAGGAGACGGTAAGTATAAACCCTCTACAGTGACCGTCGGCATAGCAGCTTCCGTATGTAACCGCATCGACGACATCAAGGGCCTTAACCTTGGCGTTGTAGTCTTCGACGAGACCCACCACACTCCCGCAAACACCTTCTATGCTATCGCCGAGGGACTAGGTGCCGTGGGCCGTATATACGGACTCACGGCTACCGCCTTCAGGTCAGACGGCAAAGACATCTTCATACACGCAGCATGCGGCGACATACTCGTGCAGCGCGATGTCTCCTGGGGCGTAGCGAACGGCTGGCTGTCTGATCCGTACTTCATAGTCAGGAAGGTGAAGACGGTAGGGAAAGACTTCAGAGACGATAAGCTCAAGTCATACAGAGCCCACGTCCTAGAATCAAAGGAGATGAACGACAGGATCATCTCAGACTGCAGAGCCTTCCACACTGCAGGAAAGTTTCTGCTCGTGCTGGTCGATCAGATCGAGCACGGCGACATCATCTCCTCAGCGCTCGGCATCCCGTTCGCGAACGGCAGGGACAAAGGCTCCGAAGTAAACATCCAGCACTTCAACGACGGCAATATAAAGGCACTTATCGCGACCGATGGTCTGGTAGGCGAAGGCGTCGACACGAGGAACGTCGAGGTCCTCGTCGTAGCAAACTTCACAGCGTCTAAGTCGGCCGTGCTTCAAGCGGTCGGCAGAGGCCTCAGAAAGACACCCACCAAAGACAAGTGCATCATCCTAGACTACGTGCCAGAAGGATCGACGATGCTCGCCAGACACGCAAAGCAGCGGATCTCCTACTACCTCGAGATAACGGACAAGGTGAAGATCGTAGAATAAGATCGTCTGTAACAAGACAGGAGTGTCTGTTCCTCCGCTTCTATAAGAAAGTGTAGCAGGAGCGCCTTGTCGGTCAGGTTGTTGGGTGTTAAAGGCAGCGTCAATTATCTGCTTGGCGCTGTCCGCTCGAAAGGGCGAACTATAGATCGACCGTTAGGCTGCGTGGGCAGAGCACGGCAGTTAGACGCAACCTGGGCATGTTGACAAAAGGCCCACCTTATCCCACACAAAGGAGATCTTCATGGAAAAGAACGTAAGATGTCAGGTACTAGAGCACGGCAAACTTCCCGTCAAAGCACATGCCACAGACGCAGGCTATGACCTGTTCGCGACCGAAGACTTCGACATCTACCCAGGCGAGGTCGTAAAGCATCCGCTCAACATACGACTTGAGCTTCCTGACTCTACGTACGCAGAGGTAACGTCCAAGTCAGGAAACGGCGTAAAGGGTCTCCTCGTCTATGCCGGCATCATCGACGAAGGCTACCGCGGCATCGTCCACGTCATCATGACGAACCTAAACCACAACATACCGAGCAAGAAGCTCTCGATCCTCAAGGGGCAAAAGATCGCCCAGATGATAATGCACCCGTACTCAAAGCATTACACCATGGAGCAGGTAGAATCCGTAGACAGCAACACCGACCGAGGGGCAGGTGGATTCGGCTCGTCAGGAAATTCTCTTGCTTGAGGAGAGTATGACTAATACTTCAACAATATTCGGCACTTCCATAAAGATCAATCAGACAAAGCTCTTTGATCCCGACTCCGTGTGGCCGCAGAACGTCGAGGTCTGCGTCACGCGCGTGCCAATAAGAAGGCGCGACGGATACTCTCAGGAGTTCATCAGGGGCTTTGCAAACAAGCTTAAAGGTTCTATGGTAAAGAACGGGGTCGTGTTTCTGGTCTGCTACGCACCCACAGAGGCAAAGTGGCGCCCTTTCGAGGTCGCAAAGGAGATGGTCGACGCAGGCTTCACGCACGTAGACAACATCGTCGTAGAGAAGACCTGGCTTCCAGGCAAGCGAGCAGAGAACATGCTCGTCAACAGCCACGACTACGTTCTTTTCTTCTGCAACGGCGATGTGTGGAAGCTTGATCGCAAGCCGGTCAAGAAGTACTCGATGCTTGAGGAGTCTGTGCAGTGCATCGGCAATACATGGCTGGTAGAGACCGGATCGCTTGACGAGGCGTACTCTGAAGACCTCGCAGAGCTTCTCCTGAGGACGGCAGATGCCCTTCCCGGCAGCAGTGTCTTCGATCCTTTCATGGGAAACGTTGCGTCGCTCAAGGCGTGCTTGAAGCTCGGCCATTCGCTGACCGGGTTTGAGACCGACCAGCGCAAGATCTCCCAGTACAACAAGATCATACAAGACTTCAAGAAGAAAGGCGCGTTCGGATGATGTACGTAAAGTCAAAGTCTAAGGATATGATAGACGATCGCGATCAGCTGCAGCAGATCGTGACTTCTACGTTGTCTCGTATGGCTGCCATCGCGGGTCGCACCTTAGGCCCTGGCGGAACTATTGTTCTTATCGAACGCGAGGGAATGCCTCCCCTTATGACGAAGGACGGCGTGACCGTGATCAAATCGCTGGGGATGCCTAATGCGGCAGCAAATACAGTTCTTGACACTTGCAAGGAGATTTCGCTTAACACAGCGCGAGATGCGGGTGATGGCACGACTACTGCGATCGTTCTCGCGGATGCGATTGTAAAGGCTGGATCTCTTTTCATGATGAGGAACGCACGATACAATCCTCAGCGCTTAGTAAACGAGCTCCGCAAGTGCTACGACAAGATCATCGTTCCTTACCTTAGCGAAGTCTCGATCAAGGTCAAGTCAGACGACGATCTAAGGCGTGTGGCCCTGATCTCGGCAAACGGCGACCACGACGTGGCAAGCGTTGTAGTCAAGGCTTTCCTTGCGGCAGGCGAGGACGGCCATATCCTCATCCAAGAGGACCAAGGCGGCGGTATGAGAGTAGAGACCGTCGACGGCTTCATCGTGACGTCTGGTCTCAAGGATCTAGGGTCTATCGGCTCTGTCTTCATCAACGATCGCGCCAACCAGCAGGTCAGGATGGACGCAGGTCTGGTAGTGCTTTTTGACGGCACGCTCAACGATCTGGTTCTGCCGGCAGCGATCCAGACAGCATGCGAGTCAGATCCTGACTTCTTCGGCAAGCCTATCATCGTCATGGCCCACGGGTTCGCAGACCCAGTGATCGAGAAATGTCTAAAGACCTCCAAGTCAGGCGTCACGGTTCTTCCGGTAAAGGTTCCCAAGTCTACTCTTGCAAACTCACGAACCATGTTCCTCCATGATATGGCAGCTTACACCGGTGCCACGGTGATGGATCCTGCAACTGCGGCAAGCTTCGACACGAAACATTTCGGAGCCTTTACATCTGCTAAAGTGAACACATACGAGACCTTCATCCAGTGCGAGTCAGACGCCGATCTCATCGACGAGCGCGTGTCAGAGCTCAAGGCGATAATGGCCGCCGCACACTCTGAGCATGACCGCGCACACCTTCGTGCAGCCATCGCAAAATTAACCGGCGGTATCTCTACTATATGGGTAGGCGGCATCACGGACGCAGAGATCCGCGAGCGTCGCGATCGCGTTCAGGACGCGGTCGAGGCCGTAAGATCTGCAGTAGCAGAAGGCATAGTCGCCGGCGGATGCGCGACCCATATCGCTCTTGCCGACCGCATCAGGCGATCAGAGCCGACGCCGGCGTGGGAGATACTGGCCGATGCTCTAGAAAAACCCTTCAGCGTTCTTCTGTCGAACTGCGGCGAGTACGACCGGTACGCTGAACTTACGTCGGCCATCAGAGAGTCCATGGGCACGTCCGGGACGCCGAAGGTCGTGTTTGACGCAAGCGCGCACGAGATCGTCGATCCGTTCGATGCAGGCATCGTGGAGCCGGCGAAGGTCCATCGCGTGGCGATAGGAAACGCGTTATCGGTGGCATCGCTGATGGTGACGCTTGGCGGCATCGTTGTGGCGCCGCGTGACTACAACCTTGAGACCCAGATGGAGCTCAGCAAGGCTGCGTTCAAGGACATGCTAAACGACACGGGTGAAGAATGATTGCTATCCTAAACAACCAGTACGCTAGATACGCCATAGTCTTCTTTGCAGGCATCGCCATGACGATCTTGCTCTATCCTAGTGAATCGACGTCGATCGTAGAGAAGGAAAAGATCCTTAATGAAACTCGCGCATCTTATGAGTCTAAGCTTCAAGAGTCCGAGAAGACCCTAAAGCAAGAGCGCGAGACGCATCAGAAAGATATCGAGACCGTTAGGCAAGAATCTTTCAGGCGTGAGCAAGAGCTTACGACGAGGATCAGTTCTTTGTCCACCGAGAACTCTTCCTTGAAGCAGAAGACCAAGATGGTCACGGTAGAGAAGGTCCATCCAGACGGCACCGTGGAAAGAAAGACCATCTCGACCTCCGAGCTCGAGTCTGAGACTCAAGTTATCGCTCAGATACAGAGAGAGGCCGAGGAGAAGATCGTGGACACAGTGTCTAAGCTCAAGTTCGAGCACGCCAGAGAGCTCAACGAGAAGACGTCCGTTCTTCAGACCAAGATCGACAAGCTCTCGCTGGAGCTTAACAAGAGCGAGAGTCTGCTAAAGGAAGAGCGCGAGAAGACATCGAGAACGACGTCTAATCCTAGACCGTTTGCGCTAGGACTAGGACTCAACACCGACAGACAGTACACTGTAGAGACCCATTACACCTTCTGGGGACCTGTCTACGTAGGTGCCTCGTATGATAGAGGGGGTATATCTAATGATAGAGCAGGCCTATCATTGGGGATAAGATTCTGATGCCTAAGTACAGATTCACGTGCAGGCAGTGCGAGGCCGAGATCGTCAAGTACGTTCCGGCCTCTACTCTTTATGCGGTGTGCAGCGTATGCGGAGGCGATATGCAGCGACTTATACCGTCTACGGTCGAGCAGTCTACGGTAAAAGAGATGGTCGACTCTTATTCCGGCATCCACCTTGCACCAGACAACAAAGAGATCCTTGAGGCCAGAAGGTCTGAATACTTCTGGGCAGTAGAGGTTCCAAGACTGGTTCAAGAGTATCCGCCAGATCACTGCCTTAAAGAGGGCTGGATCTACTACGACGAGCAGGGCAACATAAAAGTTCACACAAAACCACCGCACAAGAGGTGAGTGATGCGCATATCATCGCTGACGATCGAGAACATACTGTCGATCGAGCACGCGCATATCGACTTTCCCGAGAGCGGTCTTGTTCTCGTAGAAGGCTGGAACCACGACACAAACTCTGCAAACGGCGCAGGCAAGACCGCCATATTCGAGGCGCTTGCCTGGGGCATATTCAACCAGTTCCCAAGGTCAACGACCGTGTCAGAGTTCGTGCGAATAGGCTCGAAGCAGTCTAGGGTCTGCGTCGCCATCCATACTCAGTACGGCAAGATAGAGGTCGAGCGAAGCAGACCCAAGGGCTTCAAAGCCACCCTTGACGGTGCCATACTCATGGAGGAAGAGTATCTCAAGCTTCTGCCCATAAACTACCAGCAGTTCGTGATCGCTCAGTATGCATGTCAGACAGGAGGACTAAGGTTCCTAGAGCTGAATGACTCAGGCCGCAAGGACCTTATCCTGGAGCTCATGAGAGCCGACGGTTTCGCAGACGCGAAGTCAAAGCTTGACTCAGAGCTTAAGGACAAGAACGCAGAGGTCTTAAGGATGACGAACGAGATCTCTAACCTTCGAGCAAAGGTCTCTGCTTACCAGGAGAGCCTCATAGACGAGAGCGCCTGCGAGACAGAGATGCAGCGCATAAAAGAATCTGTGCTAGAGTCGAGTGCCAAGGTGTCTGATCTAGAGTCTCAGATCGACGACGAAGAAGACTACAGATATCAAGACACCATGGGAAAGCTCACGAACAAGCTCAACGAGATATCGGTCAACAAGGGCAGATTAAACGTCTACAAGAAGATGCTTAAGGACATGACCGCACCAGAAGAGAGCCTCTCTCCTGACGGAGAGTGCCCGTGCTGCGGGGTGGACATAGACGTCGTTGACGGTAGGTTCGTCAAGCACGACAAAGTTTCGCTTAAGGCCAAGGCCGACGAAAGAAAGGCCGCGTACGACAAGCGGCGAGAAGACATCGTGTCGAGCATCAAGGACATAGAGTCTAAGATCTCGAAAGAGCAGCAGATATCAGACGCTCTCGACAGCGTCAGGCAGACCATAAAAGACAGAGAAAGAGATAACAGGTCCGTGAGCAACAGGATCGCAGAGCTTAAGGCTTTCGTTAAGCAGTCTGAGATAAGGATGCAGATGATGCAGGCTTCTTTAGACAAGCAGTCTATAGTGTCTGAAAAGATACAGCACATCTCGCGCGAGATCCTAAAGCTCTCAGAGAAGCTCGACGAGAGAAAGGCAAGGATCGAGCTCCTTCAGACAGGGTCTATGATCCTGTCCCCGCTGGGCGTTCCAGCGTACGTCATGGACTCTGTGGTTCAAGGCATAAACGACAGGATACACGACATAATCCAGGTCGTGTGGCCGAGCTCCTCGTACGAGCTGTTGTCCTTCAAGGAAAATAAGTCCGGCAAGGTTACGACTAAGATGTCCGACAGCTTCGTGGTAGACGGCATCAAGCGAACTATAGGGTCACTGTCAGGCGGCGAGAGGAAATGTCTGTCTATTGCTATAGACTTTGCCATACTCAGCGTAGTGTCGTCGTATACCGGAGCAGATCTTAACCCATTGATATTAGACGAACCTTTTGACCACCTCGATGCCTCTAACCGCACAAAGATCGTGGAACTTCTTCAGGAGATGGCAAAGGATCGCTGTATAATAGTGATTGATCACGCTGCTGAGGCAAAGGCGATGTTTGATAAGTCAATAAGCGTCGTGAAGAAAAGCGGCATAACAATGGTATCATAAGCATATGGAAACGTTGATTAAAAAACTCGCTCAGCTGTCTGACCTGCTCAAGGCAAGTCTGATGCCAAGCCTAAGGATGCCTTCAATTGATCCGCCAAAGCCACCTAAGATGCCGTCTATGGCGCCAAAGTCTAAGAAGAACCCAATCAAGGTTGCGCAGCAGGTCGCGGCCCCTAGCGCAAAGGATTTTGCTATGCGACAAGCCACTTCTCAGGTCCAAGCGTCCAGTAACCCTCTTGCATACGCCACAAAATCCGAGGGCGAATCGCACCACTATCACATAACAGAGAACGGTCAGAGGATCACCGACAAGCCTATGTCTCTGTCTGAGATCAACGCCAAGCACGGCGGGGTACAAAGACTCGAGTCGGCCGGCTTTCGGCTCGTCCCCGTCAAGAAAGAGAAGCTGACTCTCTCCAAGAACGGGCAGTGGACTCTCACAAAAGAGTGACCGTGAAAACCATACTCGCGATCGATCCTGGCCAATCGTGCGGATACTCGGTAGTCAAGATCGACGGCGATCGCTGCGAGATCGTCGAGTACGGTTTCATAGACGTAGACAACTCCTCGCCGTACCTCGGTGACTGGTGCATAGACCTTCAAGACAGACTCACCTTAGTGCAAGACCGCATAAAAGCAGACGAGATCGCCGTAGAGGATTATTTCTACTCTACAAGGTTCAAGCAGGGCGCGAACGTTAACCCAGCCTACAGGACCGCGATTCATATGTGGTGCAGAAAGCAGGGTCTTCACTACGAGGTCCTGAACATCTCTAACTGGAAGGTGTTCGCTGCCGGAAGATCTACTCCCACCAAAGAGCAGAAATTGCGCTGGGGCAAAGAGCCGGCCAAGAAGCTTATGGTAGTAGAGGCACTGTGGAGAAGATTCAACATCCGCTTTCCTAACCACAGCATCTCAGAGGCCACCGGAAAGCCCATAATGTTCAGGTTCGACGTTGTCGACGCCGTAGCTCAGGGAATGTATGCCGCGTACCTTCGATACAACTGCAAGACGTACACGAGCCTAGTTCCTGTGCCGCCAGACTTTACCTTCAAGAAGATCAGCAAGAAACAATTCGCGTACGACGATCTTGTATAAAGACCCTCGATCAAATAAACAGCCACGGAGATCGAAATGGCAAACAGCAAGGTCAACATCGGTAAAGCAAAAAACGTACTTTCTAAGGCGTTTGTCGAGAACAACACCAGCATCACCCCAGAAGAAGCAGAGCACCTCATCGCAAAAGCAGAGCTCAAGATCAAGTTCCTGCGAGAAGAGAAAGCAGCAGACGACAAGCTCAACGCTGCCAAGCAGATCGTCAAGGACCTCAACGAGGGCTACAACTCTGCTATCAAATACGAGAAGGCCAAGATCGACTTCCTTCTAGGAAAGATCGAGGAGATCGAGTCTGGTGAAGTAAATCCGACATCAAGTCTTTCCCAAGCGTATCCGTGACGCGCGGAATGGTGAGCCCATAAAAGAAGTTGTTGCTCTAAGCTGCTGAAATGTATCAGCTACGTTACAGCTGGATAAGGCCTGGGCATGCCTAACTGCCCACCTAATCTGCCCATGGCGTATAATAGTCTCTGAGCTTTGCGTTCCAAGGAGACAATATGGCCACCCTGAAATCACTCTACTTAGACGGCAACAACGGCCTCAACGGCAAGCTGGCCGAGGCGTTCGATCTAGGCCGCAGATTCATACTTCCTAGGTACGACGATGTGGTTCTAGAAGATGCCGTAGACATCTCGACCACGTCTCCTATGTTCACCATCAAGAACTCAGGATCTAACGCGCCGATACTAGCCGGCTACACGGTCCGATATCTCGACTCAGGTGATATGGTCGAAAGGATCGTAGAGACCCCGGTTACGGCAGGATCCACGTTCGACACCACCGTAGCACCAGACAACGCGCTCAGCGACAAATCGCTGAGATACTCTAGCCCTCGTCCAGCCTCGTACGCCACCCTTCTCAGCGGTCTTCAGGCTGCTGCAGCAGCAGGAAAATCTGTGTTCACTGTCACGGTGACGACGACAGACAACACCACGTACCTAAGGCTCAAAGGCAACTATATGAAGGCATACTTCGCCGGCATATACTACGCCTTGAACAAAGAAGGAATCTTCAACACATACGAGGTTTCTCTGAGCCTTGACACTAGTCAGGTGTCTTCGACCGGCATAATATTCAGCTTCACGTTCACATATTCTTAATCCTATGCCTGTGAAAAAGTTGTAGAATAATCTCCAATATAGGAGAATATTATGAACTGGGCAGAGCATAGACATCATTTCAACAAGATGATCGAAGAAGAGACAGAGCTTCTGTATAAGAAGGGTCTTGAGTATGCCGGAGCCTCTGATTCTCTTGGCAACTTTAAGGACTGCGACGACATCGGCGTAGACCCTAAGCAGAAGCTGTGGATATACTTGTCTAAGCATCTATCATCTATCAAGAGCTACATCAAGAACGGTCAAGTATACTCTAACGAGAGCATCGAGAGCCGAATAGCAGACGCAAGAAACTATCTTGCTCTTTTGTATATGCTCATCCAAGAAGAGAAAGAGCAGAAGATCAAACTCCTTGAAAAGGCAGAGTGATGAAAGACAAGAAGAGCCATATAGTAAAGACGTACGTCAAGCTTGCAAAGAAGCTCAAGCGCGATATCAAGATGAAAGATCTTCAGGAAGCGGACATCACCAAAGATATGGTCTCTCACCATTTCGGATCTTTGTCTGCGCTCGAGCGCGTCGCGAGAAACTACAAGCCTGACGATTTCTTCGATGTCCCCGTAGAGAACCTTTACTCTCCTAAGGCTCTTGCATCGCTCAGGGACGACGTAAAAGCGCACTCAAGGTTCGTTGTGACTACGGCAGTGACCGGGTGTAACGTTCACGACAAGTTCTACGCGTCGATAAAGACGTACTGCAAGGAAAACAACGCGAAGCTTCTTATCCTGATGTCGTCTGATCCTGCCCACACTAAGTCTAGGGAATGGGGTACTATCGCATCAAAGCTCAAGGATGAGACCATCGTTCTCGAGGACACGAAGCTGAACTCGAACGTCTTCTTGTCTACGATCAAGCTTTCAGCAAAGCACATAGACCCGACGACGGGCCTAGGTCGCATCGGCCAGCGAAACGGTACGTTCATATATGCCTCTCCTAAGCAGAGGCTCAAAGCCGTGCCTACGTCCAACAAAGAGCTCCCGCACTTCATGATGACCACCGGCGCCATCACGGCTCCCAACTACGCATCTGACATCTACATGTCGCAGCGTACTGCCTACATCGCAGAGCACGACCACGTCCTAGGCGCGATCGTCGTGGAGATCAAGGATGACGAGATCTACCACTTTCGCCAGATCCAAGCTGACTCAAAGGGCGCGTTTTTCGATCTCGGCACAAAGTACACGTCTACAGCAACTACTCCTAGTAGGCCAGAGGCCTTCGTGCTTGGCGACTGGCACGCAGGATCCACGGACCCTAAGGCTCGCGAAGCGTGGTTCGCCGTGTCTAAGGAAACGAGACCCAAGCGGATAATCTTGCACGACGCCTTCGACGGCGTTTCCATAAACCATCACGAGCAACACTACAAACTCCTTAAGGCAAAGCGCGCCGAAAAGGGCCAGCTTTCTCTTGAAGAAGAGCTCAAGATCCTTGGAAGAGACCTTGACGATATCGCGGCCATAACAGACGAGGTCGTCATCGTAAAATCGAACCACGATCAGTTCCTAGAGCGTTACCTTCAGGAAGCGCGCTACGTTCAAGATCCCCACAACCATCGTGTGGCCCTGACGCTAGCGATCGAGGTCCTGGACGGAAAAGATCCGCTTAAGTCAGCCATCTCGCGCTTCGTGAAGGCAGAGACTGCCAAGAAGCTCACATGGCTGTCGATAGACGATGACTACACCGTCGAAGGCATACAGTGCGGGGCGCACGGCCATCTCGGCGCAAACGGTGCCAGAGGGAGTCTTCAGTCTATGGAGTCTTCGTACGGAAACTCTGTATCCGGTCACTCTCATACGCCAGAGATCCTAAGAGGAGCATGGTGCGTAGGGACGTCGTCTTATCTAAAGCTTGAGTACAACAAGGGCAGCTCTTCGTGGCTCCACTCGTCGTGCCTCGTTTATCAGGGCGGTGCTCGTCAGCTCATCAACGCCATAGACGGCGAATGGCACGTAGGATGATCGTATAATCCGATGGAACAGCCATCGGAGAAGAGATGAAAGCCTACCTTTACCTCGACGTCGAGACCACGGGCCTCAACCCCACCCTCAACGACGTCGTCCAGCTCGCGTGCATCCCTATCATAAATGGCGTAGAGCATGCGCCTTTCAACGAGTTCTGTCAGCCCACAAACTGGAACAACATCGACGATGGAGCCGTAAAAGTACACGGCATCACGCGCGAGCGGATGCTATCGTTTCAGCCGTCCGCCGAGCTGGTCGACAAGTTCGTGCGATACCTTTCATCCTTCAACGTCAAGTTCGTGATGTCTGGCTACAACACAAACTTCGACAGATCCTTTGTTGCGGCTCTGTTTCAGAAAGCCGGCAGACAGAGCCATTTTTCTTCTTTGTTCTCGAGCGAGATCAGAGACGTCTACGCCAGGGCAAAGGGCGTAAAAGACAAGCTCAAGACGACCAAGTTCAAGCTCGTCAATCTGGCCGAAGAGTTCGGCATCGAGATAGATGCCCACGAAGCCATGAGCGACATACGTGCCACGTATCTAGTAGACATGAAGATCGCAGAGATCGCAGGAGAAGAGTTCGCGGAGATCTCCATAGTAGACGAAGTAAGATCGCTCAACATCGCTCCGCTTCCTCAGCTCCACGTCCACTCTGAGTACAGCAACACGGACTCTGTGGTGTCGGTCGAGGACTGGATCCTATGGGCGCACAGCAACAGCGTCAGCGCGATATCGTTTCCAGACCACCACTGGGCTGCGTCTTTGTATAAGTCTATAAACAAGAAGTCCGTTCTAGACAAGATCAAGAAGCTCCACAAGATCTCGATCCCTGAGGATGCGATCACCGTGGTTCCGTCTATAAGCCTAAACGTGTCGCTCGACGGAAAGCTCGAGTACTTCAGGCTAAACGCCTGGGCGACGTCTGACGCCGGTTACTACAACCTTCTAAAGCTGGCGTCTCTTGGCTGGGACGAGTCAAGAGAAGATTCCGAGGTAAGGATCGCGGTCGTTTCCCTAGACAAGATCTCAAAGTACAGAGAAGGCGTCGTGTTCGGCACCGGGTGCGAGAAGGGCCTTATAGGCAAGCTTCTGCTTGATGCTTCTATCGATCTTGAGGGCTACGTAAAAGAGGTCAGGCGAAAGCTCGGATCTCTGGTCCTAGAGCTGATCCCAGTAGACGTCACAAAATACTTCAGCAAAGGCATCGGCTTCAGGTCCTATCAAGACGTGCCAAACCTAACGGAGCTCGTCAATCGCACTATATCAGGTCTGATAGACTCTCACGGCTACGACTTTATCATATCTTCTACGGCTAATTTCATATCGCCCGACGACAAGGTGCTGCAGGACGTCGTCTCTAAGTCGTCGTTCAAGGACAAGCGCTTCTTCTACGAGTCTAGGCATCAAAGGTCCATGGACGAGCAGTATGCCATACTCAAGCGCCATCTTGGAGACTGGATGAGCCTAGACGTCGTTGAAAAAGCAAGATCTAACGCTATGAAGATAGTAGAGAGATCTAAGACAATCAACATAAAGCACGAATATCACTTGCCTAAGATAGAGATTCCGCAATCCATACTAGACAAGACCGACGACTACGACAAGCAGCTCTACTTTCTTCTTATGGCAAAGGTCAAAGAGCACGGTAGATGGTCAGACGATCCGGTCTACGTCGCGCGCTTCAAGAAAGAGCTCGAGGTCATATGGAAGAACCCTAAGCTCAACTTCCTGCCGTACTTCTTGATGTACGAGGATATCTGCGCGTTTGCCAGGGCAAAAGGCATACTACAGAACCTGGCTCGTGGTTCCGCCGGTGGGTGTCTGATCTCGTACTATCTGAAGATCATACACGTAAACCCCATAGAAGAAAAGCTGCCTTTCGAGCGGTTTCTAAGCCACGCCCGTATCAACGCAGGATCATTTCCTGACATCGACCTGGACCTCGGCAACAGGTCTCCGGTGCTCAAGTACCTTCAAGAGAAGTACGGCGTAGGCTTCGCGCAGATCGGCACGTTTCAGAGGTTCAAGACCAAGAACGCGCTCAAGGATGCCATGTTCGCTATATTCGGTAGGAGCCGCACCGACAAAGAGGTCATGGATATATGCTCGACGATACCAGACTCGCCGCAGGGCTTAGACGAGGCCGACTTTTTGTACGGATACGTAGACTCAGAGGGCGTATATCACAGAGGCCATCTCGAGACGAACGAGACGCTTCAGAGCTTCTTCAGGCAATACCCAGAGATCGAGTACATCACCAAGCGATTGATCGGTCTTCCCAAGGGTATGGGTCGACACGCTTCTGCTTTCGTGATATCGACCTTAGACATCTCGCAGACGCGCGTGCCGACCATGGTGTTCGACGACGAGGAACTTGGTCCTGTGCCGGTGACCCAGTTTGAGGCTCCGATGGTCGAGAAGTCAGGCCTAGTGAAGGCAGACATACTAGGTCTCACGACCATCAAGACCATCGAACGAGTGGTAGATCTCGTGAAAACAAACACAGGCATCGATCTTCTCGAGGAAGACGACAAAGGCGTTCAGATGCTCTATCGCCTGCCGGAAGATCCAGGCGTGTACGAGGACTTCTATAAGCGCAAGACCGACTCTTCGTTTCAGTTCAACACAGACCTCATCAAGAGCTACATCAAGCAGTTTGCTCCGGTGTGTCGAAAAGATCTTGCCGACCTTACGGCGCTGTGTCGCCCTGGTGCGTTGGACGTAGAATTTATCCCTGGTGTGTCGGCAACGCAGTTCTACATAGATGTCAGGAACGGAGCCCGCGAGCCGGAATACGTTCACGAAGATCTCAAAGAGATCCTCGAGGAAACCAACGGCGTAGTCACTTACCAAGAGCAACTAATGGAGATCTTGGTTAAATTCTGCGGATACACGCTGGAAGAATCAGACCAGATACGGTCGGCCATCGCTAAGAAGAAGCGCGATGTGATGACAAAGGCGTTTGATAAAGTTAGGACTGAAACCTCAAAGCATGGCTGGACGCTTCAGCAGGCAGAAGAGCTGTGTAAGGTTCTAGAAGCGTACTCGAACTACAGTTTCAACAGATCTCATTCGGCCGCCTACGGACACCTTGGCTACATAACGATGTATCTGAAACGAAACTTTCCTCTAGAGTGGTGGACAGCAGAGCTCAACAACTCAGGCGAGGAAAAGATCCGCCACTACGTTTCCATCCTCGGCAACACGATCATACCGCCGTCTGTTAGAAATCCAGCCGACAGATTCACCATAGTCGGAAACAGGATCGCGGCTCCGCTGTCGACAGTCAAAGGTCTAGGTCCAGCGAGTATCAGGAACATAATCGACAAGGGTCCGTTCTCCTCCTTCGAGGACTTCGTTGCCAAGACCAACGGACCCATAAACTCGTCTCACTTCTGGGCTCTGTTTAAGGCAGGCGTTTTCGACGAGCTCGCCAACGAAACCGAGTCAATAGCAGAAGCTAGGGAGCGTTTTCTGTCGCACTACACAAAGCTAAAGAAGATCAAGAAGATCCCAGACGACGTGGTAGACGTCTCGCCGTTGAACATCTTCCTCAACCAGCGTGAGGTCTACAAGTGCTTCAACAAGGCCGTGCTCGACGATCAGTATATAAGAAACCAGATCTCGGACATGTGGCCGGCGATGCGAGAGACCAAGCGAAAAGACATACCGCTGGCGTTCGGTACATCGCCAGCAGTCCCTGTCATAGCGTCTGTCAGTGTGGCCGAGAAGCTTGTGGCGTCGAGCGAGTCCTCAGAAAACGGCCATAACGTAAGGGTCGCGATGATAGGACTGTATCAGTCCTCGGAGCATGCGGAAGGCGTCTCCAAGAGCGGAAGACAGTGGTCTAGAGTCAGAGTGGTTCTGTCTGACGGTCTATCGACCATGGAGTGCATCAAGTGGGACCAGAAGAAAGCCTTTCGCTTTCCAGTAGACTCGCTGGTCTACGTCATGGGCAACCTGAAGCGCGGATGGAGAGGCTCACCAACGCTCGAGATACTCGAGATCGAGAAGGTAGAGAGAAACGACACCAGAAGCAAGAAGACCCTGTAGGTACAAACATACTGCACAGCAAATGTCTCAAGGAGAGAATAATGAACAGCGTCTATGTCTCTACAAAATCTCCCCCTAAGATCATCTCGCACCAGGAGATGGTCCTGGCTCCGCCGACCTTCGTAGAAGAGGTCAGAGCATGCTTCAAGAAGAAAGGCGGTTCCGCTATACTGGGCCCAAACTACCTTAGGGCGATAGCCGAAGAGATCGGCCGCAGGTACGACCGCAGCTTCAACGCGTACCGCAACGTCGTCCCGCACGACTACATGGGCCGATACTGCGCCTCAGACGAAGAGGTCGCACTGGTGGTTCACGAGATGTTTCAAGCGCGGTATCCCACCATCTACCAGAGATACTATGAGACAGTCATAAAGGAAAGATCCTTAGATATCAAAGTCATATATTTCACAGGCGACGAGCAGGACGAGTCTGTCTTCTTCAGGCTCGGCATCGGCAAGATCGACCTCAGCGAGGCTGGTGCCCATCTCACGGTCGAGAAACCTGTGGAAGAGCGCAAGCCTTCCGTAGAGCAGGTGGTCGACAGGCTCAAGATCATGGAAGAAGTGAAGATCGACAGATCTGAGCCAGAGCAACCCAAGCCAGATCCTGAGGTCTCTGAGGCGTTAGACCTTCTTGTAGAGATGGTAGAGCTTGAAGAAAAACCTGCACCGCTGCCTAAGCCAGAGAAACCCTCTAACAACCACCGCCGAAACCGAGAGCAAAAGGCATCTTCTCAGCCTGTCGATAAATGAATTGGATGTATAATATCATTAGACATTGTGTCTATTCACTAAACTTAGGAGCTTAACATGTCAAAGACACCACTCAAGATCAACCTCGATTCTCTCAAAGAGCGCAAAGGCTGGAAACGCCACGAAGTAAACCAAGGAGACAACGTCTACCGCGTACTGCCGCCGTTCGGCGAGAACTCAGACGGCTACGCTTATCGCCGCTGGGTCGTAGCATGGCTGACCGACCCTCAGTCCGGCCGTCGTCGTCCGTACGCTTCTCCACGATCGTTCGGCGAAGATGCCTGTCCTGTTACCGAGTACATCGCTCGCCTCGAGAAGAAGCGCGAAGCCATCGAGACAGAGCTTAAGGCCCAAGGCCTAAGCAAGGAAGAGATCCGAGACCAGCTCAAGCCCATCAGCGACGTTATCTGGACCACCAAGCCAAAAGCAACGTACGTCTACAACGCCTGCAACAAGGCCGGCGAGGTCGGTCTTCTCGAGCTCAAGAAAACCGCGCACGACGCCATGAAGAAGCAGATGATGCAGTACGTGACAGACTACGGCCAAGATCCTACCTCTCTCCTGTCAGAGGACGACGACTCTGGCGTGTGGTTCAAGATCCGCCGAGAAGGCGAGGGCACATCTACCGAGTACTCGGTCTCTAAGAGTCAGGCCAAAGAGAAAACTGCCAAAGGCATCAGCTACATCGACGACCGTGATCCTCTGCCGCAGAACGTCGTAGACAACTACGACAATCTGGGCTACGATCTTACGACCCTCTACAAGCGCATGTCGTACGAGGAGCTCAAAGATGTCTTGATGGCAAATCTTTCCGTGATCTACCAGCAGAACCCAGACGCAGCGGTAGACGGCTTCTTGGTCGAGGAAGACGAGCTTCCAGCGCCTACACCCATCAAGAAGGCTCAGGCTCCAGCCGCAAAGAAGATCACGACCCGCTTCGACGACGCAGACGATGAAGAGACTCCTCCTTGGGAAGCCAAGAAGCCCGTAGCGCAAGCTCAGGCACAAACGCAAGCCAAAAAGCCTACACCGGCACCAGCCAGCAAAGCTCGCGCTTCGTCCGACGACGATATCTTCTCTTACGCAGAATCACTCCTCGACAACTGAGGTGAACCGTGTCTGTAGACCTTGCAACGATAGAGTCTACGCTGGAGGCGATCGACCTAAAGAAGATCGCCGAGTTCACCAGAAAGCTCAGCGACATCGGACAAGGCTTCAACAAGATGATGGCTCCCGTGTATCTGCGGGAGTTCATCATCGCGTATGACGTCACGTCAGTGATGCACGCTAAAGCGGTTCAGGCAGAGCTCAACGCAAAATCAGCAGTAGATACAGCAGAAGCGATCGCATACCTAGACAGAGCACCAGACTTCTTCAGGCAAAGAAACGAGAAGCCCACGGTCGAGTCCCGTAAGGCGTACGTGGCACTGGACCCTGACGTTCAGCACGCCAAGGAAGTTCACGCCAGGGCACAAGCCATGTCCCTCCTGATGAGGAACAAGGTGCAAGAATTTAGGTTCGCGATCGATGCGGTAAAGAAACTGTCAGAAGATGGATACATGACGCCTTGGGAAGGCATGAAAGGATGAAGTGTAGTGTCTGTGGATAAAACAGATTTTCAAATAAGGATTCAAAATAGCGGCAAAAGACAAAAGCTCTACAGACACTATTGTGATAAATGTGGTTTAGATAGGGGATATATTGTCTACTCTAAGATGAGTGATATTTCTTCTGCTGATAGGCCATGTAAAAAATGCAGAGATAAAGTGGTTGGTCTAGCTTCAATTGGTAGAGTCCCTACCAACAAGGGCAAGCCAATGAGTGAAGATATGAAGCAAAAGCTTCGCAAAGCAAATCTAGGAAAGTCTCCCCCTAACAAGGGACAGAGCGTCTCAGAAGAAACAAAGATAAAGATTAGTTGCAAGGTTCGTGGAATATCACTAGATGAGTTTGATGACTTTGGCTGGAAGCAGGAAGCCGTTAGAAAACAGCAGTTTGATATTAAACTTCGTAAGCAGTGTTTTGAGTTAGCAGACTATACTTGTGATTGTTGCTCTAAAAGAGGTGTGGCATTGAATGCTCATCATCTATACGATTATGCAAATCATCCTCACCTTTTGAACGAGTTAAGCAATCTGGTATGTCTTTGCGAAACATGCCATAAAGAATTTCATGTCAGACACGGTAGAACGCAAAGAAATAAGAAGATCTTAAACACCAAAGAGCAATATTTAGAATTTAAGGAGCATAAAAATGTCGACAAACAAATGGATGTCTAAACTAACAAGCGATATAGGCGTTGCTGTATCTAAGTTAAGATCTCAAACACCCTCGGCTATTCCTACTTGGTCTCCGTCTTTAAATTGGGCCACGTGCCAAGGCGGCTTTATCCCAGGCAAAGTGAATATTTTATATGGTCCAGAGAGCTCTGGAAAATCGATGCTCGCTATGATGGCGCTGATCGAGCTTCAGAGGCTTGATAAAGAGGCTTTAGCGATCTGGTTTGATGCCGAGTACTCCTTCAATTCACAGATGTTCATCAAACTAGGCGGCGACGCAGATCGTCTTGTCGTAAGGAAATCAAACGATCCGGTTAAGATCTTCGACTATATCGGCGGTGAGATGCTTGAGCTGATTCAGGATGGCGCACCGATCAAGGCCATTGTGATCGATTCGATTAAGTCGATCAGATATCCTAAGGACGTACGCAAGCAGACCACTGACCAAATTATGGGTGGTAGTGGATCCCAGTACCTCGGCTCTGCGTTGAAACTCGTGGTCCCCGTAGTTGCAGAACATAAACTATTAACCCTGTTTATTCAACAAGTTACGGCGCAAATGGACCCGATGAAGGCACTGCGCAACCCGTACGTCATCTCAGAAGGCCACGCGCTCAAGCACGCGGCAGATCTTATGCTTGAGATCACACGCGTTGACTCTAAGAAGGGCGTGATCGAGTCAGGCGAGACCATAACCGGCGCAGCGGCTCAAGTAGGCCACAAGGTTCGCGTAAAGGTGAAGAAGAACCGGATGGGCGCGCCTGCTCGCCAGGCAGAGTTCACGTTCCACTACGACCTAGGCGTCATCGACACGGGAGGCGAGATCTTCGAGCTCGCTAAAGCATTGGGTGTCATCAAGCATCCTACAAACCCAGACACAGGCAGAGAGAACCCGCAGATGTGGTGCTTCGCAAACGAGGCACCGGTTCGCGGCGAGCAGAACATCAAGAACATGGTGATAGGGGACAAAGATCTCCAGAACCGTATCCTAAGTGCCTGCTACGAGCATCAGGACGCCAAGGTCGAGATCGACTCGTCTGGGTTTGTGGAAGACGACGTATGAACACCTTAGCGAACCACAACCTAAGACGATTAGTAAAGGGCCGTTTCCTGATTGTCAGGGTTGTGTACGCGTTCTGCAGACTCAAGATGAGTAGAAGCATCGCTATATCGGATCCAGAGATAGAGCGACTGCTTTCGATAGCAGGAAGTCGCGGTCTATGATGCGTGATCCTGACGACGACTATGATCTAGACTCGTTTGAGGCATACATGGTGTATGTGTGCTTCATACGAGCCATAGAGCGACTCAAGATAGTCAAGAGCATCGACTCGATAAATCTCAGCTTCAAGATCTGAAGGAAAGATATGACTAGAATCCTGCTCATCGGCGACCCACATATCCGCCACACCCATCTTTCAGAGGGCAAGGCCCTACTGGAGTGGGTGGAGTTTATCGCCGAGACCAAGAAGCCAGACTTGATCGTAAACCTAGGCGACACGTTCGACACCCACGCCATTATCCGAGCAGAGGTGATGTGTACGGTCTCTAGGCATCTCGACCGTCTCCTCGAGCTCAAGATCCCGACCGTGCTTCTCCTAGGCAACCACGACATGCATAAACCCAACTCAAGCGAGTATCACGCGCTCGAGCCTTTCGAGAGTAAAAACCTGATAGTGGCCGACGTCGTCACCGTGGCAGACGGCATAACGTATGTCCCCTACGTCCATGACCCAAGAGACTGGCCTAAGATCTCAACCAGCGTCGCGATAACGCACAACACATTCATAGGCGCAGACTATGGCTTCAAGACGGCTACTGACGGAATCTCAACTGATGTCTTGGATTGCGACCTTGTCGCATCTGGGCATATTCACAAGAAGCAGGTTCTCGAGTATGGACCGATGGGATCTGGCAGAGTTCTATACCCAGGTACGCCTATGTGTCTATCTGCAGGCGATGCGGGACAGACCAAAGGACTCACCATACTAGACATATCCGATATGTCCCAGGAGTTCATAGAGTCACCCTTTCCTATGTGGCGGACCCTAGACTTCGAGGTCGGCAAAGATTCTGCTATGAACATAAACTCGACAGACATGTGGATAGTAAAACTTATAGGGCCAAGGGCAGAGGTCAAGGCCATGCTCGAGTCCAAAGAGATCAAGGAACTCAAGAAAGTGGCCCACGTGACCTTCAAGACCGAGTTCACGGACACGGCAAGATCATCCAGGGTCTCTATATCGGCTCCTACGATCGAGACTATGACCGACCAGTACGTAGACAAGGTCTACGCTGGAGGAATCGACAGGGACACCCTTAAGTCAACCCTGAGACACTACACGAGGACGGATCGATGAGCACGGTATCCAGCGAGTACCTAGACCAGCAGCGCTGGCTTATGAACAGCGGCCTCTTCACCGACAACGCCAAAGACACGCTTTTCATGTACGGCAGCATCGTCAACAAGCACATTACAGCACTGGAACTATCGATAGATCCAGACAATAAGCGCGTACACTACGTCTTGTATGCGGCCCCATCCTTGGTCAAAGCTTATAATAAGTATCAAGAGCTCAAGAGTCTAGGCTCTGTATGGGCTATGTGGAGAACAAGACGTATCCTTAGCAATAACGGAAACCTTGAGTTTCAGCAGTTGCTGTCGACGTTTGTGCGGTCGTATTGTGGCCCGGGATGGGCCACATCAATGGAGTTAAAGAAGAGTTCTGAGTATGAGGAACAAAGATCCAAAGATAATGATGATAAAGGAAAAGATCGATAGACTTTCGACCAACGAGGACGATCGTCAGGATCTTTGGGTGCGATACCTAGAAAACCCTGACTCTGATTTATACAGTAATATCGAAGACATAAGCTTCAGAAACTCTATAAGAGACAGGATCGCCGACGACATAGTGAACCTCTACACCTCAACGCTTAAGGTCGGCTTTGTTCAGAATATACTCAGTAATTTCACCGACCTAGAGCGCTCAATCATAGTTCTCATCCTTTTAGGTCTATCCAACGAGCAGATATCAAGGTATAAGATGATAGGGTTGCTGCGTCTAAATCAGACGCTGCACAACATCTCTTTGCACCCAGTGTGGGAGACCTTGCGTGTCGAAGAAAAAGCTAAGCTCGGAGCAGAAGCACGGGCTGACCGGTGAACAGATCGCAGAGATCGAGCGTTACCTTCGTCAGCCGACTGCGTCAGGCGCGATAGACAAACAAGAAGCATCACCGATATACGAGCTGTTCCTGATCGGCTACAGCACCGAGGAACTTGCCGCTCGATTTCCGCAGTACTCCAAGTCGCGCATACTGTACACGGCTGCCGCCGGCGGATGGGTGAAGGACAAGGAAAGGCTGGCGAGCTCGATATACGACCGCATCAGGGCCAGGATAATCAGGTCCACCGTAGAGCAGGTCGAGTTCCTGACCGACATGATAACCGTTTCGTCGGTCGAGAACGCGGACGAGATAAGGAAGTTCCTTGACGATCCCAAGAACAACCCGCTGCCGAACATGCGCATAAAGAACTTCAAAGAGTACCAGCAGGTCATCGACACCTTGGCCAAGGTCACCGACTCGGTCCGCTCGCTCACCAACCCGAACGCGCAGCAGGAGGCGAGGGTGGTAAAGACTAAGTCGACGAAGAAGCTTCTGCCAAAGTCAGAAGAGGCCATGCTCCTTGAGCAGCTCGTGCAGGTAGACGACGATGGACAGTAAGAACAGGACATGCACCGTAGAAGGCTGCAGCAAACCGTTGAAGTCCAGAGGCTACTGCACCGGGCACTATAAGTCTATAATCGACCGACCAAAGATCAAGCAGAAGAAGATCGAGGAGACCAAGGCTGCGCGCCAGGAGGTGATAAACCGCAAGATCTCAGAGAACGCGTCCAAGTTTACGCCAGAGCAGCTGGAGCGTATACTGCTAACGCCGTGCCGCACGGAGAAAGACCTCAAGAACTTTATCCGGTACTTCTTCAACCTACACCTGCCAGACTGCAAGGTCTCCAGGTATGCAGACACCACTCCTTTTCATGCAGTTTGGGACGTGTACGACATATGCACGAACAACAACAATCCGCAAAATATCCAAGAATTACTGTATGTTGCAGGAAGGGGCAGCGGTAAGTGCGTTTCGCAAGATACTGTAATCATTACCAATAGTGGTACCAAATATGTACAAAACGTTAAGGTTGGCGATTTAGTTTGGACCGGCTGGTCCTGGAAACCCGTGGTCGAAACTTTTGACGAAGGCATTAAAGATGGCGTAACCATTACTACCAAACATCTTACCAAAGATGGCGCATGGTCTTTGACTGGTTCCTTAAAGCATCGTGTTCAAGCCCTTGACCCCGAGACCGGCAAGATCGACTGGGTCTACATGAAAAATCTTATTCCGGGCCAGTTGATCTATAGGTCCTTAGAGTCACTAGGTGCCTTAGTAGACACGTCTTCTAACGATTACGAACTAGGATGGCTTGTTGGCTGCATAACCGGAGATGGTTCTGTTAGTCGCTTTGATAATGCCATATCTTTTGCCGCAAAAGATAAAGATCAATTAGCAATATATATAGATACTATAGTCAAACATTTTGGCGTAGAACCAAAAGTGAAATATGACAAAAGATCGCCAAATCTCAGTATAGCTGGTATCTGTAGCAAGGCTTTAAGAGAATACTGCGACTCCATTATCGAGGGCGAACTCTGCTATTTCAAAAAGCTGAAGACATTGAACCATAGTCCAAGTTTTCTGGCTGGTTTTATATCTGGAATGATGGAGACCGATGGCTCCAAAGACTCGATAACGTTAGCCAATCCAGAGCTCATAAAACAAATAGCTCAGATTTTGAATTTATTCGGTGTTCATGCCGTCATCAACAAAAAACGACGCAAGCCTTCTACAACTAAGTTTGTTAAAGACCACGTAGTGGAGTATCACTGCGTCGATTATAAAACCGCTCTACCAGAATATTTGATGCCATTGTTCTCTAAGCGCGAGGCCTTCAAGATCTACAGCGCTAAGATGAACGAGCAGTTTCGCTATCCGTCTAAATTGTTGAAACCCTTTGCATCTTTTATAAAAGACAAGTATGAGATCGCGAATGGATACTGGCGTCTCGAGGCGGGAAAAAAGACCCACTCCGATATAAAGTATTCTAAAGATCTTTGGGGATCTGGCGAGAAGGCTAAGGAGCTTTATGTCTACGGTTACAAGATCGATTATTTCATAGATCTAGCGAAACGCCTAGAGGAATATGATTGGGCCGACTACCTTTCCTTCGTCAGGAGGGGGTGTTACGAGACCGTAGATTCAGTTGCCTTTGGCAAACATTACTTCTACGATCTTGAAGTAGACGTCGATCACGCGTACTGGTCGAACGGCTTCATCAGCCACAACACCCTCGGCATGGCCATAGCTGAGCTTCTAGTGCTGATGCACGATCAGCGCGATGTGGTGCACGTGGGCGCGATCCTTTCTCAGGCAAAACGATGCTACGAGTATCAGCAGAAATTCCTTCTTTCAGACCGAATAAAGCCGATAGTGAACCCACCGAAGGTCAGCGAAGAGAACAAGATCCTAGAGAAGATGACGATGGAGAAGTCAGTGTTCAACATCAAGAGTGAGAAAGTCACACTTGAAGTGCTCCCGTGCACGCTGCGAGCGTGCCTGGTTTCCTCCGCTACGTCAACCGATGTGCATGGTACAATAAGATCATTGGCAGATTTCAAGCCAGGCGATTTTATCAAAGACACCACCGGCTTCGTCGAGGTCCTCGGCAACGAGCTAGAAGACGCCGAGTGCATAAGGATAGAGCTAGAAGATGGAAGAGTCATCGAAGGAACCCTCGACCACAAAGTCTGGACCCAGCGCGGATGGATCGAGCTTCAGCACCTCACCGACGCCGACGAGATCTCATCCTTGGAAAGCACCTCAACGCGAGCGCATGCAGAAGTTAAAGCGTAAAGCCGACTACTGTGAATCCTGCCAGAAGCCTCTCTACAAGAATGTCTACACGACGTGCAAGGAATGCCGCCTAGATAAAGGCTGCACCAAGTGTGGTTCCTCTATCTTTCGCAGGGGCATGTGTAGGTCCCATTACGATAAAGATAGATTTGCAACTCGACCTAGATGCTCCGAATATGACTGCAAAGAAAATGCAAAGCACAACGGGCTTTGTTCTGTGCACTACAACGCCAACAAACTAAAACAGGCCCCAGAGTGCTCAATTTCTGGGTGCACAAAGAAGGTTGAGAAAAAAGGCTTATGTGGCACGCATTATCAAGCGTGGCGAATTAGGCAACCTAAAAAGAAATGCTCCCATGCTTCATGCGACAACAATGCCTTCAAGCATAAACTTTGTTTTTCACACTGGAAGATATTCGATCCAGAAACGGCTTTCGTGCGCGGCATAAGGGTGAGGATAACCAACTCGATCAACAGGCGCTACAAGAAGAACGACAAGGCCGAGAAGCTGTTGGGGCTCAACATAGAGGGAGTTAGAAGACACCTGGAGTCCTTGTTCCAGCCGGGGATGTCGTGGGACAACTTTGGTAGCTGGCACATCGACCACATATGTCCTTGTTCTCAGGCTCAGAACGAAGAAGAGCTCATAAAGCTGCAGCACTACACCAACCTTAGCCCGATGTGGAAAGACGAGAACTTCGCAAAGCGTGACACTGCTACGGAGCAAGCAATAGCATCGTGCAGTAGGCTTCTGGGAAGGGGGTGGATTGGTCCATGAGCTGCTTTGTAAAAAAAATGCACCGTAATCAAGGCTAATTGATAAATATCGGGTATAATCCCTATGGCACTAAGGGGATTATATTGTCTAACGTCAGGACATCACCAGACAAGATACGGCAGCTTCTGCTGGAGAAGCACGGCGGCCTAGTGTCTATAGACGTCTCAACCTTCTGCGGCATGAACAAGAAAGCCAAGTTCATCGACGTAGACCACGGAGAGTGGTGGGCGACGCCTACGAAGGTGGTCACATGCGGCCAAAAGCACCCCAATAGAAGAAAGATATCGCTTGCGGACATAATCGCCGCACTCGATACAAACCATCAAGGTCTAGTTTTTATAGACTCAAGCTCGTACTCTTCCTCCAACAAGAAAGCCAAGTTCATCGACGTAGACCACGGAGAGTGGTGGGCTCCGGTGTACAAGGTTGCTTTCTACGGTCAGTCTCATCCTGGAAGAAAGTCTAAGAAGCTGTCGGACAGCCGTGCGTCGACCCACACCACAGACGACTTCAGGGCAAAGATGAGTCAGAGGATAAAGGAAAAATACCACGACATAGCGAGCACGAACCTCCAGCGGTACGGCGTGTCCACTCCGCTGCTCCTGCCAGAGACGATAGACAAGAACAGGTCCCGCTTCCTTAGCCCTGAGGCCTTGAAGAAGAAAGAAGAGACCAGAGCCGAAAGAAGATTAAGACTAAACGAGAGAAAGAGATCTAAAAGGACAAAGGCGGATCCAGCGGATAGGCTACGAAAACTTCAAGAGATCGGCGTAGCTAAGAGCTTAGACGGAAGATCCATCAAAGATATATGGAAGCTCAACTTCGCAGACAAGATAAGCTACTCGTTCGTGTGCAAGATCTATGCCAAGCACCTACCAGCTACGGAGAGCGATTTTATCAGCCTAGTCGAAGAGCACTTTACCATGAGCGACATAGAAACGCTAATGAGCTCAAATCCTATGTTATCAAGGTTCGATAAGTTCCCGGCAAAAGGATGCAACATAAGACCTGACTTCAAGGTCTCCGATCGCGTCTACGTCAACGTCGACGGTCTATACTGGCACTCGGACAAAACATTACACAAGAAATACCACCTGAAGGCAAGGCTAAAAGCAGAAGAGTTTAACTTAAGGCTCCTGCAGTTCAGGGCAGACGAGGTGATCTACAAGCGGTCGATCGTCGACTCTATGATAGCGGTAAAGGCTGGCGCGGTGAAAGATAAACTCCATGCCAGGAAGCTTGATATAAGACAAGTGACCGCACCGGAGGCGAAGACCTTCCTCAAGGCCAACCATCTCATGGGGTTCGCGTCCGCTTCCGTGTATCTGGCCCTCAAGGACGTAGATCAGATAAAAGTCCTGCTCTCCTTAAGGTTCGAGGGCAGTCAAGTAAAAATAGTAAGGTTCGCTTCTGCGCTGAGCACCGTGGTCGTTGGCGGTTACTCCAAGCTGCTCAAGTATGCTATAAAGACGTTCGATATAGATAAGATCTACACGTTCGTCGACCTGCGGTACGGCGACGTCGCCTCGCTCAAGGACATGGGCTTCGTGCACGTCGGCACCACGCTGGGATGGAAGTGGACCGACTACGACAAGACCTACAATCGTCTGTTCTGCAAGGCTAACATGGACGAGAGAAAATTGACACAGAAAGAGTACGCCAAAGAGCTTGGCTTGGTCAAGATCTACGACGCGGGTCAGGCGAAGATGGTCTTAAGCGTTGACAGAGGTTCAGATGGCTAAGGTAACGAAAATCGAGCGCACGGGCATAAAGCAAATAGCGAAATTGGAGGTTCGTTCAAGCGACGATCCGACCAATCCGATGTCAAATTCGTTTGTTACAGCTGACGGCACCATCAACCACAACTGCAATGGACCACACGTGCCGCTGGTCGTGGTGGACGAGATTGATACAGTATCAGGCGAGGGGCTTAGAGCCTACAAAGAAATCTCCGGTATGCTCGACTCCAAGCGCGGCCGTAAGCCGCTGCGCGTGGGCATATCGACCAGAAAGTCGCGATACGGTCTCATGAACCAAGCCATCGAGAACGCCGAGAAGCAGGGCAGACATGTTCGTCGCTGGACCGCATTTGAGTTCACCGAGCGATGCCCAGACTCACGATCTGGAACGCAGCGCCAAGAATACTACATCGATCAGCAGTCGTTCGACGTGAGATCTCCGTCAGAGTTCGAGAAGCTCGGCGAGCAGAGGAAGAAAGAGTACGAGAGATACGAGATGTACATAGGCTGCGGGAAATGCCCACTCGCTCCTATATGCCTCGGCGACGCCAAGAATCAAGTCTCAGAATCGCCGATGCTCAAGTCTATAGACGAGCTCGCGCAGAAGGTCTTGTCAGAGGGTCCTGACTGGGCGATGTCCCAGCTGATGAATCTAAAGCCGTCGGTCGAGGGGATCATCTACAAAGAGTTCGACGAGCGCATGCACGTCAAGACCTGGAACCAGATGTGGTTGTCGCTGACCGGAAAAGAGTTTCCTGGCGAGTGCAACCACGATATATTCGTCAAGAAATGCTTCAGTGACGACACTGAGGTTTTGACGAACAACGGCTTTAAGCTTTTTAAAGATCTTACTGAGTATGACACTCTAGCCACCCTAGACAACGGTGGTGTGTTAAACTACCAGAAACCGATAGAGCACATCTCGTATCACTATAAGGGAAAGATGGTAAACCTTTACAATGAGATAGGCGGAGGCAAGCACCATCTCGACCTTCTGGTTACTCCCAACCACGATGTCGAGTACCTTCACGGTAGAAACTTCAGAAAGAAGCAAGAGATAAAGCTTTTGAAGCAGCGAGCAGACTCTCTTGACGAGCTGAACGATTTTTACATACCGGCTACCTGGCTTTCCGGCTCTACAGCAAACAACATGGACATAAAATCTCCTATAAGCTTCATGACCGGCGATCAGTTTATGGCCTTCATGGGGCTTTGGCTGAGCGAAGGCTCTATGAGTTCGACAAGAGCAAACGACGAGTGGGGGCACAACAAGGTAGAGGTTTCTCAGTCTAAGAGCAGAGACGCCTCTGACAAGGTTGAGCGGCTTATGGCATCGATAGCTTGGCCCAACAAGCTTCACAGAGAGTCTGATGCTCGGGATCAGGTTGACTATACGACAAACTGGTCCGTATACAACAAAGAACTATATAATTACTTAAAGCCTTTAAAGTTTGCCGTCAACAAGTTGATATCTAGGAACATACTTGAACAAGCTTCCCGCAGGCAGCTATCGATCCTTTTGGAGTGGCTATGCTTCGGGGACGGCTCGTACATGTTCGACGGATCAAGGCAACAGCCTTATTATTCAACAGGCTCTGAGCAGCTTGCCAACGATGTTCAAGAGCTATGCTTTAGATTGGGATATAAGAGTTCTCTTTCAATGCAGGGTAATCAAGGCAAAACGCACAAGAACACAGGGACTGAGTACCTAAGACGTTTTAGAGTTAATTTTCACTTTAAGACAAACAACAAGCCAGCAGATCGTTCGTACTACATCAACAACGGAACCAACAAGAGCGAATATTCTAATAAAACACAAGGAAACATAGGTGAAGTAGACTACGATGGAATGGTCTATTGTGTAACGATGCCCTCGTCTAGGTTATTTGTTCGCCGCAACGGAGTAATATCGCTGAGCGGCAACTGTCACAACATGGGTCTTCCAGCGTACGCCGGCATCGACTGGGGATGGTCAAACCCGCACACGCTCGTGGTATTTTTCGTGGACGCAAAAGAGAACATATACGTCGTAAGATGCGACGGCATGACGTATATATCAAGGCCCACGTGGATGCACCACATCAAGAACAAGTGGCATCAGCCATACCGTATCCAACTCTACTTTCCTGACCAAGCGGATCCTGGTGACGCAGTAGAGATGAGGAAGCTTGGCCTTCCGACTTCGACAAACACAGACAAGGGCAACATCAACACCGGCATACAGATCATAAAGAAGTGGCTTAAGATTCCAGGCACTGCCGAGTCTAAGCTTTTCATTGCTCAGGAGACATGTCAGGCTCTGATAAGGGAGTTCCAGCTCTACCACTACAAAACCGATGCCGCTGGCCAGATATCAGACACTCCAGACAGCGAGCACGATCACTGGCTGGATGCTTTACGATACCCGCTGACGAACCTTTTCGGCAAGAACCAGATCGTGCTTTCATCTGCCGGTTTGGACGTCGATATGGCAAAACTGGTTGATAACAATGGAAATTTCTTCAAGGCGCCCACTCCAGAAGAGTACGCGAAACTCAACAACCTGCCGTTTAATCCAGAGGTTAATGCCGATAAGCTTGGTAAAATAGGAAGGCTGTCTGAGATCGATGACGAGGAAGACGATAAGTCTGTAGACGGTGGATTTCTTTGGACGTTTTGATAAGTATAATAAATAAAAGCGCATATTATTGGAGACTTTATGTCTTGGATTGAAGATATCAAGAAAGCGGTTACCGACTCGATTCGCAAGGACATAGAGGACTTAACAAAAGTCGACGCAGACGACGCGCCAGACAAATCCCAAAGTCAGCCGGGCACCGGCGAGCTCGTAGGCGCCAAGGCCATACTGACCGACCCGTTCTACGACCACGCGGTCCACAACTACTTTCTCTCAAAGAGCAGGGTCTCTCGCATATCTAACAGAACCCTGCGCGAGATATCGATGCGCGACTGGCTCGTGAACACGATCCTTCAGATCCGCTGCGATACGGTCCTGAGGTTCTCTCGCCCCCAGCACAAGCGCTTCGACATGGGATACAAGTTCGTCAAGACAGACCACTCGGCCATGTCTCAGGAAGACATCGACAACATCCGCATGCTGGAAGACTTCGTCTACCACTGCGGTCGCATAGACGGAACGCCTCGCGGCGAGGAGATGCTCTTCGGCGAGTTCGTCAAGCTCATCGTGTGGGACGCGCTCTGCTTCGGCCACATCGCGTGCGAGAAGGTCCTGACCAGGAAAGGCGGCCTTCACAGGTTCCGTCCCCTGCCCGCGGAGACGGTCTACAAGGTAAACCCCAACATCAACCGAGCCACGGTAGAGGGCCAGGCCAAGGTCGCCGTAGACCTGTATCACAAGAAAAGATCCGACAACGACTCGTCTAACCGCGGCCACGTAAACACGCCCGAGATCGAGTACTTCAAGTACGTCCAGCAGTCGGTCGACAACCGAGTCCTCAACGTCTTCGGCGACGAGGACATGATCTTCAAGCTGTTCAATCCCAAGAACTTTGCAGACTCGAACGGTTACGCCATATCCATGGTCGAGCAGTCGGTGATAATGATCACGAACCACCTTAACGTGGAATCATACAATGCGAACTACTTCACCCATGGCTACGCTGCACGAGGAATACTACACCTTAAGGGCACGGTTACTCAGAACACTCTTGCATCTTTCCGTCGTCAGTTCTACAACACTATATCAGGATCCAACAATGCTTGGCGGACGCCTATAGTCGCCGGCCTAGACGACGTGCAGTGGATACCGATGTCTGGTTCGGCCAAGGAGATGGAGTACATCAACTTCAACTCCCACATCATGCGAAGCATATGCGCGCAGTTCCAGATCGACCCCATCGAGGTCGGCCTCGACTACCTTACCACGGCGAACGGTCGCGCGGCCTCTCAGGCCAAAGAGTCAGGCCAGTTCAAGATCACGTACTCTCGCGAGCGTGGTCTGCTGCCGATACTGTTCTTCATCGAGGACCTGATAAACCAAGATGTCGTTCCTGCGCTGGACAAAACGCTGGCAGAGCGCTATAAGTTCAAGTTCGTAGGCTACACGGACGATACACCTCAGACAGATATATCGCTCAGACAAGCGCAGCAGACAGTTTTTGCTTCTATGAACGATCTTCTGAAAAATGAAGACAAAAAACCCCTTAGTCATCCAATTGCAGATCTTCCTCTTAATCAGTCGTTCTGGACTCTTGTAGACAAGATGATGACCAAGGGAGAGCAACGTGAGTTCTTTCTGGGTGATACTGGAGCAACAAATAGAAATGAATTAAAATATCTACCAGGCGATCCTATGTTCCTTCAATTTCAAAATCTGCTTATGACAAAGCAGGCCCATAAAGAAGCAAAAGATCAACAGCAGCAACAGATGGAAATGCAGCAGCAACAGCTTCAGTCTCAGCAAGATGTCGTCGATGGTCAGGCTGAAAGACAAAAACAAGCAGATGCTCAGGCAGCGGTTCGGCAAAGCAAGCAAGAGTCTCCTGTACAGCAGCTTCAGGAATCCGCTAAGCAGTACGGCGCAACTCGAGCTGGAAGCGTAGAAGGCCAGGTCATGCGCAACCCGATAAACGCCGCCGCAGAAGCCGAAAAAGAGTGACATCTCAAACATATAGATCCCATGTGTATAATATGATGCATGGAGGTCTATATGGCTCTGATCATAATCGAAGGCATCGATCGTTCGGGCAAGAGTACGCTTGCGAAAGCATATGAGGCCCAAGGCTACCGCTACATTCATTTCTCCGCTCCTGATAAAAAATACTACCAGCCAGGCTACACTGGGCCATCATATCTTGACGATATGATCGATACCCTAGTGTCATTGTCTGGGCAAGATGTCGTACTAGACAGATCGCACTACGGTGAGTGCGTGTGGCCTTACGTATACCGGCGAAATCCGCTACTCTCAGACGACGATCTAGAGATCCTTCGCGAGATCGAGCAGCAGAACGACGTCACCCGCATCCTGATGTACGATGACAACATCGAGGCGCACTGGAAAAGGTGCGTCGACAACAACGAGCCCCTGACGCGAACAGACTTTGATTCTGCCATTCAGCTCTACGATGCGCTTGCCTATAAGTACGGTTTCGTAAAACTGACTAAGCAAGACATCGCCCCGATACTCAATGAAGCCAAGACGTCAACACCCGAGAAGGTAGAAGATATGGCACAGGCACAGGAAAAACTTCCAGAGTCAAACGTCGTGAAGATAGACACTACATCCAAGCTAACGCCAGAGCAGCTCAAGCTGCAGCAAGCCAACGCGATCAACGATATCCTGTCGTCAAGGATCATCAAGCGCAAGGGCAACGAGTACGAGATCATCGAGAACAAGATCAGAGAGTTCTTGAACGTAGAGCTGGCCCAGCTGCTGGGTACCGGCAGATCCGTTCCTCAGCTGTCTACAGAAGACATCGCCATACTTAAGGCACTAGCAGACCGAGTCCGCGAGAAGCGAGCTTGATCAACATAAACCGGGAGGCATGATGAGAATTATGGACCACAAGAACAAGAAACGAGTAGTGAGCACCTCGGAGAGACTCGAAGCCCTCGAGAAAGAGGCCACGAACCTTTCCTTGGCCATCAGAGTAAATCAGGCGCTGATGAAGCAGCTGATGGAGCAGCTCCGCCCGATGCAGGACGATCTTACCCGCTTCTACGGGGCGCTGAACGACACCCAGTACAAGCTAAACGCGATCGTCTCTACGCTGAACGTAGACAAGACCCTACTAGCAAAAGAGGCAGACAGGTTCAAGCTCGAGGACTGGCAGTCGGCGTCGGACCGAGACGACACCGCTCGCGGACTGGAAGCCGCCACGGTCGTGTCCTCTCCTGAGGACATCGTCATCATCACGTCGACGACGCCCGACGAGCCCGAAGACAGAGGCATCTTCAGGTCAAAGACCGCGCTGAGCGAGATCTCTAACAAGGACATCGTGGACGGTTTCCTGGGCAAGTCCGTCGGCCACACGGTCGAGACGAGCATCAACGGATCACGCCACATCGTAGAGCTTATCGGTGTCAGGTCGGCACCTAAGGCAACAACCCAGCAAGCAGAGGCACAGTGATGAAAGTAGATCTAAAAGTTTTACTGCGATACGCGTCGGCGACGATCCTGGCCCTGGTGGTCGGGTTCCTGCTAGGAGACGAGGTCCTTAACCGATTAGACCGCCACGTCTACCGCGACCGCTGCGTAGACATGCACGTTCAGACCATGGGTGCAGAAGCCCTGCCGCTGATCGAGATGAAGTGCCACCAGCTCTTTCCCTGATAGGCTTCAAAGATGTCTGACGAAGAGAACCTCTTCAACCTAGACGACTACCGACGCATATGGTGCGTCGGTTTTCTCGAATGCCGATCCTGCCGCCATCAGCAGATAACAATATGGAAAACAGGAACAAAGACGCTGGAGTGCCCGTGCTGCGGGGGTCCGATAGACCTTTCGTGAGTATAACTTTGCTGACTGCGCAAAAAAGCAGACGTAAAGTGAGGATTCAGTGGGCGATCTAGAATTTAATCAGCAATGCACATGCGGACAGCCTGTATCTCATAAAAGATATAGGCTGTGTAGCAATTGCTATAAAGATAAAAGAAAACAAGATTGGAAAATAAACGAACAAATTCGTAGAGCAAATGATCCAGATAGAGTTCGCAAAATATCGGAAGCAAAATCAAATAAATATAAAGAACTTAAGGTCCTTAGACCTAAAGTGCCTAAAAAATGTGCATGCGGAAACGTTGCTCTAAAAGGATCTAGGCGTGTATTGTGTGAAACCTGCTCGAAAGAAAATAGAAGAACTAAGAAAATAAAATATCAAAACAATAGAAAGAAAACTCACACACCCTCAAAGATTCGTGAAAATATTAAAAGTAGACTCAAAAGAGCATTAAAAAGCAATAAGTCTATGTCTATTGTTGAATACTTAGGTTGCTCTATGGATTTTTATATAAAATACTTAGAATCTAAATTCTTACCCGGCATGACTTGGGAAAACTATGGTATAAATGGATGGCACATAGATCATATAATTCCATTAAGTACAGATTATAGTAATTTAGATTTGCATAACTATAAGAATACTCAGCCTATTTGGGAAAACGACCACTTATTAAAAACCTCACAAGAAAACAAAAGAGAGGGAACTTAAAGTGGGTGATCTGGACAAAAGATTCAAGGCCAGATGCCCGAGGCAGCTTAAGGCGCTGCCGGACACGTGGTGCCCTTTGGCCGTGCTTAGGCTGAAGACCATAAAGGCACTTGGTCGTGAACCCACAGAAGACGAAGAGGCAAGGATGCCGGGCTGCCCCTGGGCCATCGCGCACCAACTTTCAGGATACTGCTGGTTCAAGTACGAGGCCCACTTCATGTACGACTCACCCTCGTCCGACCTCGACATCGCCGCGCTCCTGCAGATCTCCGTAGACACCGTCAAGAAAACATCAGAGAAATCAATCGCTAAGCTTCAAGACAAGACCAGCGTGGCAGAGCTGAAGTCATTGTTCAACGACGAGAGCGTCATAGAGGACTCATCGATAAGCGACGACAGCATATACTGCGAGTAGCAGTGTCAGCGTAAGGCTTTGATATGGTATAATAAAGATGCCTATTTAGGCTATTTTTATTATTGAGGTGTATATGAGGAAAGCTTGGAACTACGTAGAGATAGAAGCTGGCACTAGATTTGGTCAACTGGTTGTCGTAGAAGAAACAAGTACCGATCGTCAAAATAGACGCTTTAAATGCTTATGCGACTGCGGAAAAGAACACGAAACAAGCTATGCCTGCCTGCGATACGGCAAGTCTAAATCTTGCGGCTGCTTAAAAATAAGAGAAACAATAGAACGACACAACTCAACCCGCGGCTCTACTGTAGTCGGTCTTGCTAACGGTTCATGGGTGGTTTTCTCTTATTCTGGTCGCACGTACAATTGTCGCTGCGAAGTTTGCGGCAGCGAGAAAAGCTTCAACGAGTCATCCTTTAAGTGCGGCGGCATATCGTCGTGTTGTAGACCGGTCTCTAGGAATCATGTCTATTACAAAAGATCGCTGCGGACGTGCATCGGCATGGCTATAGGCAAGCAATATAAGAAAACTCAAAAATCCGCGGATATGCTTGGTATGCCTATAGACGAAGTGCTTAAGCACATAGAGTCGCTGTGGCAGCCTGGCATGAGTTGGAAAAATAAAGGCAAACGTGGACCAGATGGCTGGGACATCGATCATATATGTCCTTGCTCTCAAGCGCAGAACGAAGAAGAGCTAATAAAGTTACAGCATTACACAAACTTGAGGCCGATGTGGGCGATCGATAACAGGACTAAGAATGATTTTAAAACCCCAGAGGGAGAAGACATATGCCAAAAACTTCTGGGGCGAGAGTGGATAGATAAACCTAAGTGGTACAATCTATAAAGATAGTAAGGTAGGGAGATCTATAGTGGCCACAAAATTTGATGCAGTTGCTGGATCCCAGCTACGAGATACACAAGGCGAGATCCTTGATGTTGGAGGCGCTGATATTTCAGAACTTGAAGCTGGTCGTGGCATAATAAATGATAACCATTCTAATAAGTTACCTGATGTAATCGGTCGTATTACTGGTGTAAAGAAGATCTTTGGTTTAGAAGACTGCGATACCGATCGTCACAGATACTACTGGAACAAGATAAAGGCACCGTATATCTACACAGAAGGTCTACTCTTCGACGACGAAGACCATCGCTCTGCCAAAGCCGCTGCCGCTATAATCAAGCACCAGTTCAGAACTGATTCTCCGCTTAAGATGAAATGCTCGGTCGAAGGCGGCATCGTCGAACGCGGCAAGAAGGACGAACGTATACTGGCCAGGACAAAGATCAGGGGGCTAGCGCTTACGTTTACGCCGGCAAACAACGCCACCCTAGTCGAAGGCCTAGACCTCGCTAAGTCTGCCCCAACGCTCGACGAGATCGACCTGATCAAATCCTACGCGCCGTATGCTACAGTCAACGTCCCGGCCCTTATCGACCTTTCCCAGAGGTCCTCGATCGCCAAGATCCGCGGCAACATCGAGAAGATCCACGACATAGTTGATGGCTTAAAAAAAAACAGTAGATTAGATAAAGCCCTAACCGCTGGTTACGGCGGAGCAGGATCGCCCACCAGCCTCACCGGGGGCGGAGTGTTTCAGACCGAGAGCGTAGAAGGATCAAGGACTTTCAAGTATATCGACTGCCCGGCTTGCGGAAAAGAGCAGCCGTACATGAAATACCAAGTGAAATGCCGATCCTGCGGCAAGAGTCTGCCGTTCGACACATTGGCAAAGTTCTTTATATCGCACAAGTGATCATAGCATGAAGACGTGCAGTAAGTGTAAAGAGTCTAAGAGTTTAGATAGTTTTGCAGGAGACAACAAAAGATCCGACGGAAAGCGCCCTTCCTGCAAGCAGTGCAATAGGGCTTTCTATAAGCAAAACTACAGCAAGGGCGACATACCGACGCCGATGACCGAAGAAGAGAAGCGCAAGATAAGATCAGACTACTACAAAGACAACAAAGATATGCTGCTGGCCAAACATGCCAAGTGGAGATCAGAGAACAAAGATACAATAAAAGGGCTGAATCGCGCCTGGTACGAGAAGAACGGCAAGCAGTACTATAAAGACCGCTATGAAAATGATCTAAACTTCAGGATGTTGAAGGTGATAAGGTCTCGCTTAAACTCCGCGATAAAAAACTGCGCCAAGACCGGATCGGCGGTGTCCTCGCTTGGCTGCTCGATAGAGGAGCTCAAGTCGCACCTGGCCGAGATGTTCCAGCCTGGTATGTCGTGGGACAACTGGGGCAAAGGCGATGGAAAATGGAACATAGACCACATCATTCCATTGAGCTCGTTCGACCTGTCGAATCCTGACGAATTCAACAAAGCCTGCAATTATAAAAACTTACAACCGCTGTGGGAGTTTGACAATCTTTCCAAGAAAGACAGACTAATTTAAAATAAAGCATACTACTAGCGATAGTATAATCTTGAGGTTATAGGTTTGCTGCTTAACTACAGCAGCGTGATATAGTAAATTACGAATGTTTAAATGCATTCACTTAAAGGAGTGAAAAATGAGCAATCCAGTTCAAGTACTCGACAAAATTAAGAGAAACCTCGACGCAGTAGGCGTTGCGGCTACTCGAAATGCTACCTCAGTTACAGCAGCTGGTTTGACCATCAGCTACACAGACGCGTCGATCCAGTCCCCGATGGGCGGCATCAACGACACAACATCTCCTTTCCTAGGTATCGGCATCGGCAACCCAGGGACGATCAAGATCAAAGGTGCAGCCGGCGAAAACAGCATCGCAGCCATCTTTGTGAACGCCTCAGACCTTGCAGTACTCGCTTGCTGCACCCGCTTCACTAACGACGTAGTCCTCGAAGCCGGTGACACGACGACCGAACTCGCTCGTCTTGCTGGTCACCCAGATATGAAGATGATGGGCCAATAAGGTTAAAGAGGAACAAACCGATGGAAAACAATCTCGCTAAAAGTCTCACCGATCTGATCGACGAGACGCTGGCTGAGATCGAGGCCCTTAAGAAGAGCGATCGCTTCGCAGCAGAAGAGATCGAGATGGGCCACGACGCAGACGGCGACATGCGCACTGAAGAAGTTGCAGCAAAAGCAGAAGACGAAGACGAAAAAGAAGAAGAGCACGAAGACGAAGAAGAGCACGAAGACGAAGCCAAGAAAGCTGAAAAAGCTTATTCTAAAGCAGAAGAAGAGTGCGAAAAAGCCGAGCACGCTTACAAAGAAGCTATGAAGAAGCGCGAGATGTGCAAGGCTGAGTGCGACAAATACATGGGCAAGAAAGAAGACAAGGACGACAAGGACGACAAAGAAGACAAGAAAGAAGACAAGGACGAGCTTTCCAAGTCGATCGACGCCAAGATCGCTCCTATCCAAAGTCAGATCTCTGAGCTTCTTAGCGCGGTAAAGCAGCTGGCGGAAGCGCCTGTTCCTGCTCGCGGCGCAACCTACAAGCACGTTCAAGCCTTGGCTAAAGGTGCAGTAGAAGAAGAGCCGCTCAACAAGGCCCAGGTCCTGAACGAACTGATCACACTCAAGAAATCTGGAAAAGAAGTTTCTATCGAGGACGTCCTGAAGGCTGAGATCGGCGGAGCCGGCGAGCTTCAAGACATCGCTAACAAGTACGGCATCAAGTAACTAAGGGAGATATGAGAGATGTATCAAGACGCAATGAATCAGATTATGCAAGGCTTGGAGCAGGGTCTCGTCTCCCAGGCTGAGATCGAGAACCTCAACAAGGCCCTCAGCGCTGGCTACGGCTACGCTGGTCGTCCGACCGACCTCACCTACGGTGGCGTTATCCAAACTGAATCGCTGGAATCTACTCTCAAAGTAGTGACCTTCGACATGAAGAACCTGAAGCTGTGGCCTGCCCTCAGCATCGACAAAGCCTACAACCTGTTCGAGCAGTACAACCGCTTGGTAGGCTACGGCTCCGACGCTTCTCCGTACATCGGCGAAGGCGGCAGCGGACAAGAAGAAGATTCAACATACGTACGCGACGGCCAACGGATCGCTTTCTTCAGCAAGCGTCGTAAGGTCTCGCACCAGATGACACTCGTTCGCACCTCCGTAGGCGACGTAGTTGCTCAGCAGGCAAAAGAAGGAACGATGGACCTTCTGAAGAACGTCGAGCGCGAACTCTACTGGGGCCACGCACACTTCACCGACGCCAACGGCGACCAGACCGGTGCAACCGCCGATCTTCCAGTAAACAGCATCGCGATGTCCGGCCTTCTCCAGCAGATCCTGAAAGGTGACCGCGACAGCCAGTTCATCTCTAAAGACTTTGAAGGCTGGGGCGCTGAGTCGACCTCGATCGTCAAAGACCTCGCCGGCGCAAGCTTCGCGCAGGACGACGTAGAAGACCTCGCAGTAAAAGCACTCGAGAACTTCGGTGCACCGACCCAGTTCCACGCCGAGCCGCTCGCGATCTCGACCTTCGTACGCCAGTTCTATCCTCAGTTCCGTAGCGAGCCAGGTCTCTCCGGTCAGACCGTAGGTTACGACGTTTCTAAGGTTACGACCACGGCGGGCGCGATCGACCTCAAGCCGAACCTCTTCCTCCGTCCTCGTCAGCAGGTTCGCTCGAGCGCAGTAAACGCAAGCGCACCAAGCATCGCAGGCCTCAGCATCGCTGGTACTGCTGCTGGTTCAGGATCTGATCTCGCCGCTGGTGCTTACAGCTACGCGTTGACCTTGGTTAACGACTTCGGTGAGTCTGCTCCAGTGTTGACTGCATCGGCTGTCAGCCCAACGGCTGGCCAACGCGTGACCATCGCCATCACCGGCTCGGTTCCGTCTACCGCCAAGTACTACAAGCTGTACCGCTCGGCTAACGGCGCCGCTGCTAGCACGGCTCAGTTCATCGGTAACTACCGCGTAGGCATCTCGGCTATCGTTGATGCTGGTCGTAAGCGTCCAGGCCTCGGCGAAGCATTCTTGCTGGATCTCGGCGCTGAGTCGATGAAGTTTAAGCAACTTGCCCCATTGGCTAAGATGAACCTAGCGGTAGTCACTACTGCTTTGGAATTCTTGCTCTTGATGTACGGAGCGCTTTTCGTGTATGCTCCTCGCTTCCAAGGCGTCATGAGAAACGTTGGCAAATAAGTTCTTAAGATTGTTGACTAAATGATCTTTAGGGTACCGTTTATACGGTACCCTTTTTCTTTATCAGTATACGAACAGCGTGCCATATAAGATCTCCATTTCTCCCACTGCTTAATTCATCTTCTGTGTATAATAATACCAGAGGTGAGATATGTCTAGACTTACAGCAAAAGCAAACGATAAATACAATAGATGGACTTTCGTAGAAAAGAAACTTGGAGACGACGGTCGCCAGGTTGGATGGATCTGTAGGTGTGACTGTGGAACAGAGCGATTGATAAAGACGCCCAACACTATTCTTCACGGTAAGTCTCAGTCTTGTGGCTGCTACAAATCAGAGTTCTTTTCTGAAAACAATCCAATGTACAGAGAAGATATTGTTGAAAAAGTAAGACAATCTATGAAGTCTGATCCTAACAGACCAGAGATCTTAAAAAGGGCAGTCGAAGCCTCCAAGTCTCAACAGACCAAAAACAAAAGAAAGTCCACTAATCAGCTCAAATACGGCGGAGCAGCTCCTGCATGCAGCCCTGATATCAAGGATAAGATCAAGTCTACCAATATTGACCGCTACGGAACTTCTGCTCCAAGTCAAAATAAAGAAGTGTTCGCAAAGATGTCTATGACAAACTTAGAACGCTACGGTGTAGAAAATGCTATGCTCAACAAAGACGTAGCAATGAAGGTTGCAAGTTCTATATCTCAAACTCTAAGAGAAAAGGGAATTCAATCTTTTCCAGATGGCAGGATAGTCGTCGATTCCTGTAAAGAAAAAGGAGTAAGGCCTACTTCGCTTCGCAATGTCGCTAGAGAGCTTGGATGGGACGCTGCGCAAGACTGGTTGGATAATTATCATAAACATCGTTCTTCTTTGGAGCTTCTGTCAATAAACATGTTTAAGAACAGCGGGTTAGATGCAGAGGCTTACAATCTTGGCGTCCCAGAGATGCTGGAAAAAGGTATTAGATATAGGCCAGATATCATATTGAAGCACGACAATAAAACTATATATGTAGATGTAGACGGACTATATTCACACTCGATGCGCGACAAACAATACCACATTAAAAAGGCATATACATATAAAGAAAACAACGTGCGTCTACTTCAGTTTCGCCAGGACGAAATAAAGAATACTCCTGACATAGTCTGTTCTATGGTCGCCAATGTATTGGGTTTAAGCAAAAAGATAGGAGCTAGAAAACTTGAAGTTAAAAGCATCTCGGTCGACGATGCCGCTGCCTTTATGCAAAGCAACCATCTTATGGGCTCAGCAAGATGCTCGACTGCTATTGCTTTGGTCCTTAACTCAGAACCAATGATGGTTATAACGTATCGTCGTCACAAGGATGGCATAGACTTGGTCAGAGTCGCAACAAAGATTGGTTTTCAGATTCAGGGCGGATTGTCTCGTCTTCTGAAGCGTATAGAAACGTTATCTAAACCACGATTCATTCAGTCGTTTGTAGATCTGCGCTACGCTGACGGTTCCAGCTTAAAGGCTGTAGGTTTTAATTTGATGTCTGTGACCTTAGGATGGCAGTGGACAGACAATCATAATACGTTTAATAGACTGCGTTGTCGCGCAAATATGGACGACAGGCTGCTGTCAGAGAAACAACACGCAGAAGAACTTGGATGGACAAGGCTATATGACGCAGGTCAGGCAAAGTATGTTATGTATTGTGTTTAATTTAAAAAGCACCTCCGACGAAGTACTCGCATACCTTCGCTCAGTATATCCCAAGCGAGTCTAGTCCGTCTATGAACCTCGCAGCGGTCATCTTGGTCACACACTCCGCAAGATCCATCTTCCTCGGGCAGTTGTTGAAGTTCCAGAAGTTAAGGTTCCAGTCTGACTCGCAGAAGTTACAGTGAATGTTCGGCACCACCGCTATTGTCTTTGCGTTGCCCCTGAACGGTACGCGATACTCAGGCCGAACCGTCGTAAATCCGCACACCACCGGGGTCTGGGTCGTGAAGGCGATGTGTATGGGCCCGCTGTCCATGCCGACGACGGCTTTCGACCTTGCCATCACCGAGGCCAGCTCGCGGAACGTGGTCTGATTCCGTAGGTCAACGCCGAATCCTGGATACTCGAAGTCCGATATGGCCAGGTTCTTCTTCCATATGCTTATCGCACCGGTTTTTCCGACGTACACCGGCGTCAGTCCCTTCGAGGCGACGTACTGCGAGATCTTGAGGATCTCGTCCGGCAAGATGCTCCGCTGTCTGTCGCGGTAAGTCGTTATTATGACTACTGCTTTATCGAAGTCTACGCCGTAGCGCGAGACGTCCACCGGCTCCAGCGGCACGTACTGCAGCTCGACGTCGTTCAGGACCTTGGCCATTAAGTTTATCGACCCGTAGTGCGCGAGCTTCATCCTGGACGGCGTAATCTTGCAGACGTTGCTTTTGTCTCTGGGCGGGTTCAGGAAGCGGACCGAGTAATCGCTGGGATAGTCTGGCGTTATGGCCACGAACCTGTCCGCCGGCACGAACGGAAACAGGTCCTTGAAGTCGTCGTATATCCCCACCAGGTACGGTGTCTTGGCGTGGTAGTTGTCTATGGTGTACTTCAGCGTCGGTGCGGCCGCCACGAGATCGCCCACCGCGGCGCTGTTTAGTGCGTATACGGTCTTGTTGGCGAACATTCATCGTCTCCTGGTGATGTGCGTCGTTTGTGCACATCGTGTTTGTACAAAGTATAAGATCGTAGTAACGCAACGTGAGGATCGTATGGCGCTCGTTACCTTATCAGCATCGGCATCAAAAGGCGGTTCCGTGGTCGTGACCCTGGACAAGACTACACTTTTTGGACTATCGCCCGTTTCCGGCGACCCGTACTGGTCGGACGACTTCAACGTCGACCGCGTGCTCGTCCACTACGCGTCTGCTGCAAACAAGCAGCGCAAGATCTTGACTTTTCACGTAGAAGACGCCCAGCCAGAGGCCGATGTATTCTTCTCGCTGTCGGCGGACGACGAGTTTCAGCTGGACCTGATAACCCTTATCGACTACGACGGCGCGACCTTCACCTTAGGCAGACCCGCGCTCGCCACCGCCATACCTACCATCTCATCGCTGGACATAAGCGTAGGCGAGTGAACGCAGTGAGATCCTCCTTTTGGGTTCGGCCTTTAGGTCGGACCTTTTTGCTTTTTACCGATGTCATTAACTTCGGTTGATAGTATAATTGATATAGCTTTGATAAGGAGAGCCTAGATGGCACGCGCTATAAATTTACCAACCGGAGCGAGCAGGATCGCAGACGTTGGGCTGGTTTGGCAAGAGATCAAGTCCGGCGGTGGATCGACCACCTTCGAGGTTCCAAAGTACTGCGCCGTTCGCGTGCGGTCTGCCATCGCGAGCCTTACGGTCTCGTTCGACTCTGTTCTTTCGGCGACGATGGCGGACACAGAGGTCCTGATCTTCAACAGCGGTCGCGGATTGAACTCCGACACGAAAGACACCGTCACCCTTACGGTCAGCGGCAACTGCTTTATCCAACTAGGCATAGAAGTAGACAGGGCATAACATGCGCACTCTTGCTTCGTTTCGCGAGCTTCTGCTCAGGAAAACAGACGACAACGATTTACGGTATCTGATAAAGACGGCCGCAGACGAAGTCATAGCGGATCATGTTCTCGAGTCGCTCGAGAAGATGGCGACGAACAAGAGCGCCGGATCTCACGCGAACGCCGCGATCCGGGATCTGGGTTCGCAGATGGACCCAGAGCTCGAGCCAGCGATGATACGCGAAGCGCTCGGGCACCACGCGTCTCGCTACAAAGCTGCGCTGCAGGGCGAAAATCAGGGCATGGCAAACAAGCACGCCGAGCAGTTCTTTAAACTACTGGACATGGTGCACAAGCTTCAGCCTCACTCTGGCGGAAAACTTCACGCCGACGCTGTAGACATAAAGCCGTGGGAGCGAACGCATTCCTCTAAGTCCGAGACTTTCGCGCAGCGCATAGCACGCGATCCTGAGTACGCCAAAGACAACCCGGTCACTCGCGGCAAGAAAAAACCGCACCAGTTCGTCAACGACACAGAAGGCTTCTCCTTCAAGCCTAAAGGAAACGACTGGTCCTTCCTTCAGGGCAACCCTCACGAGGCGTACGCAGGCGAGACGCTCAAGACAGGCCACACCGGCGCATACCCGATGGAGCGGACCAAGATCAACGGAAAACACATTCCCATAGAAGACGTGTCAGAGATTCACGACGGAAATTTCAACCATCCGTTCGACCATCACCCTATAATGTCTCACTACAACGAGTCTAGCAAGAGCCGCTCTCCTGAGCGAGACTCTCAGTATGTCTCTCAAAGAGACGCGTATATGGACTCTGAGCATGTCGGACGCCATCTTCAGCACCAAGAAGATCTTCACGGCTCTGGTCAGCTCGAGGGAAGAGGCCGTACGTTCGGCGCACCGGTCCACGGTGAAAAAACACCGGCGCCAGCACAACCGGTTCCAGCACCAGCGCAACCGGCTCCAGCCCAGGCGCCTGTCGTTCGCAGATCCGCCGGTTCAGCCGTGACTCCGTCCGGCGACGTCGATATGTCCAAGCTTTCACCCGCCGCACGCGCGTTGCTCGGAGGTAAATGATATGCCAAAAGGTGTCGTAGAGACTCAAGCCCAAGAGAAGAAGTGGGAGCGAGCAAAAGACATCGCAGAGAAGCAGGGCAAAGGAAAGCGGTGGCCCTTGATAATGCACATCTTCAAGGAACTTGGAGGCATGTCAAAGGTCGAGGGCGAGGACAGGAACGTGCTCATCGAGCGCGCCCTTGAGCGCCAAGGAAAAAAGACCGTCATGCCAGACGAGGTTCATCAGGTTCTTCACTCGTGGTGGAACGACAACAATGCAAAGAAGCTCACACATGAGCAGCATCAGGCTTTAGCGGACATCAAGACCGCAAAGAACAAGCCAAAGCCTAACTTGAAGCTCGCTAAGGCGCGCGAGCTAGAGGGCCTGTATGGTGCACTTAGCGCGCTTCGTCAGGTGATCGCAGAAGACCTGCGCAAAGACAGCAAGAAGTCATCGTCTCGCGAGTGGGAGATGAGCAAGAACCACACTCCTCAGGAGATGGCCGAGATGAACAAGCTGATCCAGGAGGGATACCATCCTCGCGAGGCAGCGCATCTTGTGTCTAAGGGACTAGGCGGCCGCGGCGAGCCTCGCGACTTCATGCGTGCTCTGACCAGCGGTGTAAAGCCAACCATGATGTCAGACAAGATGATGGGCGAGATGCGCGACGTCGCCAGACAGTGGCTCGACAACTACCACACCAAGACGGCAAAATACCTCGAGCCAGAGAAGAATCCCATCAAGCACGCTTCGGCGCAGATGAAGGCAGCTCACCAGGGCAGATCGGCAAAGTTCGACAAAGAGTTCTCAGATTTCCTTGCTTCGGACGAGCTCAAGGGAAAATCTCCCATGGAGCGACACAAAGCGGTCCAAGCCTGGAAAACCGACTGGCGCTCCAAGAACCCAGAGCACGACGCCTCGATAGTCGACGTAAACCAGGCCGGAAAGCAGTTCAAGGAATCTGAGGCCGCTCGTCGTCAACACGTCGACGAGATCAAGGCGCATCTCGTTCACGGCGGCATGCCGGTCGAGTCTGCGTCTGGCGAGGAGTTCGAATCTGCACCGATGACCGGTCGCGCGGTGGCCGAGCACATGGGCCTAAAGCAGGACGAGGAAGGCGGCATGCAGTACGCTACGACAAAAGATCCTGCGATGCAGTTTGCCGGTGCCCACAAGAAGTTCATCGAGAGCCAGCTTGCTCCTCAGGTTCGCGCAAAGCAGGCACAGCAAGCACCCGCAGCGCCCGTAGCAGTGTCGGCAGAGCCGAAACCCGCAGCGCCGGCTGAGCCAGCGAAAGCAGTCATAAGACGCCGAGCCTCGCCAGAGCAGGTCGAGCGAATGTCCCGCATAGACGCAGCCAAGATGGCAGAGAAGAAGGGGTAAGACATGGCAATCAGCAACTCGCCGAACAATCCTCCGTTTCCGTTCATGGAGGGCGAAGAGAAAGAACCAGGGAGTGTGACCCGCTACCTGTCGCTTCCTACTGCCCAGACGCTCAAGGATACTAGTCTGTTCGGCATACCGCTGAAGTCTGCGCTCACCGGGCAGACCTTGTCAGACGACACGCTCGATAAGTACATCATTAAAGCGATCTCGAGCCTAGAGCACACCCTCAATATGTTCATAACTCCTGTGCACTTCGAGGAGAGACACGACTACGATCGCGAGATCTGGACGCAGCAGTACGCCTGGGTTAAACTGAACAACTCGCCCATACTCGACGTGCAGTCGGTCCAGCTCAGCTTCGGCAACGGAACCCCGCTTCCTCCGCTGGTAGAATTTCCTTTGGAATTCGTGTACGTCAACGGTCAAGAAGGTGCGATTCGTTTAGTTCCTGTTTTAGGAACGCCTACGTCTGGTTTTGTTCTGTCTTCTTTCGCGGGCGCGCAGTTCATGGCTTTGATCGCCATGGGGATCTGGAACTTTCCTGGTGCGGTGCTTGTTAAATATCGCGCTGGATTCGAGCCAAACAAAGTCCCAGCGATGATATCGGGCTTGATAGAGAAGATGGCAGCGTACATGGTTTTGAGCACGATAGGGCATCTACTGTTTCCATACAGTTCGGTAGGGATATCACTAGACGGGACCGGGCAAAATGTGGGCCTTCCCGGCCCGCAGTTTCTAGCAGCCAGACTGCAGCAACTGCAACAGCAGATTCAAGAAGAGACCGATGCGGCTAAAAACTACTATTTAAAGAAGTTCCTGATCGACCATATCTGAAACACCAAGGATCGACGTATGCCGAAAGCACTGCATAAAAAGAAATGGCACAATATCTCAGACATCGAGAAGTGCGAAGACGGCTTCAGATACCAGCTCGAAGGCATCGACGGCAAAGTTTACGCCAAAGACATCGACGACGTGAAGATGTCTAAAGCTGAGATGCACGAGATCAAGAACCCAGACGGATCCATCACGAGAGGCCCTGGCAAAGAACCGCTCATGAAGCCGATGAAGAAATCCATCCACGAGCGGTGGGAGATGATAAAGGCGATGATAAGCCACGAGCAAGCTTTCATGCCCATGGAAGATCAAGACGAAGATCAGCAGCCTCAGGAAGATCAAGACCAACCTACGCAGGCTGGCATAAAGGGCCCAGACGTGGACGACGCGTCAGATGCGGTGGACGCCAGCCAACTAGGAGGACAAGATGGTCTGGTATCGGGAGGAAGCGATGATGGACAGCAGCTCCAAGGCGATGCTGTTCAGGATGGTGCTGGCGTCGCTCAGGATAGTGGCGGGTCCGAAGTGGACCAAGATGCCGGTTCAGACCTACTCGGTGAAGAGGAACTCGCCCAGCTCCTAGAGCAGGAAGGGTACTCTCCAGCAGAGATTGCCCACATCGTCCACGGCCACACACCGGTGCAAGACCCAGCCGCGCAGCAGATGGATCTTGAGCAGGCGCGCGAGCAGGAGAAGCATGACCACAAGATGGATCACAGCCGCAGCGAGAGCGACTTAAAGCTCGACCACGCAAAGCGCATGGCAGACCTGGAGCACGACCACGCCAAGCGCGAGAAAGAGATGAGACTTAAATATCTAGAGGAAGAGCTCAAATCAAAAGTTGAGAACCTCAAGAACAGATCTAAAGGTGAGTGATATGGAAAAGCTTATCAAGTCAGACAACGGCCAGTGGGCGCTGGTAAAAGCGGCACCAAAGGGCGTAAACAAAGAAAAATGGGATCGCTGCGTAGAAGACGTCAAGGCAGAAGGTAAAGTAGAGAGCCCGCATGCTGTCTGCACCGCTGCTATGGCAAAGGAAGAAGACCACGACTCGAAGATGCTCTTCTCACAGCTCGAGGCGATCATGCACCATATCAAAGAAATAAGAGAAGCGATGTCTCCTGAGGAAGATGCTCCGGACTGGGTTGATGCCAAGATCACAGAAGCGGCCAAGCAGTTGTCAGACGTCGCGCACTACATCCAGGGCGAGAAAGCCGCGAAGAAGTAAGGACAGCAACATGTCAGAAGTCGAAAAGATAGCGGATCTACTGAAAGCGATGCTTAGGAGCGACCAGCCTAACGTCCGCAAGCCTACTCCTTCTCAGTGGAAGAGCTTGAGCCAAGGCCAGCTGCAGCAGATGGGCACCAAATGGAAAGACACCATACCAAAAGATCATCCCGATCACGCGGCGATGGTCTCTCACGTAAACTTTCTGATCGGCTCGGGTAACATACAGGACGCTGGGCAGCTAAGCGATCGGTACCTCACAGGCGGCGGGGACCACGCCAAAGACAGACCCATGAACAAGTCCTTAGACGATTCTTCAATAAACATAATAGCTTACTCAGACGGTACCGTGGATCTAGAGTTCGGTCCTGACGTTTCAGAAGTCTTAGAAAAGTCCGCTGTAGAATATATAAGGTCTCAAGGTTACGAGGAGATACTGGACAAAGGCCTTAAGGCAGAGCACAAGAGCCCCAAAGGCGGCATGACCGCTGCTGGAGTAAAGGCTTACCGCCGCGAGAATCCAGGATCAAAGCTTCAGACCGCGGTCTCAGAGAAGAACCCAAAGGGCAAGCGGGCCAAGCGCAGGAGATCTTTCTGCGCCAGGATGTCCGGCATGCCGGGGCCGATGAAGGACAAAAAAGGTAGACCGACCCGCAAAGCTCTAGCACTTAGGAGATGGCGATGCTGACCGTTAAGGAAGAGTTGATGGCCCTTTACAAGGCAAAGCCGGAGCTTATCGAAGAGCATAAGCGACTGGTCGGCGTACTTCGTTCTGGCTCTAAAAAAGAGCAGATCGACGAAGCCAAGCGTCAGCTAAAAGAACTTAAAGAGATGATGGCCAAGAAAGAGCGCTGCTGGGAAGGCTACGAGCCCACCCCAGGTAAGAAGCCTTACGAGAAGGGCTCATGTCAGCCGATCAAGAAAGACGACGAGGTCCTCAAGGTAGAGACAAACGGCCAGTGGTCGTTGGGTAAGTCTAAATTAAGATATAAATAATATTGTCTTATTAAGAGCTAATAGTGGCTTAAGGATTTCTAAATATGCAGGTAATTGTTTGCAACAATTGTAAAAATACAAAATCTATAGATTGTTTCTATAGTTATAGTTTAACTAAATGTAAAGCTTGTTTTTCTGAATATCAAAAAGCATATCATGCTGCGAACAAAGACAAAAGATCAGAATATGCAAAAGAGCATTATAAAGCAAATAGAGAAAATCATTTACTTAAAAACAAACAGTATTATTTAGAAAATAAGCTCAAACACCAAGAGGCATGTAGGTTAAGATCTCTTGAAAGAAGGCGCTCTGATATACAATATAAGTTGACTAAATTGTTAAGAAAAAGATTAAATAGCGCCATAAAGAACAAAGCTAAATCAGGCTCTGCTGTTAGAGATGTTGGGTGTACAATTGAGGAATTAAAGACTTATTTGGAGTCTAAATTTCAACCTGGCATGACATGGGAAAATTGGTCGCTAACTGGCTGGCACATAGATCATATAGTTCCATTAAGTAAATTTGATCTAACCGATTCAGATCAACTAAGAAAAGCATGTCATTATACTAATTTGCAACCAATGTGGGCGAAAGACAATCTTATAAAGAGTAATAAATATGTCTAATGAAAAAATAATCACATCGCCAAATGGCCAATGGTCTCTTGTTAAATCCAACTACGGCCCCAAGGACATGGGTCTCTACAACCCTGTAGACAACATCAAGCGCAAGCAGACCAGGACCGGCGAAGAGCTGGAGCACGTAGGGCAGAACAAAGGCGTCCGCGAGTACACTTCTGCTCTGCAGGGTACCGCTAGCCAGCAGGCGTCCGCCCAGGCAAAAGCAGACAAGAAGCGCTCCAAGGAAAACCCCGTCAAGACCATGAAAGACATGACTTCTGAGGAACTGGAGTCTATAAAGGCAAAGTACGCTTCCAAGGCAGAGCTGCACAAGACTCTCACAGATGCAGAGGCTGCAGATCTTATGCGCCATGTGTCTATGCGTCAGCCGTCCGACAGCGAGATCGCCATGCTGCTTGAGTACAACCATAGAAGAATCGAGCAAGCACAGCAAGCTCAAGTCAAACAACCAGAGGAAGAGTTCGGATACTGATATGCTAGAGAAATTCTGGAAAGAGGTGCCATCGCAGTTCTTTACCGCCACCGGAACATCGGACGGCGTTGTGACCGTTGCTGCGACCTCACCGTTCAAGATCAAGCAGTTCGTGGTCGTGCTTAACCCGAGTCTTCCGTCCATAGTCGGCGAGATAAAGGCGATACTGTCCGAGACGCAGATTGCCATCGGGCCTCAGGGGCCAAACCCCAACATGCGCATAGATTTCTCTTCCTACGGAACCAGCTCGACCATAAGTGCGCCGGAGCAGCCTAGGCCGTCGATCCCCATCCAGGAGATCGATCGCTGGACCTACGAGGAAGAGCCGACCGTTGCTCGCAGGACCATACCCGTCGACGAAGCGGGCAATATCCTGAAGTTCGTGAGATCTGCACCGGGCCAGGCTAAGAGCATGGCGGTAAACGTAGACAACCTTACCTTCACCACGTTCAACGAGGCAAGGGTATCAGACTCGCTGCAGGGCAACGCTCAGGGGCAGGCTATAAGCGTAGGCAACAGCCCCATAGAGGCTAAAGGCGGCGCTACCGCGCTTGCCACTCGCAAGGGCCTCTTCATCATGCCCATAGACAAGAACATGTACATGGGATTCAGCAACGCTGTGACTGTCGTCAACGGCATGCCGATCTTCATAAACCAGATGATCTATATCCCTGCCACCGCTCAGATGAGCATATGGCTCGTGCACAACCACTCAGGAAGTGCTGAAGCTAGGATCTGGGAGGTCGGTTAATGTTTAACACGTTCTTTACACCGACCGCTGAGTCTATTCCGGTATCCGGAAGCGGTCTTGGTTCATTGAACGTGCTAGACGCGTTAAAGAAGCTCGCGTTCCTGACGCAGGCGTCTAACCTTCTGAACCAGGACGGAGACATCGTCCTAAGGATCGGCGCCTCACCGACCTCGGTGATACTGTCTAGTCCCGTAGGGCGCTGGGAGGTTAAGGCGACCGACGAAGGCGAGCTCTACACTAGGCTCATGGACGAAGAAGAGTCAGGCATAGTGACGTACTGGCAGTTCACCAGGCCAGACGACTCCATAGCATCTATAGAGGTGAACTCCGACGGAGAGCTGATCATGGTAAGTCCACCCAGCTCCGAAGGCGTAGACATAAGCAAGATCTTCGTGGCAAGCGACAGCGGGTATATGTTTGGTCTGGGCGTAACCGACGCTGGCGAGTTCTACACCGAAACGGCTTCAACACCGTTTCCAGCGTTCAAGATCGTCAACCAGCAGGACGACGTACTTTTCAGCACTGTTCAGCAGCAGGACTCAGGTTCGCTTAGTTATATGTCAGTGTACGAGAAGAACAGCTTACCTACGAGCCCTGTGAGTATAAATAATACGTTACCGTGGGTCTTCGTTAAAGACGGCGAAACCAGTCAGCCGGCTTTCTACGACGGTACCGCTTGGAGATACTTTAGCACTGGCGGGTTGGTCATATCATGACTAGGAAAGTACATTTAACAAAGCAAGAAGACGGCGTGTCTGAGAAGGCCCTACAGATCCGCACAACAGATCCATCTTCTCCTGCTGAGAACCAGCTGTGGATCAATGTAAACACCAACTCAATAAACATCGCTAGAACAGGCGGGATCATACGCTTGAACGATACGTCTTTCTCAGAGACTGTTGTCGTTACTGCAGCAAATCTTCTTACAAAAACTCTAACAGTTTCAAAGATGATCCAGTACCCTTCAAGAACTAAGATTTTTCCTCAGGGCGGACCAGCCCAGATCTACGCTCAAGATTTCACAGTAGTATCTCCCGCGACCATAACATGGGGCGGAATGGGATTAGACGGTCTTTTAGAGGAAGGCGATAGTCTCGTGATAGAATACTCCTAGTGCACAACCTCACTGGGAGAGTCTCCGATATGTCACAAATTAAAAAGAAGTTTATTGAAGATAATGCCATAGACGGCCTTAAGCTTCAACTGTTGAACGGTCAGGGGTTTAGAGTAAAGAACACTGACGGTTCAGACCGTACCCTTTTTCATTTCAACAGCAGCAACGAGTGGCAGTTCAGCATCGCTCCTAAGTTGTCTGTTGACCCAAGCGCACAGAACGACCTCGTTCGCAAGAAGTACGTAGACGACGAGATCAACGCCGAAGAATCTGCTCGTGCAGCAGCGATCGCCGCAGAAGAATCTGCCCGTATCGCAGCCGACAATGCACTTGATGGTCGCTTAGACGTCCTCGAAGGCAACGACAGTACTTCTGGTTCCGTAGCCAAAGCGCTTAAAGATGCCAAAGCCTACGCTGACCAAAAGATCTCAGACCTCGTTGATGGAGCCCCAGGCCTCCTCGACACGCTGAACGAGCTGGCTGCAGCTATCGGCGACGACGAGAGCTTCGCAACTTCGATTGCTAACCAGATCGCAGGACTAAGCGGCGACATCACCGCCCTTCAAAACGCAAGCGGCTTAGACCTCGACGCAGAAGAATCAGCCCGTATCGCCGCTGACAACGCCCTTGACGGTCGCTTAGACATCCTTGAAGGTGCTGATACTGTAGTAGGTTCTGTAGCCAAAGCGCTGAAAGACGCTAAGGCTTATACCGACTCTGAGGTCTCTGCCGAAGAATCTGCACGTGTCGCAGCCGACGACGCCGAGCAAAGCGCTCGTATCGCCGCAGACAACGCCCTTGACGGACGCCTAGACATCCTCGAAGGCAACGACAGTACTGCTGGTTCCGTAGCTAAGGCATTGAAAGATGCCAAAGACTACACCGATCAAGAAGTCACTGCCGAAGAATCTGCCCGTATCGCAGCCGACAACGCCCTCGACGGAAGACTTGACATCCTCGAAGGCGCTGATACCGTAGCCGGCTCCGTAGCTAAGGCCTTGAAAGATGCCAAAGACTACACCGACTCTGAGGTTTCCGCAGAAGAGTCCGCCCGTATCGCTGCAGTCTCTGCTGAAGAATCTGCCCGTATCGCAGCTGATAACTCCCTCGACGGCCGCCTCGACATCATCGAAGGTGCCGACACGGTAGTTGGCTCTATCGCCAAAGCACTGAAAGATGCCAAAGCATACGCAGACGCCATCGACACCGACCTTCAGGGTCAGATCGACTCCTTGGACGGCTACACCCTCGACCTCCGCGGCGACCTCGACCAAGAGATCAGCGACCGCATCGCTGCAGTCTCTGCTGAAGAATCTGCTCGTATCGCAGCCGATAACGCCCTCGACGGTCGTCTTGACACCCTTGAAGGTGCCGATACTGTAGTTGGTTCCGTAGCTAAGGCCCTCAAGGATGCTAAGGCTTACACAGACCAGGAAGTAGACGCAGAAGAAAGCGCCCGCATCGCTGCTGACAATGCCCTCGATGGCCGCTTAGACATCCTTGAAGGTGCCGATACCGTAGCAGGTTCCGTAGCCAAAGCCCTCAAAGATGCCAAAGACTACACCGACTCTGAGGTTTCCGCAGAAGAATCCGCACGTATCGCAGCTGTCTCTGCAGAAGAGTCCGCACGTATCGCTGCCGACAACGCTCTTGATGGCCGCCTCGACGTCCTTGAAGGTGCAGACACCGTAGTCGGTTCCGTAGCCAAAGCACTGAAAGATGCTAAGGCTTACACTGACTCTGAAGTTTCAGCTCTAGTAAACGGTGCTCCTGCTCTGCTCGACACACTCAAAGAACTCGCTGACGCCATCAACGAAGACGAGAACTTTGCAGTCACCGTTGCAAACAACATCGCCAGCGAGCAGTCCGCCCGTATCGCTGCCGACAATGCCCTTCAGGGTGACATCGACGCCGAAGAATCTGCTCGTATCGCGGCTGACAATGCCCTCGATGGTCGCTTAGACGTCCTCGAAGGCGCTGATACCGTAGTCGGTTCCGTAGCTAAGGCCTTGAAAGACGCCAAAGCTTACACTGACCAGGAAGTCACCGCAGAAGAGTCCGCACGAATCGCTGCCGACAATGCCCTTCAGGGTGACATCGACGCAGAAGAATCTGCTCGTATCGCTGCAGTCTCCGCAGAAGAATCCGCACGTATCGCCGCCGACAACGCTCTCGACGGTCGCTTAGACGTCCTCGAAGGCGCTGATACAGTAGTTGGTTCCGTTGCTAAGGCACTCAAAGACGCCAAAGACTACACCGACGTAGAGACCTCTGCACGTATCGCCGCTGTCTCCGCTGAAGAATCTGCTCGCATCGCCGCCGATAACGCACTCGATGGAAGACTTGACGTCCTCGAAGGCGCTGATACAGTAGTTGGTTCTGTAGCCAAAGCATTGAAAGATGCCAAAGCATACACCGACTCTGAGGTTTCTGCTGAAGAATCTGCTCGCATCGCGGCAGACGGCACGCTGCAAGGCAACATCGACGCAGAAGAATCTGCTCGTATCGCTGCAGATAACGCCCTCGACGGAAGACTTGATGTCCTCGAAGGCGCAGACAACGTCGTTGGCTCCGTAGCCAAAGCGCTCAAAGATGCCAAAGCCTACACCGATCAGGAAGTCTCCGCAGAAGAGACCGCCCGCATCGCTGCTGACGGCGTGCTTCAGAGCAACATCGACGCCCTCGACGGCCGCTTAGACATCCTCGAAGGCGCAGACACTGTCGCTGGCTCGGTTGCTAAGGCACTCAAAGATGCTAAGGCTTACACCGATTCAGAAGTCACCGCCGAAGAATCTGCCCGTATCGCTGCTGACAACGCTCTTGATGGCCGTTTAGACGTCCTCGAAGGTGCAGACAACGTCGCTGGTTCGGTTGCTAAAGCACTCAAAGATGCTAAAGCATACACCGATTCAGAAGTTGCAGCCGAAGCTTCGACCCGCTCGACCGCCGACGCCGCTCTCCAGAGCGCGATCGACGCACTCGAAGCGATCGTACACGAGAAAGAGAAGTTCGTCCTCAGCTCGACAAACATCACCAACGGATACATCAACCTCTCTCATCAGGCGATCGAGAAATCCATCCTGATGACCGTTGATCGTCTGGTCGCTCACGCAGGTGACGACTACACAGTATCGGTTGTAGGTGGCGTAACTCGCATCACCTTCGCAGGAAGCCTTGTCGTAGGTGAAGAAGAAGAGCTGGTCGCAGGCGACGTCGTTCGCGTGATGTACCGCTACTCGTAACCCTTAGTGGGGTACCCCTGCGCGGGGTGCCCCATTTTTACACCAGTTTAAAGACCGCACGCGTTAAACAGAACTATACGCCGTGGATTGTTGCATCTGCCAGTTCCATGGCTTATAAATAAAAGGAACCTGAGATGAGCTTCACGGCCACCTACCTCGAGAAGATATCGGCTTCAAACTCTGTCGGCGGAAACCATTACGGAAGCTCGGTCGCGATATCTGCAGACGGAAACACGATGGCTGCGGCCGTATCGTACGTTTCAAGTTCCTCAAACCAAGCAAACGGCGCAGTAAGGATACTCACCAAGTCTGGTGGAGCATGGTCCCAGAGCGCGTCCATAATCACCCCAAGCAGCAGCAACGACGATTACCTAGACTACGCGGTCGCTCTGTCATACGACGGAACCACGCTGGTCGTAGGTGTTATGTCTGTCGACGGCGCCGCTGCGGACCAAGGCGCGGCTTACGTCTACAAGCTCTCAGGCGGAACATGGTCGCTCGTGCAGGCAATCTCTAATCCTGACGAAGGCGCAGACGACAACTTCGGCATCAGCGTTGCCGTATCTGGCACAGGCGACATTATCGCTGTCGGCGCGACCAGGGGCGACAAGTCCGGCGTAAACCCAGACTCGGGCACGGTCTACACGTACGTGCACAACGGCACCTCGTATGCTTACGCTCAGAAACTGAACGGATCCGACTCATCTTTCGGCGACGTCTTCGGTCACTCTATATCGATGTCGTACGACGGAAACTACATAGCGGTGGGAGCGATAGGCGAGTTCACGGGCTCAAACCCTCAGGGCGCTGTGTATGTTTATCTCAGGTCCTCTGGGACATGGGCTCAGCAGCAGAAGATAACGGCGGTTCAGGCTTCTTCAGGAAACTACTTTGGCTACTCGGTGTCGATGTCATCTGACGGCACCACTCTGGCCGTCGGAGCCTCGTCGGCCGACGACAGCAACACCGCAAATCTCTCTGCGCTCTGTGTGCTGAAGCGCACGTCGACCACGTGGTCGGTAGAGGGAGGTCTCCTTAAGTCCTCTTCTGGCTCTACTGCCGAGTACATGGCGCACGCAGTGTCCACGTCCTTCGACGGCGACACGGTCCTAGTAGGCGTGTGGGAAGGCGACACGGTCGCATCGGCGGAGTCTGGTTCGGCCTACGTTTTCAGAAGATCATCAGGCACATGGTCTCAGGCGCAGAGGATCGTTCCTTCTGATGCAGATCTTGCGACATACTTCGGCTACTCGGTCGCGCTCGCTTCGAACCTTTCGAGCATGGTCGTGACCGCACCTTACAGCAGCGACGTCCCTTCGTCGAACGCCGGAAACATCTACTCGTACTCGGTTGCTCTGACCGCTTCTGACGTGTACAGTCCGCTCGTGATCTCGAGCAAGACCATAACCGTCACAGCATCAACCATGACGTCGATCTCCGTGTCCTGGGAAAAAGCCATCGACAACATCAGTCTTCCTTCTGGCCTTCAGTACGAGGTGCGCTACTCGACCCTCGCCAACGTTTCGACCGTAGAAGACTTTGAGGCAAACGGCACGATCGCCATGGCTTACACGGCCGACGTAAGCTCGTACACCATAACGAACCTCTACCCAGGTCGTCAGTACCACATAAACGTGGCCGTAAAAGACGCCGCAGGAAACAAGACGCTGTACACGACCAGGAACACCGGCGCTCAGGCAGACACAACCGCTCCTGTTCCAGGCGGATCTGGTGCCCTCAGTTTCTCGAACGTCGGCGTATCGTCTGTGACAGTAAACTGGCAGAAAGCCACCGACAACTACAGCACAGGCGACCTCATATCCTACGCGGTCTACTACTCTACATCCAACAACATCGGCACCGCTGCCAACGCCGCGGCCAACGGTACGCGAGCGCTCAATTTTACGGCAGACATAAGCAGCCACACCATAAACGACCTTGTGCCAGATACGACATACTACTTCAACGTGGTGGCCCAGGACGAGTTCGCAGTAAAGGCCGCGTACGTTTCGTCCAGCACCTCTACTCAGGCAGACACATCCGCTCCTTCGCCGGGCGTCCTGTCGGTCTCTGCTTTAAATCTCACGCAGATCTCCGTGTCGTGGACCGCCGCGACAGACAACTACAGCACATCGCTGAACATATCCTACGCGGTCTACTACTCGACCTCCGACAACATCTCTACCGTAGCAGACGCAGAGACGAACGGCACGCTGATCAGAGACTACGCGAACACTCCTAGAACCTACCAGCTTACCGGCCTTGTGCCAGACACGACCTACTACTTCAACGTGGTGGCCAAAGACGAGTACGGCAACAAGGTCGCCTACTCTGCGATAAGCCAGAAGACGATCGCAGACACTTCGGCGCCTGTTCCTGGAAACTCTGGCATAATATCTGCCGTAGCAGTGTCAGAGACCGAGATCGAGGTTTCGTGGACAGCAGCGACAGACAACTACTCTACCGGCAGCAACGTGACGTACGCTGTGTACCGCTCGACATCCAACAACATCTCGACCGTGGCAAACGCAGAGACGAACGGTACGCTTATAATGGGCTACACCGCGAACACCACCACCTACTCGGCGACGGGTTTGTCGTACAACACGCAGTACTACTTCAACGTGATAGTCAAGGATCAGTACGGAAACAAAGCAGTCTACACTTCAGCTAGCGAGTCTACCTTGGGCGACTCCGGTTCGCCTGTTCCAGGCAACTCGGGAACGATAGCCGCAACGCCGATGTCCGAGCGTCGCATCGATCTCTCGTGGACCGCAGCCACAGACAACCTTGTTGCTGCTTCTGCGCTAGAGTACGCTGTGTATCTGTCAAGCTCCAACAATATCTCGACCGTTGCCGACATGGAGTCGAACGGAACCAAGGTGATGGACTTCACTGCCGACACCACGTACAAGATGGTCGGCAGTCTCACAAAAGACACACAGTACTACTTCAACGTTATGGTGCGCGACGTGGCCGGAAACAAGGCAGCGTACTCGATGACCAACGCGACCACGCAGGCAGATACGACCGTACCGGTCCTCGGCTCGCCGACCAGCATCGCCGTCACGAACCTTGCCGACATCTCGCTCACGCTAAGCTGGAACAGGTCGAGCGACAACTACGACATCTCTACCGCGCTGGTCTACAAGGTCTACAGATCCACCAGCAACGTTCTTACGTCGATCAACCAGACAGAGACCAACGGTACACTGATAGGAACCGGCATAAACATAGAGACCTTCAACGTTACCGGACTTACGCCGGCGACCACGTACTACTTCAACGTGATCGTGTCGGACTCGTCGGGCAACAAGTCGCTGTACTCGTCGGTGAACGCAACGACCGCAACCGACGCCCAAGCACCAACTCCTGGTGGTTCGGGCAATGTGTCTACGTCTGGCATCACCGTATCGAGCATCAACGTGTCTTGGGCAGCAGCCTCTGACAACATCACTGCGGCAGCCAGCCTTCAGTACGCTCTCTACAGATCTACTTCCAACAACATCTCGACCGTGGCAGACGCAGAGACGAACGGCGTTGTCGTCATGAACTACACCGCCAACACGACCAGCTTCACAGCATCCGGTCTAGTTCCTGCTACGTCTTACTTCTTCAACGTTGTCGTACGCGACGCGACCGGCAACAAGTCAGCTTACGTTCCTTCCAGCGCCATGACTCAGGCAGACATCACGCCACCGGTTCCGGGATCTTCTGGAACAATATCAGTAAGCTACGTTACTAAATCAAGTCTCGTACTTTCGTGGACAAAAGCGGTCGACAACCACACCGCTCAGTCTGGTCTAAGGTACGAGGTCAGAAGGTCGACGTCCAACAACATAGGAACGGTCGCCACCTTCAGGAACGGTACGGTTGTCAGAGCTTTCACGACCGACATAAACACCGTGTCTGTAGAAGGCCTTCTGCCGAACACTCAGTACTACTTCAACGTGCTGGTCATGGACGCTTTCGGAAACAGGGCCGTATACTCGATGGCCAACGCAACGACGCTGGTCGACGCACAAGGACCGACTCCTGGAAACTCTGGTCTCATCAGCTTCACCGGAACCACTCTTCAAGAAACTGTCGTCAGCTGGGCAAGAGCATCAGACGAGGCGACATACTTCGAGGATCTCGAGTACGCGCTATATTATAGCACTTCTCCCAACATCTCAACCGTAGCCGGTGCAGAGACGAACGGTACGCTGGTGATGGACTACGATCTCTACGCGAGCCCGTATCCTATGACGGACCTGACACCGGGCACGACGTACTACTTCAACGTCATCGCGCGAGACGAGCAGGGCAACAAGTCTGCGTACTCGATGTCTAACGTGTCTATGCTTCCAGACGTCACGGCACCGGTTCCAGACAACTCCGGAACCATACTGCCGAACGACACCACCACCAGCAGCGTGACGCTGAGATGGTTCAAGGCCGTAGACAACGTAACAGAAGAGCAGGACATGATGTACGCTGTGTACAGATCTATGTCCAACAACATGACCACCGTCAACCAGACAGAGACGAACGGCACCAAGATAATGGACTGGGCGGCAGACGTTCTGGAGCTTGAGATCTCGGATCTTACTCCGTCTTACACGTACTACTTCAATGTCCTAGCAAGGGACGAGGCCGGAAACAAGGCAGCGTACTCTACAGCAAAAGTGACAACGGTCTCCGACACGTCCGTACCTTCTCCGGGCGGATCCGGCGTACTGGGTGCAAGTCTCGTTACGCCTAGCACCGTGACCGTATCTTGGACAAAGGGAACCGACAACGTAACGGACGCAGGCTTCCTGATGTACGGCGTATACTACTCCAAGCTCAACAACATCTCCACCATCGCAGACATCGACGCCAACGGCACGCTTGCGAGACCTTTCTCAAGAGACATAGCGGTACAGACCGTAACGGGCCTAGACTCAGACGAGACGTACTACTTCAACGTGATGATCAGAGACTCTGCCGGTAACAGGTCTTGCTACAGCACGGTTCAGGCCACGACGCTCGAGGACATCGAAGCTCCTGTTCCGGGCGGATCCGGCGTAATAACCGCAAGCAACGTAGGCCTGACAGGGATGATACTCAGCTGGAACCCTGCCGTAGACAACGCCTCGTCGCCGCCTAACCTTCAGTACCAGGTCAGGATATCTTCGCTGAACAACATCTCGACCGTGGTGAGCGCGGAGGCAAACGGGACCATCGTGAGCGCGTACTCGTCTCTCACGTACGCTACGGTGAGCGGGCTAAACTCAGGCGAGACCTACTACTTCAACGTCATAGTAAAAGACGCCAAAGGCAACAAGTCCATATACGCGACCAAGACCCAGAGAACCAGAAACGACGTCGTCGAGGTCCCGAGCACTCCGGTTGCCGTAAACCAGGCCGTAGTGGTCGAGAGCTCCATAGACAAGATCAAGACTCTGCCTCAGGTTGTGTCAAACCCTACGCTGTCTAAGCCGCGTAACTGGGCAAAGGTCCACATCATCTACAAATCAACCACGTCGGCCAAGCGTGTCGTCGTCTCGATCACGGACTTCTCTCAGATGCTGGGGACCTTCAGAGCCAAAAACGCTGAGATTTTCGCTGTGCACAAGGTCATCGTAGAAGACGCCAACAACAACTTCGTCACGGTTCCGGCATCGTTCATAATGAACGCTAACAACTGGAACATAGACGTCGATTAGGATATAATGGATGTAGACTCCGAGTGAGAGGGCCTATATGCGCGACGATAAGATCGATTTGATCAGTAAAGACATCGAGTTTGTCAAGGACATCGTTCAAGACACTAGCCGTCGCGTCTCTAGCCTAGAGGAGGCTACTGGCCAGTTCTCTAGGGACTTTCACGAGCACATAGCCACAGACCGTCAGATGAACGTAGAGATCGCACGCATAGGCCGCATCCTAGAGAAGAACACCGACTCCCTGGTCGAGCACATGCGTCGCACAGACATAAACGAGATGAGCATCAGCGAGCTCAAGAACATCAGTCTAAGATTAGATCAAAGATTGCAGCCGCTTGAAAGTTCATACACGCAGCGTAAAACGATGATGATTCTCATTGCTAAGATTGCCGCCGTGGTTGCAGCGTTGGCAGGGTTTGCAAAATTCTTGTACGAGATCTACGTCTTGAAGCTGTAGCAGATGATAATATAAGCATATAGTGACGCGGTAATAATGCCGCGCCCTGAAGAATCATGGAGATACACTATGTCACTCATGTCCTCTAAGACAAAAAGAATCCTGGAAGTTGCCCTCGCAAACCGCGTTGCCAAGAACGAGATGGTCTCTGCCTTCGGCTCGCACGCAGTCGTTCTCTGCGTTGTAGCGACCAGCACCTCTACGACCGTAGACTTCGGCGCCCTCAAGGTCGGTGATTTCTTGGTTCGCATCAAGGCTGGCGCAACCGGCGGCGCTCTGTTCGATGTCTGCGTAGCAGACGGAACCGCTCCTGCTGCTGCAGTGATAGGCGACCTCTACATCGCTCTTCGTCTGGTCTAATCGACCGGGAGGGCGTCTTCTGCGCCCTCTTCTTTTAAGATCTCGTCTAGAGCCTGAATAGCCCCCGTGATCTGCGAGAGTCTCGTCTCGAAGCTTGAGATCTCGCCCTTCAGAACCTCGATCTTCTCTGATATCGCCCAAGCCTCAGAGCTGAGCATGTTTATCTTGTTGATTATCTTTTCGCGCATGATCCACATCCTTGCCATCTAAGGACAAACACGCCGCAGCAGATGTCTTCGTTGTCTGAAGGCTCCAGCATGCCGCAGCACGTGACCTTTACGCTGTAGCCGTTGAAGCAGGCGATCTCGTAGCCGTTTATGTGATTGTCAGGCATGTCCTGAAGCTTGAGTACACGGAGAAGTTCCATGAACTCATACAGCAGCGACGACTGCAGAGAACCAAGCTGGGTGGCCACGGTTTGTCCACTTTGGCTCTCGCTTGTCGTTTGCCCACTTGATGTGGAAGCCGAGTCGGTAAGCTTCGATGACATCGCTTATGTCCTTTCTTAGCGAGCAGTTGGGAAACTGCTGAAGTCCCAGGCTCGGGAGTATGTGCACCTGAGCCTTAAGCGATGCGTAGCCTGCAAGAAACGACGCGTGATCTTTCTTGTACCTGTGCACAAACTCATCGTTCATCGCCTTTAGGTGCTCGAGGTGCCACTCGAAGTTCTCGAGGGAGTCGCCGGACCAGAGCGTGCAAGGATGCTTGGTCCAGGCGACTCGATACACGGGAGTTCCGCCGTGGCGGGCGATCGCGGACGACAGCATCTGCACGGACTCGATCGGCATCTTTACCAGGCGCTTGTCGTCCAGCGCTCTAGCACATTCTACCGGATCGTTTGATGTGAAGAAGATGTTCACGACGAAACTCCTTTTACGTTAGATCACGTTCTTTACCACGAACTCGATCGATCGGCCTACGCTCGGCTTACGCAGACCCTGCGGCCATTCGGTGGCGATCAGCGTAGGGCCTGATCCTGTGCGGTTCTGGCGGAACTTGACTTGGTAGGTCGTGTTGATGTTGCTCTTGCTGGAGATGAACAGTGTTACGTATCCGTTCTTGACTGAGACCTTGCCGAACTTCTCGGTCAGACGAGCGAGCGTTACGGTTGGGTACTTGTCGTTGGCGGACTTCTTCGTGAACTTGACGGATACGACTGAGGTTACTGTAGACAGGGTCATAGATGCTCCTTTTATTGCCTTTCGGCGTTGTGGATGTTGTGGTGGGGACGCCGGTCGATCTCCATCCCCTTTTTCAGCCTCAACCAGGTCCGACATCTCTGCAAAGACGGAGAGCCCGGTATATACATGAACTTGCAGGTACATGTTGCGCCTGTGATCATATTATACCCTCGTTTATATATTTCGTCAGTGATTCCTTGGTGTTGCGCACAGTATCAGGATCGTTGAGCTTTCGGTTCATCCCGCTGGGATGCGGAAGTGCCAGAAAGCCGCTTACGCCTGCTTCTGCTAAAGCTCTGGCTGCGGTCTTGCCCAGCGAGACCATCTTGGCGTCTGGATGCTGCGCGAGCTTTGCGATAAGGGAGTCTCTGGCCTCTCTTATCTGAGCTACGGACAAAGGTTTGTTTCCTTCGGTCTTGTCGTCGCAGACGTTGATGAACGTGAAGTTGGCGTTTAAGTTCTCGATCCAGCTTTCGAGCGTTTTTCTTGATCTGACTGAGACGTGGAAAGGAGAGGAGTCTGGACTAGACGAGCTGGGGTTCGAGCCTACGAACACTACGTTCACTACGTTCACTGTGCTCATCTTATTCTCCTTGGTTAAGGAGGCATTTTTTGCTTACGATCTCTAGCATGAACGGGCCTGCGGTGAAGATCTTGCACCCGCACGCGGACTTTATGTGTCTGGGTCGCCATATGTCGATCGAAGGCGTCAAAAGGTAATGCGCGTACGTGATCACTATTCGTGGTGAGAGTCTGTAAGTCTTCATGTTAGCCTCAGCAGTACTGAACGCCGTTGATCCAAATTCCCTCGTTGGGTCTGCACGGCAGCTCCCTGAGCTTGTCTGGTTCGGCGTCGCAGATAAATACTCTTGTTTCGGTCTGATTCTGATCGCACCTTGCCCAGACCTGGATCTTCACCTGCTGGTTCTCGCCGTAGATCTCGCCTGTGCTCACGAGCCCGAGAGCCCTGTCGCCCGGAAGAGACACGGTCACGTATACGTTTCTTCTGGGCTCGAGCAGAAGATACTCGATACCCGCAGCAGACGGGGTCGCGCTCTGTATGACGAACCAGCCTTTGAAAAACATCAGAGACAAGGACATATGATCATCTCCTGCACGTGAGGCTCATCCACAGCTCCCCGCCGTGGCTGAACGAAACTTGACCGGACGGTGTTTTTTCACTGCACACAAGCTCTATGGACTCTATATACGGGCTTATTGTCCCGCTGTCTCGGTCGAAGTTGGATCTTCCGGTGTCGCACGTGATCTTTGCGTGGCATCTGCTGTCCGATATCTCGGGTCTGCAGACGTACACCGGGTTCATGGCGATGACCAGAATCCTGCCGCATATGTCTATCATAATGGTATCAATCATGCTTCACCTTGTATATGAGGTCTATGTATTGATCCTCGTTTCGGATATCGATCTTTAGGTCCCTCATAGCAAGGATGTCGTCGAAGTCCCGGTACCTTGTCTTAGCCACTACGCGCGTCACGCCGCTCTGCCACAGAAGCCTCATGCACACCTTGCACGGCGTCATCGTGCACACAACGAAGCAGTTCTCCATCGAGATGCCGTGGCGGGCGCAGTTGGCGATCAGGTTCATCTCACTGTGAACGATGTAGTCGTACTTGTCTGGACGAGTGCTCGGAAGAGAGTCGTCGTCTGCCCCTCGTACGAAGCCGTTGCAGCCGGTCGCAAGTATTGCACCCGTCGATTCTTTGATCAGGACGGATCCCACCTTTGTCTCTGAGTCGTGTGATCTCTGAGAGGCAGCTTCGGCCATCATCATGTAGGTCTCTATCTTAGAAGGCTTCATTTCTTTTCCTTGGGTTTTCTTTGCGCAGGATACTCGTCGAAGAATTCCCTGCCGATTATCAGAGAATCCAGATAATGCTGGTCCATCTCTATGGCGATGTACGATAGCGAGTTTATAGACCTTAGGACCCCGTACTTGTTGCGCCCCCTCACCCGTCTGGCGAGTATCATGTTGAACATGACCGACTCGACCTTGTAGCGCACGTTTATGCCTAAGGCGTTCTTTTCTATAGAGTTAGATTGCTTCAGTCTTCTTACGACGTAGTCGCCTTTGCTGAAGCCCGTGGTGTTTGTGTTTGGGATGCCGAACATCACGCACCGTCGCACGAAGTCAAAATCCCTAGCGTTGAGGAACTGGATGTCGACCCAGTCTATCCCGTACCTCTCGAACATCTCCTCAAGATAGTTCATCTGATGATTCCGTCTTTAAGATCTCTAGTTCGTAAGCTGAAGTTTTATCAGGCGCTTTCTGTGTCTTGAGTCTCTTGACCTTGACGCGCTCTGTTACTTTGCCTCGCTTAGGGCACACGTACGATATGTCTTCGTAGTACGTAGACTCGACTTCGTCTTTCTTCGGTTCTTCCTTCTTTCTTCTCATCTCTGTATGAACCTCTTTATGTCTTCAAGATTCTTGTATTCTATCGAGACCGCGTCGTGCACGGCTCTTTGATATTGCTTGACTATCGGATGAAGGTCCTTGGCAAACATGAACCTGGACCACTCGCCCATGCTCGCGTACATCACGCCTTCCCAGTAAGCGGAAACAGGCGTAGTGACGGACGCCACAAAAGCGTTGCAGCCGTCGTGTACGTAAGATTTCTGATTAAGCATCAGCGACTCGACCGTCATCTTCATCGACTCCGAGATGTCGCGATCGTTAGCAGTAGACCCTGACGCGATCATGTCCACGGTGGGGCAGAAAGCGTCGCTGGCCTGGCTCACGGACGACGTGCACCGTATGCCGGACGACACCATCGGGATAAGGATGAAGTACGGGCACTTTACCTGTAGGTGGACGTATATCATGTCTATGGCCTGCGACGTGAGCCTGTTCCTGAACATCGAGGATCTTATCTCTAGATGGTCGCTGTAGGACGGCGAGCACGACATCAGCGACACGTAGCCGTGGTCTAGAACAGGCAGTCTATTTAGCTTTGTTCTTTCGCTCATCGATGAGTCCTCGTTCTCTTAGGATCTTGAGCACGGTGAGAAAGTTGGCGTAGAAGTTTCTGCTGGCGACGCCGAACCGTGGGCCGTCATACTGCTCTATGATGGTACATATGTCGCGGCTGCCCGTCTCCTCTACCGCTCGCTGCACGCCCCTTAGGCCGTGGTTGTATGCCGTTATGGCAAGCGGCCAAGACTTCAGCACTCTGTATTTCTCTACGAGGACGTGGATGCCGACCTTGGTGTTGTACTCGGGATCTTTGAGCTTCTTGGGGTCAAAGCCGTACATCTTTGCGGTACCGGGCATGACCTGCCACATGCCCACTGCACCGACCTTGGACCGTGCCTTGGGATTGTATCCGGACTCGACGTGCGGCAAGACCTTGATCTCGAGCGGGATGCCTTTGGCCTTTATGTTCTTGACGACCATCTTCTTGTGGGTCTTGTAGCGCGTGATCCCTTCCTCGAACATCGATTTCACGCCCTTCTGGACGCGGATCTTGACGCCTTTTTTCTCGTACTTTGCCTTTATGGCCTTAACGAGTTCTGTCCTCTTCTTGTCGTCATCTGGAAGATCCACGATCTCCATGATCTCGAGCGTCTCTTTCTCGAAGACGATGCCCTTGTCCTCGTCGTACTTCGTGTAGACGTCGTACCAGAAGTCTACCGCCTTGGCGAGACAGGCGGGTTCCTTGAAGTTCTCGGCGCGTGCCGATCCGGCGATGAGCATGAGTGCCATTACGATTCTCACTGTTGATCTCCGTAGTCCAGATTACGTTCAAGCTCGAACATGATCATGTGCGCGACGAACCATCTTTGGGCCTGCCTAGTGTCCGACTGTATCCTAGACAGAAGCCACTCCTGGCGGTCTCCTCGCGGGACATCGTCGTCGATCTGTCGGCGAGCTTCCTTGAAGAGCTCCAGAGCCTCAAGATCTTCTTCCTCATCTTCCATTATCCATGTTGCCATTTTCGACCTCTATATCAAGCATCTCGTACTCGCTGCCAGAGACGCCGTATCTCGCGTAGTCTCCCCCGCCGTCGATGAAGCACGACTTACACTTGCACCAGCGACAGTCGTGGCGATGCCGAGACCACACTATGTCGTTACACTTCAGGCACTTTATCGCCGGCACCATCATCGCTCGGCTCCTTGTACTCGTAGGGTTTCCAGTAAGCGATCCAGTCGTCTACCGGGATTCTCACGCTCTGAGTGATGTCCATCGGCCATGGTCTGTGGCGTTCGCCGATGTTCCACCACTCCACCTTCATCTTCAGGAGTCGCTTCTCTTTCGCGTAGAAGCACTTCAAGACCTTCAGCGCGACGTCTTTGTTGTTGACGTGCTTGAACATTCCTGTAGGTCTCATAGATCGCTCTTGAGAAGGTTTTCCATGAAAGCCACGTCGTGGCCGCACGAGTCTTTCCATGCATGCTCTGCGTCCTCGCGCTCCCACGCCCACTGCCGCATGCTGCCCTGACCGCTGACGGCGATGTGGCCTTTTACGATGGCAAGTAGCGCAGAGGCCCTCGCGTCGTCTCCGGCAAGCCATGCAAAGAAGGCGTTCTCGGGCTGACGAGAAGTGAGCTTCTTGGCTGCTTTCTTTGCGAGCCACGAGATCTTCGACCGGCCTCTTCTAGCGATCACAAGCGACAAGAGCGTCACACCCACCAGGTGAAGCGTGTATCCCAGCGGGTTGAATCTCGCAGAGACGTACACGTACGGGACGTGTAGGAACTTGGTGAGTCTGTAGACGAGCGGCACGATCCGCACGCCTGCCTCGATGGCCATCCAGTAGACGCCGGGCGTCATGACGCAGCGACCGTCCGTGTCGTCGTTGCAGGCTTTGCAGCCGTTGTCGAGCGTGTGCTGGACCCAGCGATGGTAAGCGCCAAGAACGCTGGAGCCGAACTGGGTCGTGTTCGCTTTTACTGCCGCAAGGCTGAGGCCGGTGGCCATGTCTCGGCTGAACGAGTTGATATGGCGCATGCCTTTGTCGGCCTGCTCTCGCTTGAGCGGAGACCTGAAGAAAGCACCGTCCTTGCCCTCGCAGCCCAAGATGCCGCTAGAGACGTCTTCGCCTGAGGCGTACATCAGCGCACCCCACAGAAGCGAGTCTCCGTCGTCTTGTCCGCCTTTGCACGGGATGCCCTCTACGTACTCTCGGTTCATGTCCACTCCTTCTCTTGATCAAGTAGACCCGCCTCGCATGTGTACTCCTGCTCTTTAGAGAGGATACGGTCCATCACGATGTCAGCGCAGCGGATCTGTATGTAGTCGATCGTGTTGCTGTCTAGCCACTTCGGCTTGTTCTTGGGGTTCTTGTCTAGGACGTAGACCTTCGCGTTGTTCTGGTCCTCTATCCACATCCTGCTGACTTCGCCGATCATCTCGTCGAAGTCGTATGGGCCGTGTATGGTCTTGGCCAACAGCCTGCCGTCGTCCCTGGCACCGGTAGACACGGCGACGATGAAGGTCTTGTCGTACAGACCTCGTAGGTCCATGCTCTCTACCTGAGGTACAAAAGTGCGTTCTGACGAGTCGTTCATCTTGACCTCTTGATCGTTTGCGATTGGTCTAACGTTATATACAAAACGTTGATGTCTTGATACGGAGATGTGGTGGATCTAGGAGTCGAACCAGAACACGAACCTGAACTCGGTCTTGTTGCTGCAGCCCAGAAGAAGGTTCTCTGCCTTCTCCCAGTCGATGAGCTTGTTGACGTAGTCGATGGCCGAGTAGTCGATCCTCCAGGGTTGGTCGAAGGGGCCGATGTCAAGCGGTACGGTGTCAGACCACTCGGGATCTTTTTTGACGATCTTGAAGTATCGGTCGAGCACGCGCTTAAGCTCCTTAGGCGTCAGCCACGACGAGCTGTGGAAGCCGCACTCGTGGGAGTCGGCCCACAGCTCGCTCACGAACTCGCACGTGCCTTCAGGTATGCCTCTTGCTGGATATATGGGGCTGTGGTAGGATCTTACGCCGGAAAGGAGACCGAAGAAGACGTAAGATCTTCCTTCGAGGGAGATGACCGAGCCGTAGTGATCGCTTTCTGGGCTTTTCTTGCCGTCCTCGAGCTGCCATGGACCTTTGTTCGTGCGTTTCTCCAGGAAGAAATGTACGTCTGTGCCCACGTGCAGCCTCTTGTCAGTTGATTATGATGTAGTCAGCTTTGTCGGGTCTTTCCTTAAGATCCAGCTCTGCCTGCTTCTCTTTGCTTGCCTTGATGCTCTGTCTGCTGACTTCTTCGCTGAAGATCCCGTCTGGTGCATCGATCACGTCGACGATCTTGAGCCACCCATCGTTCGTTTCGGAAACGAGATCGGAGGCGATCCACATGGTCTCCTGGTCGAAATGGAGCTTAAACCACTTCTTTCCGTTTTCGCTTAGGGCATCGAACCTTCTTCCTGCGATCATCACAGAGATCTCGTCCAGTCCTCTGCGGTCGATCTTGCGCATCTCTCTGGCCAGGATCTCTGCCATGTCTGCGGTGATAACTGCCTGCATCACGAACACCCTCGACGGGTGAAACAGAAGCAGCGAGTTCGGCATGGCGTACCGCTCGGTGCAGTGCGGCAGAAGCTGGAAGGCCATGGAAGCCGCCATCGTGCCTACGGCGCAGATCACCGGAACGTCTCTTGCTCTTGCGATATCAAGCGCTTGAGTCAGCTGATATCCCGCGAAGACGGATCCACCGGGCGAGTTGATGATCACGTAGATCGGGTCCTTAGACTTTGCCGAAAGACGCTCGATCTTGTGAGCCAGATCTATAGCGTTGCCGCCTATCGCACCGATGACGGCTACGGTTCTTTCTCCGCTAGGCACCTTGAGGTACGTCGGTCCCTTGTGCTTATCGGCAAGCGCCGAAGAAGCCACAAGACTGGCCACAAGCATTACAAACAATCTTAATTTCTTCATGACTTCTCCATCCTTTAGTAAAAGCACCTAAAGGATGGTTATACTCGCTTTATTTAACTTTGCTCAAGGCCAACCAAGCATCTTCTTCATCTGAGGAAGATCGCGCTTTTAAGCTCTTCGTACAGCAGCCAAGGATCTTCAATCTCAATTTGATTGCTTTTACGCATGTTGACTTTATGATTCAAAGGGCGTAAGTTTCTAAGACTGTTCACTATTTTTACATCAAATACTTTGTTTTTTATAAACCAGTCAACAGGCAGGATATGGTCTATCGACCAACCTTCACGTCCATAGTTGCTCCAAGACATGTCTTCATTGAACTGGGCCTCTATGTGCTCTTTAAACTCTTTCCAAGAGTATCCGAGCATCTCTGTGGTTTTATTTTTATTCTTAGTGATGCCGCCTGACTTACATACATTGGCCATAATGCCAGAGAGCATCTTTCTAGCCTTGACGCATTCTAAATAAAAATCCCTATCGTTGCTTATGAACCTGCCGTTTTTGACACTGCTACGTAGGCCTGAACTAAAGGAGCATGATCTGCACATCTTTGCGCCATGTGATTTCTTTTTGCCGCATTCGCATACATGCTTACCGGTCCAAGCAGGATTAGAAGAGCCTCTAGATCTAGCTGACATACGCTCAGCCTTGAGGATCTGGCACGAATCTTTGCTGCAGTATTTTAATGAAGTTCTTACCGGATCTCCGCATGAGGCGCATTTGCCCTTTACCTTCTGGGTCTTACCGAACTTATCGCCCATCATCTTGCCGCGAATCTTACCTATACACGACGCGCATCTTCCGTTCCAGGCAGGAAGATCGCGACTTATCTTTTCGTATTCTTTGTCGCATTCATCGCATTTAACACATATCTTGTCATAAGCTCTAGCTTCCTTGACATCATATCCTTTTACTTCTACTGTCTTTTCATATAATATCATTAGATTTTCTCCATGAGATCTAATGATATTATATCAGATCATTAGACCTAAATGCCAAGCATCTTCTTCATCTGAGGAAGATCGCGCTCGTAGATGTGCATGGAGTGCGCAGTGTGGGTGTAGGTGCCTTTGGTTAAGTTAGGGTACGTTGGTTTGAGCTCTTGAACCAGTCGATCCATCAGGCCGACGAACCACGACAGGTCATACACCAACCCCTTGGACAAATCGTTACTCCTCATAACTATCGATAAACTCAGGCGATCTTCGCGAATAAGCCAGTTGCCATGCAGGGTGCACACCTGATCCTTGTTTCCGACCCAGCGGTGCTCAGGTAGAGCGAATGCCATAACGGCTTGCCGCGTGTCTTTGTCGGCGATGAGGGCCTGCTTGGCCCATTCCCAGGGAGTACGGTGCGCTTCGCTGAACAGCGGAAACTTCCCGTCATACGGATCGCCGAACTCGTAGAGTGCGTTGCCTTGACTGGCGTTCTTCCAGATCAGGTACCCGTAAGCAGAGTTGATCGTCCCGTCTGGGTTAGCGATCTTCTCCCAGAACTTAGAAGCCTTGGCGAAGTCCTCGACCGAGTTAGAGCAGGAATCGTACAGATCCATCTCTTTTGCCGTGTACTCGGCGATCACTCGGTTGCGCTCTGGGTCTCTGGTGACGACGGGCTCTGAGACAGGAGACGTGACCCTGAACGTGTAGTCGGTCTTCTCGAGGATCTTCTGCCCGCGCGGGGCACACACGAAGTCTGGGTTCTCGAGCACGTCTTCTATGGTGCCTAGGTACGCTTCATGGATGTTGCCGTAGATCTTCATCGCTCACTCCTTCCTGTCGATCCCGCAGTGCTTGCAGGCTTCTTTAACAAAGTTGAAGGAGACGTTCACCCACTCGTGCTTGCAGACCTCGGCGTCGCCTTCTTTCCAGTACTTGGAGAAGTACTGGTCCATGGGGGAGCTGCCGTGGCCGGTGTCGCGGTCCAGCTCGTCCAGGTACCAGGTGTAGCCCGGCGAGTACGGGATGTTGATCTTGCTCTCAGAGTCAGACATCGCTTTATCCTCACTCGTATAGTTCGTCGTCGGCCCGCATCATCATCTCCTGCTTCAGGAACTCGAGTATGCCGATCCACTCGAGGTAGTTGGTGCCCGCAGGGATGAACTTGTACTGATGTATACCGCTGTCGTTCTTGCCGTTGATTATCAGCATCATGCTGTCGATGTCGTCTCGCTCGATGTGGTCCTTGATCGCCGGGATGATCTCGCTGAGCATTTCCTGGACCTTGCCGATGTCTCTGAGTGTCATGTTTGCCTCTGTTAGATGGCGTTGTTGCCGTGTTTCTCGCTTATGAAGGTCAGCGCCTCTCGGATGTACGAGAGCTCGTTTCCTGCGTCTTCGGCGTACAGCGTGAGCACGTAGCCGTACTCACTGTGAAAGACGTTGGCCCCGTTGTCCTCCGACGGCTGCACGTAGAGCTTGTGGTTCAGTCGGTTCGCGATCAGGTTCACCTTTGACACCAGGGATTCGCTTGTCATGCTGTGCTCCATCAAGTGAGTCTGCGATCTTGTTTGAGTATCTTATGGCCGCTCTCTCGTGCGGCCTTCGGCTCCAGGGCATCTTGTTTATGCTGCTCAGCTTCTTGTTCTTGTAGGTCCACCCGGAGCTGGTGCGGCGTATGGCCCCGCTGCGGACCTGGTAGAGGTGGTACGTCTCGTGCGCGACCGTCTTCACCATGTCCCTGTCGGTCGTTTCGGGGCAGAGCCTGACGACGATCAGGTCTCTGTCGAAGAATATTACCCCGGTCGTGTCGAGGCTTCGCTTGCACCAGCTCGGCCAGCGGTCGACGACCACGACCTCTGCAGGAGCGATTCCGAGCGACATGCACATCAGTCTGTGCCATGCTTTTGCCTCTGCGGTCTTCTTTCTCAGCAGCATCTCTAACCTCGTCTAGTTGCATCGACCCACGATCTTCATCCTGTCGTTGCCGTCTTTCGGCACGAGGATCAGGCAGTCGCCTACGTCCACACCTCTCATCGCGTGGTCGTTGCTGAGTATCAGCGATTTCTTAAGCGTCTTGAGATCGACCACCGCGACACGATACTTGGCCTCGTCGTCGGGTCTCTTGGGCAGATTTATCGCTATAAAGAGCACTATGACCTTCACAGTCTTCCTCCCTTCTTTATGTTTTCGTAAAAACTACGCATACTCTGCTTATAGCGCTGCATCCTACACAGCTCTGAGCATGTCTTGTAGTTAGACTGCTTTGCGATAAAGCTAAGGCCGCACACTGCGCAAGCTTTATTCATCGCTTAGGTCGCCTACGGCTTGCTCGATCTGGGAGGTCCAGACGCCGTACCCGTAGCGGCGCTTCGTGAGTTTCTTTAAGATCTGACCGCCGCGGTTGTAGATGTGCGTGAATATGAAGGTGGACTCTTTCACCGAGCGACCGTCCTCGGTGCGGTAGTCTGGGTTGTAGTTGCTGAGCGCGACGCAGACCTCCATGAGGAGGTACTGGCGGATGTCGCGTATGCTCATACCGGTGTTGCCGAGGGCCACGTCCTGCTTGTGGGGTGAGAGCGAGGCCTCGTTCCAGTTTTTGAGCACCGACTTTCGTATGTACGAGTCGACCATCGGCATGTACTTCTTGATGTCTTCGTCAGTTAGAGTTCTTTTTATCTTTGTCATGCTTCACCTTTAAGAGGTTGTCTTTTTCCCACAACGGTCGAAGGTTCGTGTAGTGACACGCTTGCCTGAGCTGCTCATGCACCGAGAGATCGAAGCTGCACAGCGGCACGGCGTGGTCTATGTTCCATCTGTCTTTGCCTTTGCCGTAGTTCTCCCAGGACATGCCTGGTTCCCACAGTTTCTCTAGATGAGACCTGAGCTCCTCGATCGAGCACCCAAGATCGGCTACGGCAGATCCGTCTTTGGATCGGTTTCTGATCGCGTTGGCGAGCCTGCTCCTGAGGTTGCAGGAGATCTTGAAGCTTAGGTCCGACTCGAGCTTCTGGCGCCGCTTCTCGTAGAGGTCCTGCTTGTTTCTCTGGAACCATCTCGCCTTGGTCTCTGCGACCCTGTCGCTGTTTTTTGCATGCCACTCCGCAGAGCTTTGCTTGGCTTTTTCTTTGTTCTTGGCGTACCACTCTTTCTTGTTGCATCCGGCGCACTGGGTCTTGTTCTTGTACCATCTCGACGACTCGACCCGGTCGCAGTAGAGGCACCTGGTCATGTCTTCTTCGCCTCGAAGGCGGCGATCTTGCCGAAGACTACGTTTATGGTCTCTTCGTTGAGCTTGTCAGGATCGATCAGACCGGCGCGCAGTATGAGCTCGGAGAGCCTCTCGTCCGATGTCGCGATCCTGAACACGTTATCGCGTCTCAGGAGGTTCTTGAACGCCTGTTTCTGTTCCTTGACCTTCTTTGTCTTGCTTGAGCTTCTCTTGAGGTCCATCCATCTCATGAGGATGCGATCTCCGGCCAGCTCCACGAAGAACTTGACCAGATCGTACATAGATGTCTTGACCTCGGAGTTGGAGGCGAAATGATCGTAGATCACCTTCACGTAGAGGGACCCGTCGTCGACCTCGCTGAACTCTTTGAGCCACGGCGTGTAAGAGTGAGACAAGCGCAGATCGCCGAAGTATTCGTGGAAGATGATGGTCGCGATATTTTCCTGCTCGAGCGTTTGGCTCTCTACGTACCTGATTGCCTCGATCATAGACGATACCATGTCACAACCTCGATATCTTGTATATGGGTTTGTTGCTTCTGGCTATGGCTTTGATGTGTATGAGATTTATCTTGGCGAGATGGTAGTTCGACCCGCTGCCGGACGCGACCTGCGACACCAGGCTCGCCACGTCGAACATCGCTTCCGAGGATCGGATGCGCCACTGGTTCGACCTGATCTTGGTCTCTAGGGCCCCACAGATAAGATCTCGCCAGTACTTTTGGCCCTTGCGGCGTCGCTCGCACGGTACGTCCAGGAGATCTGCAAGGTCTGATAATCGCTGAATATCTTCTGTGTCCAGCTCAGACGGTGTGTATATGTTATCGCACGCTTTTTCTAAGACGTAGTCGATGATCTTGGACTCGCTTGTGTCGAGCTTGGAGATCAAGATGTCGGACTCTTTGACCACTGCGCCTTTGTTCGTGTTGTACGAGAAGCATCCGTCGCTGAGATCGACCTTCAGGGATCTGTTGAACATGGACCTGTAGGCAGAGCAAATTGTCGTACTATCTTCCTCGAAGATCTCGTTTCGACCGTACATCACGTGTGCTATCAGCTTGTCTAGGCCTAAGTAGAATGAGCCGGATTTACACATCTTGGTCATGAAGGGTCTTACCTGGTCTCTGGTCAGGACGAACGACTGGTCGAGTTTAGAGAGCTCGTCTAACACCGGGCACTGGAACGGCTCGACCATCTGCGATATTGGGTCTAGACTGTCGTATGTCTCGTCGGCGAACAAGGCAACCATGGCTCCTCCGTGGATCGGGTGAAAGTGACACGATCGCTATTTTGTCCATTGCGATGGACAAAATGCACGCTTATGATCACTATATTGGTCATTATGACGTATAGGCTGCATCATCGAATAGGATCGGGATTGACCGAGAGTCAGGCAGTGATATCGCCGCTTATCAGCGCTTGGATCGCGATATCGGCCTCGTGCGTCTCGGCCATCAGAGTGATGTCATGTTTGTTGATCATCAGAAAGTGCCTGTCTTTGAGGGCCACCACTATCAAGTCGTAGCCTGCATTCTTGTCGCTGATCAGGCGGGCGTTCTCTAGCTTTAGGAGCTGTCTCAGTCTTTTGGTGTAGACATTGAGCGCTTCCTTCTCGGAGTTGACGGCGCGAAACTGCTCCTTGAGGAGTCTGATCCTGCTTGACCAGGGGCTCCACCCCTTTAAGGTCTCGTAATAGTAGATCTTGCTGCGTATCTTTCCTCTTCTGGAGGCCCAGATGTTTCGCTTGTTGACTATCCAACAGATCTCTGATAAGTTGGGATTCATGGTCTTGCCTTATCTAGGGTTCGCGGTGTCGTTTACACACTAACAGTCGCGTCGATGATCATCTCGCTGAGATAGATGTTGAGTAGATCGTAAGGTGTGAGGTCATATTTTGCAGCATAAGCAGCATAAGCAGCAGCAGCAGCATCAGCATAAGCATAAGCAGCATAAGCAGCATCAGCAACAGCATCATCAGCAGCAGCATCATCAGCAGCATCAGCAGCAGCATCAGCAGCAGCATAAGCAGCAGCAGCAGCATAAGCAGCAGCAGCATCAGCAGCAGCATCATCAGCAGCAGCATAAGCAGCAGCAGCAGCAGCATAAGCATCAGCATAAGCAGCATAAGCAGCATTAGCAGCATTAGCAGCATTAGCAGCATAAGCAGCCTCGCTAGGATCTAGTATCCACTTCTCTGCTGCTTGTATAGCTGCTGCGACCCTAGGGTCAGTGTTTATATGCTGTACCCTCTTAGCGCACCATACCGCAAACTTAACGCAGTCCATCTGACTCCAAGTAGATAGAATCTTTTTAATTTCCATGATTCACTCCGGCACGCTGAAGCCAAGCTCCTTGGCCTTCTTGACCGACAGCGACCCGCGAGCCTCACCTGGGCGCTTGGTGCGCTCCACGCCGTAGCGCTCGAAGTTCACCCACTTGCCATCTAGCTCGACGAGCTGGTAGACGATGCCCTGATCGTCCTGAAAAGCGTGGTTGACGCCGTACTCCTTGACCAAAGCCTCGACAGCGGTCTTGTAGTCGTCGAAGAATCGCTTGATCTCTTCGCGCCGACGGTCCAGAAGAATAAGCTGAGCGTGCAACGGTGACATATCACTCTCCTTTGCTGTTGATCTTTTCGACGTAGAGATGCGCGACCTGAAACGCTTGATCGAGCGTCATCCTCGTGCTTCGTTTGAAATCTTCGTTTCGGTACACGACACTAGGCATCGTGCAGAACTCAAGGTCAGGATAGAGAACTTCGTCGCGCTCGTTGAAGATCGAGAAACATCTCGCTTCCTTGGTGGCGATCTTGCGGATCCATATACCGTACTTCTTGGAGAATAGGAACTCGGTGGCCATGCCGAGCATGGCTTTGTTGTCGTACTTCACGATGTGTCCCTCGATTATTTTGGAGGAGTTTCTTGATCTTTATCGGATCGGATGATCTTAAGGTTGGAGCGTTTATGCTTCTTGGCAGACGAGCCCGCTACGGTGAAGTCTTTTGCGGAGCCTGCGATGTACTCGAGGTACGTGCGGTGGGTCTTCTCGATCTCCTTCATGGCGACGTCGTACATCTTGGCGATCTGCTTCCTGGCGCGTATGCTTGCGATAAGATATCCGGCGACGTAGGCCGAAACACCGATGCACATAGTCAGCACTATCAGAGAAGCGACTCCTGCGTACTCCATGTTAATCTCCGTTGCTTGAGTTTTCTTCAAACCTTACATACAGCAGAGCTGCGAGCTCGTCTTCGGTGATCTCGGCCTTCTTCAGGCGCTTCTTCCATTCCTTGATCTTCTTCTCGTCGGCGTTGTGGCGGCCTCTGTTTAGGTGCTCAGGAATGGCTCTAGTGTTCTTGCAGCTGTAGCCCTCTGAGTTGTCCTTGCGGTCCGGCGAAAGTTTCTGTCCGTTCTTCTTCTCGGCCCTCTGGTGGCGATCGGATATGTCGCTCCAGTCTCCGTTTCCTTTGGAGGTCCCAGGTGCGGTGCCGTTCTTGCCCTTCTGGCGTCGGGTGGCGTCGTCGGCCTTACGCCAGGCACGCTCTTTTGTACCAGCAGTGTGGCGCAGTCTTGTGAGCTTGTCCATGCACGACTTGCAGCGCGAGCCCTTAGATCCGCCGGAAACTTCGGTACCGCAGCGGACGCACTTAGACTTAACGAGTTCCTCTACCAAGTCCCATATTCTTTCGTCTAGATCGCTCATTTTATCCCTCGGGCAAGATCGGTGCTATAATATTTTACCCCAAGAGTGTGCTCTAGATGGTCTGTATGCTTTTTATCTCTTGTATCAAGAGTTTAATCTGCCTGATCTGAAGCCTACGTATGAGGTTTGCGTCGGCGATCTTGAGCTTGAAGAGAACCCTAGACGCACCGATGAGCACGTCCTCGCTGATCATCAGCTTACCTCTGTCGGAGAGAAGGAATCGATCATCCTTGTCTGAAGGTCGTACATCGTCTGGCGAGACACGATCTTGAGCTGGATGAGCGTGGATGCTGCGAGTAGCACGGTCCTGTAGGACCCGAGGCTGCGGATCTCGTTCATGCGTTTCTCGTCTTCTTGAGTCTTCTCATTATCATGTCTTTCTTGATCCTTGAGGCCTTCTCGACCAGGGTCTTGCCGTCGAGGTGGTCGATCTCGTGCTGGAGGCACGCGGCCATCAGCCCTGTGGCTCTGATCTCTTTGTGCTCGCCGGACAGGTTCTGGTATCGCACCGTGACCTGGTCGAAGCGCTTGACGACGTCGATGACGTCCGGCAGCGACAGGCACCCCTCGCGGGACATGACGTCGACCTCTGCCTCCAGCAGGATCGGGTTGACGAGCACGATCGGGATGTTGTGGTAGGGCTCCGACATGTCGCCGAGTAGCCTAGGGACCTCGGTGACCGCCACCCTCCTGGAGTCGCCGACCTGGTTGGCCGAAAGGCCGATGCCGCCCTCGGCCCGCATCGTCTCGATCATGTCCCGAGCGAGCCGCTCGAGGTCGTCGTCGAACACCGACACCGCTAGGCAGCGCGTTCGTAGCATAGGGTCTGGCCATTTTCTTATCTTGAGAATCACGTCTCACCTCACGGAAACGTTCTGTAAAGGATCTGGCATATCTTGTACACAACGAGCTTGATCTTCTCTTTTAGTCTGGTCATGTTAAGCCTTTCTTAGGGATCTTGATGGTGCTACCGATCCTCGCGAGCGGGTGGTCGGCGTGCCCGCCTTCGGATATGATCCACAGGGTCTGTGGGAACTTCTGACCGGGCCTCATCGAGGCTTCGATATCGACGTCGGAGTAGCAGCCGTCCGTTATTATCAGCGAGAGGTCCGGGCTTGTCTCGAGTATGCGCTTGAGTGACGAGCCGAGGTGCGTGCCGCCCATGCTCACGGCTTTCTTGATCTGCTCCTGCGTAGACCGGTCTCCGAGCTTGTACTTTGCCGTGTGGTAGTTGACGTCGCTGAAGAGGTTGATCTCGCACTTCCTGGAGCCGACCTTCAGGAACTGGTCGACGATGTCTAGGAAGACGTTCAGCTCCTCGATCGAGATCGAGCCCGACGTGTCGAGGAAGAGGCTCAGCTTAGGGAGCTCGCCTTCGCGGGTGCCCGGCGACATATTGCCGTACCTGCGGGATCTTCTGGACCACGTGTGGGCGCGATCGTGGCCGGAGGCCGACCGCTTGATGGCGGACAGTATCAGCGCGCGGTAGTTGAGCTCGGCGCGCCTCGTCTTGATCGAGTCTAGAAGCTCTTTGACCGAGCCGGGGAGATCGTCGTAGCTTAGGCCTTGCTTCACCATGGCCCGCTTGACCAGCTCCTCGGTCGCGTCTAGGATCTCGCTCTCCTCGGCGTTGGCGTGCCAGTCGTGCACGTCGAACTGGCGTGGGAGCCCCTTGCCCTTGCCGCTGCTCTTGCCTTTTGCGGGCACCCACTCCATGTCGTCGACGTCGACGTCGAGCTTCTTGCCGGCCTCGCCCTGGATGGCCCAGGCCTTGCCCTTGTTCGCGGTGCCGTAGCGGGGGACCGCACCGTCGCCGCGCTTCACGATGCCGGCGTCGTCGTGGCCGTCGTGGGCCTCGAGACGAGTCAACACGACCGGCGAGGTCTGCGACCCCGGATCTGACACGACGTATATGCCGTTGTCCTTGAGATCGGTCTGATCCTTGACGAGGATGTTCTGGCCGACACCTAAGGTCCTGCCGTCGATGGTCTGCTCGCCGTCTGCGTTGAACGTCAGGGTCTTGCCGCGCTTTGATCCACTGGGCACGACGTCGAGGTTGTCGGTGGTCGCGACGGACACGAGGATGCTCTTGTTGTCTGGATCTTCCTCGGGCTCGTCGTAGTGTTCCATGAGCTTCTCGAAGTAGTACTCCATGGGCTTGTTCTTGGGCCACGGCGTTTTCTTGCCGGTGCTCTCGCTCGTGTCGTAGTAGTCGGACACGTCGAGGCACATGCCGGGGCACTGAGGGTTCTCGCAGGCTTCACCTTGTTTCTGAAGTTCGACAGGAGGGCATTGGCTGCAGCCGCGCGGAAGGTTCTGGATTGTCTGATTGATCGAAAGATCGCCTGCAAAGTTGAGTAGCATGCGCTTGTGATCTGACACGGACATGAACGGAACACGGATGAGGTGCTTGTTGAGGATGTGATACATCTCGTGGATCAAGACGGCGACGCGCTGTTTGTCGCTTAGGGACCGACAAAAGAACGACGGGTTGATGTACATCTCATAGCGTTTCATGTCTGCATTGAACGTCACACCGGCAGTCGGCACCATGTACGAGTACATAATATTCATGATCTGAAGCGTAGACCCTACAAACGGATGCTGTCGCGTCAGCTCGTACAAAGCCGTATTGAGGCACTGCTGCATCACGTCCGCCGGCACATCATCCTTGATCGCTTTCTGGAGTGCGGCCTTCTTCGTCACTGTGCTGGGCTGAGCTTGAGACATATGTTGGACCTCCGGTTTGAGGATCATTAGATTCGGAAATATATTTGAAGACATAACCGCCAGCAGACTTTCTTCTGCCCGCTAAGACGGAAGATATGTTTGACTGACATATCCCTAACTCTTTTGAAGCTGTAGCCTTATTTTCAAACCGACAAACTTCAATACCATCCTTGATCTGCTTGAGGACTCTGGATGTGGTTCCTGTCATCTTCGTTTCGCCAGCTGCACGACGTCGACTATGTCTTCTGCGTCGATCCATATGAACCTTGAGATCTCTTGGTCGTTGACGACGCACCTTGTCTTTACGATGTACGCTTCTGCTGCAGCGTCCTCTTCCCAGCTTTTGCGCATCTCCATCACCACGCCGACGTTAGAGCAAGCGTCGGCATAGAAGAGGTTTCTCTGCTTGAACTCGAACTTTACGGTGTCGCCTAGTCTGAATTCTTTGTGCCTGATCTCTCCTGAGAAGCACGACGAAAGTAGTAGAGCCGTAGCTATGTAGAGCCTCATCGGTCCCTCATGAATGTTAAAACTATGAGCAATATCGCAGCAGCGACGTACAGCAATTCCGGTATCTGTCTGTTTCTGTTTGGAAAAAGTTTGTCAAACGCCTTGCGAAACATCAGTCCCTCATGAACATGATAAACGCCAGCACCATGGGCAGTATGCAGACACCAAAAAACACTACCAAAAACTCAATGAACTTCATCATCTCGGGTGTCATGTCGCACATCTTCTACTCCACGAATAGACTTGGAAAATAATCCTTTAGCGCATCTTTACAAGCCACAGCGATGTCGCGGTGCTCTTTCTGAGTCGAAGGATCCGACCTCACGGCGATATAGTGCATCCAGCTCCTCACAGATCCAGACATATAGAGCCTAGTCCTAGACGACAGCGGCAACACGAACCTCGCGCACTCCTTGGCTATACCGTTGTCTAGTGCCCATTTGTAATGCTCGAAGCATACTTTCCAGGCATCCAGTTGACGTATGGACCACTCGTCCTTGATGTCTGGCGGAAGGTCGTCTATGGAGTTCTGCTTGTTCTTGAGATCCTGGCGTCGTGCCGCATAGAGCACCACGCCTGAATCGTCGAGCGACTGGTAGCGCTGACTGAACTCTTGAAACGAGAAGCTGCGATGTCTGAGGATCTGGGGCGCGATGCCGCGCGAGGTGTCGATCTCGATCGTCACGTGGCTCATCTCGAACGGAGACCAGTGCTTGTGGTCCTGAAGATATTTCAGAAGTTTTGGCATGGTGTCGGTGTTGATTTGGTTGTTTGGGTTGGACACTCTAGCGCAGTAGGCTATTATGTCTTCTTGGTCGAGGTGATCGATGTCTTGTGCGACCGGCTTTGTGACCGATATGACTCGAACTGAGTACTCATTGCTCGTCGTCATCTTTCTTTTCCGTAAGTGATATGATCTTGTCTATGGCTTCGCTGAGCGAGTTCATGTAAGCAGCGAACAAGTCTTCCTGACGCTTCGCTGCTATCTTGCGCTTTACAGCGCGCTTGCGCTCTATTATCTTGCGGCGCCTCAGTGCGCCTATGTCAGATACGTCACCCATGACTTTACTTACGTCTGTTGCACATATCTATATCTTAACAGACAGAAGGTCGAAGCATCCGTGCTTCCGACCATATACATCATCGTGCAGCAAGTCTCTCTCGCGCGATGCGAAGTTCTTCCTTCATGTCAAACAGTTGGGCAACGTAGTCGTCTGTCTCGTGCACGCCTCGGCCACCGCCGCGGATCATGCTGGTCACAGTAGCGCCTGCAGGACCGCCGTTGTACGCTGCATAAGCGCGGGCGATGTTGCCGTTGTACTTCTCGGCAAGGCTCTTGAAGTGCTGATATCCCAGGAAGATGTTGATCTCAGGGTCGTTTAGGTCGTCGGGAGTAAGCTTGCCGAGGTCTACTTTGTCTGCTTCGGCCTGTGCTGTAGCAGGCATAAGCTGAGCGATACCCATGGCGCCGGCAGGTGATCTTACTGTCGGTCTATACTGACTTTCTTTGCACATCAAGGCGATGAAAGCTTCCTGCACGTGGCGGTCGCCACCGATCTGGCTGAGGATGCGGTCCACCTGACGAGCCCGGATGACGCGCTGTGCCTGGCTCGGCAGCGTTGCCTTCGATCCCTGACATTTAGGCTGGTCCATCATCCACATGACGATGTCCTGAAGAGACTCTTTTTCTTGCTGTACGACCTCTGCTACAGCAGGCGACCGCTGGCTTGGTGCGGGCTCTGCTAAGCTCGAAGACTGGAAAGCACCAAGCGCTTGAGCGATGCCGATGCTTACAGCAGCAAATGAAACTCCGCCGGCCACCATGAAGAAGATTTTGCTTGACTTGACTTTTTTAAAGAAAGATTTCATAAAAGCTCCTTTGCTTTAGTTTTCTGATAGTATGTCGTCTACGATGCTGCTTGCTATAGCATCTGCAAGATCTTCGATTCGGTATCCGACATAACTTTCGTCCACTTTTACAACGGCTAAAAAGTAGGGACCGGTGCCTTTAGGGGACTGTCTCGTCATCAGCTTTATCGAGAACCTTGAGCGAACCTTAGCGATCTTGAATTTGCAGTTCTTGTTGAAAAAGGTTATGTTCGTTTGGTGCTCATCTATGAGCCTTGACACGATCTCGATAATCTCACTCATGGCTTCGTTGAACGAGTCTTTTCGATATAGCTTAAGTGCTTCAATGACGTTGCGAGACACTATCAGTAGATTTGAAAAATTACAGTCTTTGCCCTTGATACGGCTTAACGCCTTTTCTACAGCATCTTTCTTCCTCCACCTTGATTTTTGGCTTCTGTGTCTAGATCTCATTTAGATCCGCTTAGCTTGATGTTGGACTTAAGGATCTCTACGAGCTTAGGGTATCGCTTGCAGAAGTCTTTGAAGAAATCAGTGATGTTGCCGTTGTGCGACTTGAGGCCGCATCCTTTTAGGAGTATGACCGCTTGGTCGGAAGAGATGATCTCGGCCACCGCGACCATCGTGAGCTCGTCTACCTGATCTTCCGTGGCGCTGGTGCCGCCGTAGTCCTTGATGATGGATTCGACCGTTACGGCGATCTTGTCGCCTTGGTAAGACTCAGGACGCGATTGATCCTTGAGCTTCTTGAGCGATTTATCTTTGTTAGAGATCAGATCCTTGGACGTAACCGGCGCGTCGTCATGCACGAACTTCCAGAACTCGTTGCCGATGTCTTTGCCCAGGACCGCAGACGTGATGATGCGGTGGAGTTGCTTGTCGTCGACCGCGCCGGCCTTGTGTGCCGCGTTTAACTGAGACCACGTGCGAGGAGAGATGTACACGCCGTCTTTCGCCACGGTCGAGGCATCTTTGTACGTCCACGTGCCGGACTTGACGAAGTACTGGATGTGGCTGCACCAGTCGTTAGAGGACATGAACGACACGAACGTGCTGTGGTCGTACTCGACCTCGAAGATCGCGAACCGGTTCTTGAGCGCGGTGTCGAGGGAGTTGACGTCGTACTCGGCAGAGTCTGGGTTGATGGCGGCCGCGATGATCCAGCCCTTGGGAAGGTTGTAGTTGTGGACCTTGCGGTCGGTGAGGAGCTGCATGAGGCAGTTCATGACCGCCGTGGTACCGCGGTTGGGCTCCTCGAGAAGGAGAAGACCTTCGGAATCAGGGTCAGTGGGCCAGAACTCAGGAAGGCGGTGCGACGTGCGGAGTCGGCCGTTCTCGTCGGCGGTCTCGCCAGGAAAGCCGATGAAATCGGGTGCTTCGAGGTATGCTACGCGCAGATCTATGAAACCGAAGTCCGGATTTCGCTCGCGCTGGCTGTGCGCCCACGCTTGGCAGATCTCGGACTTGCCGATGCCGGCAGCACCGGCGAACAGCGGGTTGAGGTTCTTGCCGACTGCACGAGCTCGAAATGCAAGGTCGAGGATCTCTGGGATGCGTGACGGTTTCATCGTCTCTCCTTGATGTTTATATGACTCTCATAGGTTCGGAAACACTTTCTCGAGGCACCTGGTATAATCGGCTCAGGAGGACCGCCATGGAATTATTTATACTGATCGGAGCCCCTGGAATCGGCAAGACCTGGCTTTGTGACAGATTATCCAATGATTTTACAATCATATCATCGGATCGGTATCGAGACAAGATCGACGAAGCGATCCACAGTGCGCTGCAGCAGGACAAACCGGTGCTGGTGGACATACCCTTCAGGATCAAGGCATTCATAGAAAGGTGGAGATCCGCAAAGCCGAGCTGCGTCGTCGTGTCGCTGGTCGAAGACGAAGCGACCCACAGGTCCCGACTGGCGATGCGAGGCGGCGAGTACACGGACTCGATCCTCAAGCGGGTGAGGCGCGTGAACTCCATCGCCAGGAAGTACGGGAACATATCGGGAACGTCTGATTTCCTTATCGAGAGCCTGAGGCAAGAGTCTCGCATCCTGCGATCTCCTGAGACGAGGGACGAGCCCAAGCCGTCTAACGTTGGCCGCAGGCCGTCTGCGCTCCACCTGAAGATCCTAGCGGAGCGAAACGCGAGCGGTTGGCAGTCTGCCCCTGAGGTCAGGAGAAAGATAAGCGAGGCGAACAAAGGTCTTAAACTAACAGACGATCAGCTTCAAAGACTGAGCGAGGCAACCAGCGGCGAGCGCAACGGCATGTACGGCAAGAAGCACTCTGAAGACTCAAAGCAAAAGATGAGCGAGTCTAAGAAAAAGCTCATGTCAGACGAAGGATTCAAGGAGAAGTTTAGGCGCAGTCGATCTAAGTTTGCGATCGTGTCGCCGTCTGGCGAAGAGTTCTTCAACGACAGAGACGCGGCCGCTAAGACCGGCATGAGTCGCAGCAAGATCCGCAAGCTGCTGGAGGACTCCAGCAGCGGGTGGAAGAGAGTTGAGACCTCTGGTCAGTGAAGCGGACCCACCGGCTTTCCGGGGTCTGCGTCGATCTGGATCTTTTCCTGAAGCGTGTGGGCGGCAAGACCTTTGTCCATGAGCATGTGCCGCACGTCTTCTTCCATCGAGTCATTCTTTGCGACCAGAGACTCGCAAAGCTTCCTGGTGAACGAGAGGACCTCGAGTATCGAGGCGATCTCCTCTGATGAGAAATATAACTCTATGAAACCTCTATCCTCTTTCGCGAAGAACTTCGGATTTCTTGGCTTCTTCATCGGCGGTCTCCTCAGCTCCGGTCACTAGCGCTGCGATGTGCGGCGGCAGCAAGCTTAGGTTTAGCTTGGGGGCCCTAGTCTTCTTGGGCTTACTTAATTTTACCTTGGCTGAAGTCTTTCTCGAAGGGGCCTTGTCTGCGAAATACAGCGCACCCTCGTTGAGGCCTAGGATGTTGATCGAGTTGTTTGTTGAATTTACAGACACTTTTCCGTCCGAGCTGGGCTCCACTGCATCAAGCTTGACGATCACTCCACCTCTTGCGATAAACTGTTCCAAGGTCTCTTTCATGCTGAGCTCCTTTGTCTTCGTGTAGGGTACAAGCTTTAAAGCTGATACGACAGAGAGGTTAAAAGATATGGCCGAGAAACCTGATGTGCTCAACAGTCTTTCTTACGGTGTCGATTTCAGGGCCAGGAGAATATACTTCGGCTGCCTCCTAGATTCGGTCGAGGAGGAATCAGGAACTTTCACTCAGAACTCCGTGGAGCTTGCTGTAAGGGCTATGCACCGCATGGCGCTGGACGCTCCCTCTAAGCCGATCGAGATCCACATGAACTCGTACGGCGGCGATATGTGCTCGATGCTTCGGCTGTACGACGAGATCCTGACTTGTCCGTGTCAGGTAAAGTTCTTCGGCGGCGGAGCGATAATGTCTGCGGCGACGTGGATCATGGCTGTGTGCGACGAGCGGTACCTACACCAGCACACGACAGTTATGGTTCACGAGCTGTCAGCCGATCAGGGCTACGACAAGCACACAAACCTTCAGGTCAGCGCAGACGAGAACCGCAGGATCATGGAGGTGGCGTGCGAGCTCTACGAGAAGAACTCGTACATGCCTAAGAGCTTCTGGCTCGACATATGCCAGCGGGACGTTTTCCTGACAGCGCAGGAGACTATCGCATTGGGATTGGCCGACAAGATCATCGAGCCCAAGAAGCGCGGGAACCTTCGCAAGATGCGTCAGGCGCACCTCAAGAAAACGCCGGACAAGGACCAGGTCCAGTCGCTCATAAAGTCGATCTACCAGCGGATACACAGGGTCAACGTGCCGAACATCCAGGTGAACGCGCACGTGAAAGAGCCGGTGGATCCAGCCCTCATAGTCGATGACTCGATCGTGTTACCGGTCGAAGAGGGAGAACCCTACTGACTCTTTGGCCTTCTCGAAGGCCGCCTTCACGCTCTTCCTGTGGTTCAGGATCTCGTTCAGCGTCTCTTCCAAGGTTTTGTCATGCAGCAGACTTCGCACCACGATCTCGTCAAGGTGCGCGATGCTCAGTCCGTCACACTTCTTGCTCAAGAACAGCGCAGCCTCGTCGTCGGTCAAGGGTCTCTTGGCGATGAACTCTAGGAGCTTGACTCGCTCTGATCCTGACGGCGGCGTGAGCTCGAGGAGAAGGTCGAACCGGCCCGGGCGATCGGCGAGCGACGCCAACAGGTTCTCTGGGTGGTTGGTGGTCGCGATGATGAACGTCGGAAGCTTGAAGACGTCGGAGACGCCGTCGAGCAGGTTCAGTAGCCCGGCGTCGACCTGGCGCATGCCGCCCTCGCGCTCGCCCCCGCCGATGTCCTCGAGTATCAGGATGAGCTTCGTGCATCTCTTCGTGTACTGAGATCCGGTCGCCAGGAAGTCTAGGACGTCGTCTGAGTCAATCTTGGACGTCGGCCAGACCATGACCACGGTCCCAGGGTCCTGCTTGATCGCCTCGTTGCAGAAGTGCGAGATCGTGCTCGACTTCCCTAGACCAGGTGCAGAGTATATGAGCACGCCGCGCTTCTTCTGACGGCCTAGCGCCTCGTAGACGTGGAGCTTGCCGAAGAAGGTGTTGGCCTCTTCCAGTATGGCTGTGGCGTTGACCGCGTCTAGGAGCAGGCGCTTCTTGCCGAGCTCGGTCGCAACGAGCTGGATGCCGAGGTTCGTGTTCTTCATCGACCATATGCCCGGCTTTACCTTGCGCTTCTCTTCTTTCTTCTGCGTGCTGTACTTGAACTGATAGAGGATCCCGTTGTCCTGGAGGGCGAGATCAGACTTAGGCAGCTTTACCGATTCGGTGAGGTCTGTGAAATTTGTCTTCTTTATCAGCGTGAAGTTTCCGCTCATCTTTGTCTCCCGTTGTTTGAGTACATGTTCAGCGTCCTACAGATGAAGTTTCGACGCCCCTGTATGTTATTGCTCTCGCGCTGTGTTCCGCTGAAGTCGTCTATGTTTATGCCGTCGCTTCCGCTACTGAACGCTTCACGGCTTAAGTTGTACCACTTAGCGGAAACTTTATAGTCTTTCTCTGGGCATATGCGAAGGCCTATGCTTATCGGAAGACTGCTGACCGCCATGCCTCCGCTTGCCAGAACGAACCTGTCGTTTTCTTTCATGGTTCACCATCTGTTAGTGAGTCTGTGGGCCATGCCTGATATGTCTCTGCAGCGAATGTCAGCCTTGGCCCTCATGGTCGATAGGCCTACGAACTGAACGTCAGAGAACTCGTCTGCAAGCAGCGCGGTCCCTAGATCGAACTCTAGCCTCTCGAGCGAGAGAGATACCGCGCGCGAGGGATCGAGGTCCACGTGATCTGGTTCCTCTACGCCTCCGACTATGATGTAGCCTTCTACGGTCGTCGGCATCACGGCTCCTCGTGTCTGAACTCGTGGAGTCCGGTGGAAGTCAGTATGGTGAGCACGACCTGCTGGGTCGGCAGGATCTGCCACGAGTAGTCCAGCAGATCTAGCTTGCCCGATCTGCTTGCCTTCTCGAGGGCCACGAACAAGAACTCGGTCTTGTCGGCGGTCGCTCGCATCTCAAGCATCTCGCGATCTGTCATTATACCCTCTTTTACGAGGGTCTCTGCTATGTCGAGCGGGTGATAGACCTTGGTGGTCAGGACTCGAAGCGCGTTCAGCTTCCTAACAGTCTTCTCCGACGGGGTTGCGCTCTTCGACATGTTGGACCTCCAGCTGGTAGGATTCGCGGTACGACGACATCACGGCGTGACACCACTCTATGGCTCTGTACTTGTTCGGCCACTGCCTGACCGACAGGACCGCTCCGGAGTGCACCACGACGATGGACCAGTAGTTGCCGATTCTGTTCTCTAGCCTGATGACCAAGACGACTCCTAGAGGTCGTCTGGCGACCTTAGACCCAGAAGGGTGGGAAACCTCGGCGCATCTTTGACGCCTGAGGGCTGATACTTATATTTTACCAGCTTGCCCACCAAAGTATGCCTCTCGGCCCACAGCTTTGCCCTGAGTGCGTCGTCGAAGCCGGTGCCGATCTTGAACTCGATGCCGGACCTGAGGTCCTCGACTATGAGGGTACCGAGCACCCCCTTGGGAACGAGACCTGACTGAGCCTGACTTCGCTCCACTTTACCGAACGCGTCGGTCTTCGCCTCGTTAGTGTTGTGCATCTGCTCCTCGTAGCCCTTGATCCTGGCCTCCGAGTCCTCAAACCGCTTCAGCTTCAGGAGAAAACCTTCCTTCATCGTGGACCTACCGCACTTGTAGGGTCCTTCCAGCGACCTCATCATCACGCCCTCGTAGCCGAGCGCCAGCATCTCGTCCTCGTACGACAGGAGATCGTCTACGCCGCATATCAGATTGTGCTCGACTATGGAGAAGTGCTCGCCCTCGAACGAGGACCTACACATCATGTCTGTAAGATCTTTATATCGCTTAGAGAAGCATCGCTTAAGATCTCCGATTACGTAGTCGAACATCGCGAACCTGAAGTTCGGGTGACCGTCTCGACTCATAACGCCCGACGAAGACTCGTGAAACGTCTCGCCGACCAGCAGCTCGCCGTCTACGCCGTCTGGCATCACGTGCTCGACTATGGTGCGGATGTACGAGTTTGGTATGGGCTTGAACGTGCGGCTCAGGAGCTTACCGTCCACCTTGAGCGCGCGGATGCCGTCGAGCTTGGGCGAGGCCAGGACTGGGAACTTGATCTTCTTGAGATCTTCGGCTGCGACTGCGAGCATCGGTCTGGTTATCATGTTTAAACCTCGTATGTTTCGCTGCTCATGTATCGGATCGGTATATAATCACTATGGAGGAGTTTTTATGGCAGACAAGATGAAAGACCCTAAGAACCTGATGCACTACCTTTTGACGACCCACGCACCGCTCATCAACCAGACCATAAACAGCCTAAAAGGGACCGGAAAACTCCCCAAGGACATGGAAGACTGGGAGTTTCACGAAGCGGGCATGCGCGGGCTGATGGAGGCTGTAATGGACTACAAGCCAGAGGTTGCCCAGCGGACCATGCCTGACTCAAAGAACCCGTTCGCGACGTTCGCCAGAACCAGGATATCGGGCCGTATCCAGGACCACGCTGACTCCATGCATCAGATCCCCAAGCACATCCGCCAGCAGGCCAAGCGGTTCGAGGCCCAGAGTCAACCCCAGGCCCCAGTAACCACACCAAAACCGGACACAGAGAAACCTTAGTCTTCAGAGCGAAGGATCTCGTCGACCTGCCGATCGAAGCTGGCGAGGAACGAGATCTGCTTCGCGTTGTCGACGACCTGGTTCATCAGCGGATCCTCGAACAGCGGATGGTTCGCACCCACGATAAACTCGCACAGTCGGTTCCTGAGATTGTTCTGAAGACCGATGAGGATGTCTCTGTCGATCTTGCTGTTGAACGCGGTCTCGAACTCTTGAAGAGCTTTAGTGAACTCTGGCGACGGTTCGATCGCGAAGTGCTCGATGAAATCTCTGATGTTTCTGCAGTCCTCTGCGTCGATGAAGAGATCTGTAAGCGGCGTAAATTGCACATCATTTGTCATGATTTTCTCCGTTTTTTGTCGTGATGAAGGCATTATACAGACGATGACGTGTTTAGATCGCTGGCCCAGGTAGAATAAGGATCAGGACAAGTAATGACACGGAGTTCTAGAAATGCGCACCCCATCGTACACCTACAGCGTGAAAACCACGACAAACATATCCTCGAATAGTCTCTATTATTTCACCGTTACATCATCAGTATAATCTATAAACCTGAGATCACAGGCTATACTACAGTAGTCTGATCTTCACCAACGAGGCGTGGAATGCTCACCGCACCGCGATTAGTTTATCGTCCTTTCTTGTATCCGCAAGCCTTCGAGTACTTCTCGAAGCAAGCCATGGCTCACTGGGTTCCGACCGAGGTCTCGATGGCGGGCGACATCCGCGACTACAACGAGAACCTCTCGAGCGCAGAGCGAAGCGTCGTGATCAAGATCCTGAGACTCTTCACGACGCTCGAGATCGACGCCGAGGAGTATTGGTCCAGCCACGTCGCCAAGTGGTTCCCGCATCCTGAGATCCAGCAGATGGCCTCGCTCAACGGCGGTATGGAGGCGATACACATCTGGGGCTACGACTATCTCTCCCAGAGTCTGAACCTTCCGCTGTCTGAGTACGAAGCCTTCCTGAAGGACCCGGCGATGAAGGCGAAGAAGGAGAGGCTCGGCGAGGTTCTGTCGAAGACCGAGACACTCGAGGACAAGGCACTGAGTCTCGCGGTCTTCTCCGCGTTCACCGAGGGTGTGTCGCTCTTCTCGTCGTTCGCGGTTCTGATGTCGTTCTCACGCTTCGGCAAGCTCAAGGGCGTCGCGAACATCGTGTCGTGGTCGGTGAGAGACGAGTCGCTTCACTCCGAAGCAGGATGCTGGCTCTTCAGGAAGCTGATAGAGGAGAACCCGCAGATAATGACAGACAAGCTCAGACACGACATCCTGGATGCTGCGCGTCAGACCGTCGAGCTCGAGGACGACTACATCGACTCCGTGTTCTCCGAGGGCGAGATCCAGGAGCTCTCGTCCAAGGACCTAAAGGCGTACATCCGCTTCCGCGCCAACACCAAGCTCGAGGACTTGGGTCTCAAGCGCAACTGGCGCAACGTGGACATGCAGGCCGTTAAAAGAATAACGCAGTGGTTCGACATAATGGTGAGCGGCGGCGAGCACGCGGACTTCTTCGCGCTCCGCAGCACTGCCTACTCCAAGGGGCACGTTTCTTGGAACACGATCAACTTCGACGAAAGGGCGTATCGATGAGTCTGCAGGATCTGAAAGACAGAGGGTTGGCCCCAGAGTGGCTCACTGAGCCCGGATACCAGACGCTGTGCGGCGGGTATCTGTTGCCCGGTGAGAGCCCCCGCGACGCGTGGCGCCGTGTAGCGGTGTCAGCTGCTGCGCATCTCAGCAAGCCGGAGATGGCCGACCGCTTCTTCGATGTCATGTGGAACGGCTGGCTGTGCGCAGCGACGCCGGTCCTGTCGAACACAGGAACAGAGCGCGGACTTCCGATAAGCTGCTACTCGATACACGTCGACGACTCTACCGACAGCATCTTCACCAAGAACCACGAGCTCGCCATGCTCAGCAAGTACGGTGGAGGCGTGGGCATATACATGGGCGACATCCGTGCCGCAGGGTCGAAGATCTCTACGGGCGGGACCACCGAAGGCCTCATACCGTTCGCTAAGGTCTACGACTCGACGATCATCGGCGTCTCGCAGGGAAACATGCGCCGAGGTGCGGCCGCAGTGTATGCTCCGTGGTACCACGGCGACATCGCTTCTTTCCTGCGGATGCGGAGGCCTGAGGGCGACGTCAATCGTCAGTGCATGAACCTGCACCACGGAGTCTGTCTCGACGACGATTTCTTCGAGAAGCTGAAGGAAGGCGACGAGAAGACGCGAGAGCTATGTCGCGAGATCTACAAGATGCGACTCGAGACCGGAGAGCCTTACTGGTTCATGTCCGGCAACGTCAGGCGCAATAGGCCTGAGGCTTACGTCAAGCACGGACTCGAGGTCCACACGTCCAACATCTGCAACGAGATCTACCTACACACCGACCCAGACCACTCCTTCGTGTGCTGTCTGAGCTCAATGAACCTGGCCAAGTATCACGAGTGGAAGGACACGGACGCGGTCTACGTCGCGACCTGGTTCCTCGAAGGCGTGATGACAGAGTTCATAAAGAAAGCGGAAGGTCGCCCAGGCTTCGAGGCTGCGGTTCGCCACGCCAAGAAAGGAAGAGCGCTGGGTCTTGGTGTGCTAGGCTGGCACACGCTCCTGCAGTCCGAGATGGTGTCGATGGGAGACTTCAGGGCCACGATACTCAACCGCGCGATCTTCAAGAAGATGAAGGAAGAGGCCACGAGGGCTTCAAGGGACATGGCCAAGGAGTACGGCGAGCCGCAGTGGTGCAAGGGCACCGGCATGCGCAACACCCATCTTCTCGCGATCGCACCGACCGCGTCCAACTCTATAATCTCTGGAAACGTGTCTGCTGGCATCGAGCCGATCAACGCCAACGCGTACGTCAAGAAGACCGCCAAGGGAACGTTCATCGAGTTCAATCCGCTCCTGAAAGCGCTCTTGGCCAAGAAAGGCAAGGACGACGAGCAGACGTGGAAGACCATAGTCGAGGACGGAGGATCGGTCAGGAACCTGTCGTTCCTTGACGATCAGGAGAAGGCCGTGTTCCGCACCGCCTTCGAGATCGACCAGCGCGTTCTGATCGACATGGCAGGCGATCGTCAGAAGTACGTATGCCAGGGCCAGAGTCTCAACCTCTTCTTCTCGGCAGACGTGGACCCGCAGTACTTCCATGAGGTGCACATGCGCGCCTACGAGGCGGGCCTCAACGGTCTATACTACGTGAGATCGAGCTCGGTCCTGAGGGCAGACATCTCTTCTCGCAGCGCCGAGGACTGCGTGGCCTGTCATGCATAGCATGTGGACCGCCAGGGTATACGGCGAGCGAATCAACACAGACTGCTGGGTGAAGTCTACGTGCGTCTTGCACAACACGATGAACGTGATGTACCTGCTGGGTATATTATCTCAGCAGCCGATGATGATCGACAGCTACAGGGCAACGATGAGGATGGGTGAGGATAAGACATGGCGTTAGTCATACCGATGATCAAGAAGACCGTAGAGACAAAGGTTCTCGCAGCGTTCCAGAAAGAGTTCGGCTCTCTTCAGGGAGACAACTCGGCCGCGATGGAGAGCTGGCAGAAGCAGGCTAAGATCGCCGGTGAGATCGCCGGCGCCATAGTCGAGATCCTAATGACCCAAGCCGAGGTAGCGCCCGGTATTCCGGTTGCTACGCCGGTTGGGCCGGGCGCTACGACCGGGCCTGGAAAGATACTGTGATCTATTTCTTGGGTGTGAGACGGTAGGATCTCTTGACTGATTTGTTGGCCTTCTCTCGCTCGAGCTTGAGCTTCTCTTCTTTCTCTTTGTTTGCTTTCATGATATCTTCGAAGCTGAAGTCTTTGTCCGGCGGAGGAGCTGAAGGTGTCTCTGCTGCAGGCGCATTTGCCTTCTCTTCTCGTTTGGCCGCCAGCGATACGACGTTGTCTTTTCCTTGGTTCTTGTCTGTCATATCATCTCCGTTATTCATGCTTCATGCAGGCCGTCGTTATCCAGCCTTTCTTGGTCAGTCTGCCTGGTCTTCCGCACGTCTCGCAGACACGCATCGACTCTTCCTCGTACCTTGCGGTGATGTCCATTATCTCCTGGGTCGGGCACGAGACCGTTATGCGAAGCGAGCCGTACTTCTCCTTTACGTCTGTGATCCTTGGAACATACTCTGGGTCTACTTCCGGCGGCATCCTTGCGATCTCTTGCTCGATCTCGAAGGCACATTCAGCTATGAGCTCGTGCCACCCTTCCATGACCGATATCACCGGCTTGTCCCTCATGGCTACAGGATAAGACCTGTAGAGGTCCTCTACGCTGGACTCGAAGTCCTTCAATGGTGTCGGTTCTTTACTCGTCATCCACCTGATCCGTTGAGTCGACTGTCGCGCTTCCAGTGGTTCGATATGAGTCCGCTGAGGTACGCTGTCAGACTTGCTCTGTCGGCCATTCGTTTCTTGTTGGAGTCTTTGTCGGCGAACGATATCAGACCCTGATCTGCGTAGTCCAGCATCTTCAGCGTAACGAGCTTCCGTATCTCTCTTGGCACAGCGTCTTTTGCAGCACGCCCTGCCATGTCGATGTTAGCCTGCCTCAGGATCTCGATGGTCGCTTGATATACTGCTTCTTTCTGAGACATCATAGCTTGAAGCCCTCTCCAGGTTTCTTTACATCTGAGGTTATACTGCCGTAGCAGTTTCTTGACTCGCTTAGTCGATCGTACAGTCCTGACTTAGTGTTCATGATGTGGTCACTCATCTGCCTGTTTAGTTTTTTGAGCTCGGTCATTACCGCGGGATCAGTATACGTGACGTAGTGAGAACTGTACGGCATGAAGTATCCGACTGCAAAACCCACACACACGATGAACGCCATCAGCAGAAAAAACAACATAAACACCTCTCATGATTATTCTTTTTCATTGTATCTCTCTATCGCCTTGATAGTATCGGCAGACGGGTCCCTCGACGCAGCCCATACATTAGACGCAGCGGCAGTGGTTCTGCCTATGATGTATATCGCGAGTATAGACGGGAGCATTATCTCTATGTTGACGTTCTTGAACCAAGCCAGAAGCAGGCATCCTACGACCGATATAAAAGTCAGTATAAAAGACATCTTGTTTTTCATGGTGAAGACCTCCTTCACCAATCTTATCATTCCTCGGCCCTTAAGCTACAAGCGCTTAATTTTTCAAGCTTTTCACTGTACAAGAAGTCTCTTATCAGCATCTCCCAGTTCTCAAACATATCATCGTCGCTCAGCATAGACGGGTTCATTATGTGGAGCCGGTCTTCTACGTGAGGCATCTCCATCAGACAGTGCCCAAGCTCGTGCCACACTAGGATCTTGAACTCCAGAGACTCTAGATCGTACCGCGAGCTCGTCACGATCACGCGCCTGAGGTTGTTGTCGTACACGATGCACACGCCTACGACGTCAGGATCGTTTGGAGAGACCCTCTTCTTCATGACTATGTCGATGGTGTTTGAGAAATTTACGGCGCACTTCTCCGCGTACTCCGTCATCCTGCAGTACTGGAGGAACTCTGCCACGTGCGGTCTTATGTTGTCGTCGACCTTGTCGAGCTCCGCGTCCTTGGTGCTTACGTACAAGACCCTGGTGTCAGGATGCTCGACACCGCAAGCTGCCAGCGCGACATAAATCACGAGACCGACTAATTTAGTTCGCATACGGCTATAGCCTCCCCGTTTACAACGGCAAATTTTCCTGTGAACTCGGCGTCGAACGCCTCGCACTGGGTGTGTAGATCCGGTATGTCCGCTTTCACGAAGGCAGAAGGAAAGAAGTAGAAGAGGACCAGCATGAACACGACGAACAAGAAAAGCAGGATCCTGGCCTTCTCAAGGATGGACGCTTCGGTCCAGAGCTTTATCATCATGGCTCCTCTCCCTAAACCCGCAGATTATGGCGTACTCTTGCACGGACGTCTTCGTGATCTTCACTGCGCAGTGAAGAGGCGAGTAGCGTCTCCTGCACCCGTCGTTCATGAGCTTCACCATCGACTGGTCATAGTCTGTCCACGGCTCAACGTCTCCCAAGACGACTATGGTGTCTGGGCAGCTGGAGTAGACGACTATCGGGATCTCTTTCGGCAACGGCTCGAGTGTCGGGACCGTGTCGTGGGTCGCGCAACCAGCCGCGATCATCGCTGAAAGTATCGCTTTTTTCATATGACCTTCATCTTCCTTAGCGGTGAAACGAACTTTACAATGAACACGTCTCTTATGTCTCTGTCGATCTTCTTCCTCGCCTCATCGAGCGAGAAGACCCGTATATAGGCCCAGTCGTTGACCGGCATAAACACGTACGGCGTGTCGACCGTGTACACGAGCTTCGGCCCGAAGACGGTGCTCTTGTAGTTCGCGTATATCTTCTTGCCTCTGTAGACCTCGACAAGAGACACACGCTCAGCGATCCTGCAGAAAGACACTGCGATGTAGTCGCACAACAGGACCAACAGCGCTGCCTTCAGCAGGATCAGCATCGTCATTCTTTGACTCGCTCAGAGTTTATGCACTCTACTGCTTTGTCGTAGATGCGGTCGCAGTACGCAGACGAAGCGTCGGTGCTCTTGGTCTCGCCGAACTCGGTCGCGATCACAAGCCCCATGAACACGCCTACCGACATAAAGAAGATCGCCAGGATGATGTGTCTTATAATGTTCATATGCAACTCCCATGATGCACACGGAATTATACTATATGATCACGTCTTTCTCTCGTTGTACTGGCCTTTTCCAGTGAACCTCAGCTGGGTCCTTGGATCGTGCGCGAGGCCCAGCGACCTTATCTTCGCGGCCTGCTCTGGTGTAGGGTTGCGTACGAGCTGGAAGTGATAGTCGGTCTTGCCGTCTGCAACGAGGACGGCTACGTGGCGCTTCTCGTAGGACTGTGAGTCGCAGCAGTCGCACAGGTTTGCGTATCCCCATTTCTTGCCCTTCGGAATCTCGCATTCGCAGTCTATGCAGATCGCCATAAAAGCTCCCGTGCTGCGTGAGACGCAGGTATGTGTTTTGTTCTTGGGATCTTAGGATCGGATCATTTCGTGCACGAGCTCGAGCAACGAGCCGTAGTCGTCGTACGAGACCTTGGCGTCTATAGTGTCGTTCTCCAAGAGCCACGGATATAGACTTACGTCTATGGCGATCGCCTGCTGCTCGTTCTCGTAGCGGCCTCTTGGATCGTAAGGCTTGGTGCGTGACAGGAATATGTTCTTGTGGTTCGTTCCGGCGGATCTTCTGGAGTGTTCGATGAAGGCTTTTGTGGTGCTGAGAAGATAGTCCTCGCCTCCGTAGTGCTTCTGGTAGAACGCGCAGAGCATCAGGGGACTGTCGGTGACTATGACGTCGACCTTACCGTAGAGCAGCGACTCTCGGTACGACTGCTCGCCCAGGAGATGGAGCTGGTTGAGAGGCGTGACGCGTCTGTCTCCCCAGGCCCAGTCCTTCACGTACTCTCTGACGAGCTCTACGTTGACCTTGGATGTCTTAAGGTCGCCGAACAGTCTTGCCGCGGTGGTGGATTTTCCGGTGCCAGGGCCTCCGAACAGGTTCACTACGAGTGTCATCGCCGTCTCCTAGATGTGCTTCCACATGATGTATATAGCGATCATGAAGACCACCAAAGTTCCTACCGGAGATCTTGCTGCCTCGAATATCATCACAGTGATGCCGCTAAGTATCGTCGTCTCGGTCATCGTTAGCCTCCATGTCTTGTCTCGACCCACATCTTATACACTCCCACGCTGACGAGCGACACGTCGGGTCCTGAACTTGATTGTGGTGAGTGTATCCGTCGCAGTGCTCGCAGCAGGCGGACGTGCCAGACATCTCATGCTCCCTTGATCTTTGGTGCTCGATCGCCGAACTCGTTCGTGAGTGCTTCTTGCGCCATCTCGGCGGGCGTCATGCCGTCTTGCCACCAGGCATAGTACGGAGCGTCGGCAAGGCAGCGGCGATCCATGCCGACTGACTCGGTGAGGCACTCGTCTACTTTTAGGAGAGCGGATGGGAAGTGTGCTACGTACTTGTCGTATCGCTTTGCGTTTGACTTGCTCATTTGAGATCTCCTATTGATTTATGTAGATCAATAGGATCGGAAATTTAAAGGTGTTGAGGCCGGTCGCATGTCCTCACCAGATTACGGCCATATCTGGGCTGTTGGTTGTTGAGGCCGGTCGCGACTCCGGCAATGACTTCCAAGGTGGTTCATCAGGTACGCTCCCAAGTCCGGGCTCGCCTTCCAGTTTTCATCTCCACCTTGCTGCGTGTCTCTAAGGGGTATCAACTGATGTTTACATTTGGCTGCTGCCCCAAACCCTAGGCTCCCACGCCGCTCAACATATCATTTATACTAAAGGTTCTTGACCGCCCAGTCAGAGATCGGTGATCTCAAAGTCTTCTCGAGGTGGATCGCACCGACCAGCGATGATCCCTTGCTTTTCTGGAGGAGAATCTCCATCGACTTCGACTGCACCCGCTCGAAGGTCTGGGTCTGATCGCCGAGGAGTATGATCTGCGTTCCTGCAGCCGCACGGGTGACGATCTGCTTGATGATGGAGATGTCGAGGTTCTGGACCTCGTCGATGATGATGATCGCGTTCGATATTGAGCGACCCTGGATGAAGGTTATGGGTGTGATCTCGAGGATCCCGCGCTCGATCATCTTCTCGATCATGAAGCTGTCGTAGCCGCAGTTGACGAAGTTGTCGTAGAACGGACCGAGCCAGGGCATGACTTTGTCTTCCATATCACCCTTCAAGAACCCGATCTCGCGGCCGACCGGAGTCATGGACTTGGCGATCACGATCCTGGAGATCTTGTCTTTGCTGTTGAGTCGATGAAGCGCGTGAGCGCACGCTAGAAGCGTCTTGCCTGACCCTGCGACTCCGCTGAGTATCGTGAGATGGATGTCTGGCTCTGACAGAAGGGCCAACGCTAGGGTCTGTTCGGTGTTCTTGGGGTTTATGCCGCATGGGTAATGCTGGCGGACTTTTACGACGTAGTCGCCTCTCACGAGGCCGTGCTCCTTGGCACCGGCACCCTTCAGGACCACACCTTGGTTGGGGTGAAAGGTCTCGCTCGTCTTGAGCGAGTCGATCCTCACGCGCCCGTCTTTGAACCAGTCGTTCCAGCCCTCAAAGTCTTCTACAACCACTACGTGCTTCACTGTTTAACCCTCGTTGTTTCAACGCGGGCACTACACCCGCGCTGGATGTAGTTTTACGCAAGAGATCCGGGCCGCAGCGGCTCGCCGCGATGGTCCTCGTAGCTCGCTCCGCTCGACGTGGACACGATCTTTGCCTTCGGCACGTTGGTGTACGAGCTGTTGGTCTGAAAGATCACCGAGCCCACGGGACAGAACTCAGCCACCGGAAGACCGGACAGTCCCTTGATCTCTGATATCGCTCCGTCTCTCGCCTCTGCCTTGGTGGCGTACTGTGCTTGGCCCTGTATGCAGACATAAGGAAAATCGATGTCATTGGTGGCGAAGACGTGAACCAGCACGAACTTGTTGGCGTCGACCGCCGTAAGCGACCAGCTCGTGCCGTCGAACCTGTTGTACGGAAGCGTGGCGCCCACGTACCCGGCGGTTCCGCTGTAGATTACAGGATAAGCATCTTCATCCTTTCGCTTCCAGCTCGTTGTGCCAGAGCGATAGAAAACTGGAAACGTCGCCTGTGCCGGAAGCGAGATCTTTATGTCCTCGTCCCAGATCTGCCCCAGCTGGGCTGTAAACTGGGCCTCTGTTGCAAGACCGCCAGACCCGTCGACCACGAAGTTCACGAGCTTACAGCCGAAGTCGAAGGCTGCGCCGCGGGTTCTGTGAAGGTAGAGGTGCGTCATGTCACCCATGTGGATGCCGTGGCGCTCGTTGGCGAAGTAGATGTGCTTGGCTGCGGCTTGGTCCCAGTAGACGATGGACACGAACGCGTACTTCGTGATGATGTCCTCGGTGAAGGAGGACGTCACCTTGAGACGACCGTCTGCGTCCAGATAGAAGTAGTGCGAGCCGTGTGAGTCGCCCCACGAGGCCGACAGAGGCGTCGAGATCTCTACAGACTTGCCCTCTATGAAGTAGACGTAGGAGCCGGAGACCGGCGACACGGTGAGAGTTCTGGAGGCATCGTCTATCGACAGGCTCACGAGCTCGGGGTTCCTGAGGCCCACCGGCTGCTGCGAGTCCTCGAACGAGTCGAGCCCCTCGATCGCGTCTATGAGCTCTTTGCCGTATTGTTCGCTGGTTACGGCAACCACTATTCGTCTCTTGAGCTTATCGCTGAGTCTGACCATGTGGGTCTCTCCCTGGGCTGTTCACCAGGGATATCTTATCATCTCTAGAGGCTTTTAGAAGTTGTCGTTGTCCTTATAGCCTAATATTATTCCCAAAATCAGAAACATCGTGAAAACTACTATGATCGTATCCATGTCGTGTAGCATCTATAGCGGGTCGGCGGCAAGGAGCACAGACATCTGCTCGTCGAACTCCTCGCTCTGTATGAGATCGACGTACATCGCGTACGTGTTCTTGAGTAAGCGTATCGCCTCTCTTCGATGCCTGTTGGCGGACTCTCTGGATCTCGGTCTCGCGATGTCTTTCTCCAGAGACAATATCGCTTCGGCGTAGTGCTTGGCTGTAGCGGCTCGCGCGTTTAGGCCCCTCGGGGCCTCGATCATCAGGATCTTCTCGTAGCCGAGCGTGCGGGCAAGATGCACTATCTCTCTCCAGTGGCGAGACGTGGTCCTCGAGTAGTTGAACGAGTTAACGACCAGAGTGCCAGCGATCGGTTTTGCGATGCAGTACCAGTCGTACGAGTACGCGTAGCCGGTCTCGACCGAGAACGTGAGGTTTCGCTTCTCGTAAGCGTTGCGCTTCTTGACGAACTTGAAACCGCTCATGACGTCAGCCCGCCTTATACTTGAGGTACAGTGCCACGATCGCCGACTGCTGGTTCGGAGTGAAGCATCTCTTGCCCGCGTGGTGGCTGTATATGCCTGACACAAGCAGCCTTTCCTTGGTCGACAGTGTCTTCCAGTTCTTCATGATCTCTCTGATGTACTCGACGTACGTCGAGTCGTTCTTGAAGTTTCTGACTGCCTTCCTTATGACGTCGTGCTCGAGTCTATCGCTCATGATAACACTCCTATAGATCTGTTTACAAACATTAGGATCGGTTCTTGATCTCCATGGTGACGTCCTCAGAGATCTCTTCCAGTATGGAGAGTGCGTCGTCTATCGACTCGCTGAGAAAATCTGCGCCCTCGGAGCTGAGGTTCAGAGAAGAAGAGAGCGAGTTCAAGGCTTTGAGATCTTTGGCAATCTTCTTTACACTAGCGATAAACATCGCTTCTTCAGTTTTCATAGTGTCACTCGCATCTTCCCTGCGAAACGACCTTGACACCGGCAAGGTTCGCGTAGCAGGCGCTCATGTACGTGCTGCCGTCGCAGCCGCAGACCTCGACTATCGGCAGAGTCTCGCACGGGTTTCTAACGAAGTAGACGTCTCTGCACGCGTTCGCTCCAGGAAAGAAGGCTCCGCTCTCGCACTTGCACGACGGGTCGGTCTGACAGCCCGAGATCGCTATCGAAAGCAAAATAAAGATTCTCATACCAGATTCCTCTTGGCAAGAGGACCCGCGTACGACGAAAGGATCGTATCCGCGTCTTCGAAGGTCTTCGAGGGAACGTCGAGCCACATCAGCCGATCGGCGTCCGGAGGAAGGACCGCGATCTGGTGCGTCAGGTACCTGAACACGCTGATGTTCTTGTAGCGGTCCATGAGATCAAAGATCTGGCTCTCCGACAGAAACGCTCTGATAGACTGACTGTCGACTCGGCCGTTTACTGCGATAAGAACGTAGAAGCTGTCCATACGTCTGCTCCTGTGTGGTTATTTTGAGCCCTTCTGGCTCTCTCTCAGCTCGCGCATGAGCTCGCTTATCTTCTTCAGCGACTCTTTGATGGCTTCCGCACGATCGTCGAGCGACGGGTTCTCTTCTACTTGCTCGTCGCGTTTCTTGCTGCGAAAATCTTTGATGTGAACCACGTCTCCCATCGTCGTCTCCTCTCGTGTTTGCGATCTACGGATCATTAGATTCGGACGCGCTGGACGATCCCCTGATCTTATCGACAGCGAGCGTGGTGGATCGATCGGCCACGAGGTCCAGCATGACGGTCTTTCCGCCGTTGCGCTCGACGAAGTCTGCGCCCACGATGTCTTCGTGCCTGTAGTCGCCGCCTTTGACGAGCACGTGCGGCTTGACGGCCTCTATGAGCGACAGCGGCGTCTCCTCGCTGAACTCTACGACAGCGTCCACGCAGCCGAGCGCGGCAAGGATCTCGCACCGATCCCTCGCGGTGTTGATGGGTCTGCCTTGCCCCTTGAGGGCCGCGACAGACGCGTCGGAGTTTACGGCGACCACGAGGAAGTCTCCGAGCGCTCTGGCTCTCTGAAGGAGCGAGACGTGGCCTACGTGAAGGAGGTCGAAGCATCCGTTCGTGAACACGATCTTTCCTCTCGGAGTCTCGAGCGCGGCCGTGAGGTCCGCAGCCGACAGAACCTTGGACGCGAGCTCCAGCCGCTTGGGCCTGAGCGCATCCTCGAGCTCCTCTCTCAGTATCGGCTGAGTGCCCCACTTGCCGACGACCTTTCCGGCCGCGGCGTTTGCGAGGACCATCGACTGCCTGAGCGTCTGGCCCGATGCAAGGGCGAGCGCCATAACGGCGGCCACGGTGTCGCCCGCTCCGGAGACGTCGAACACGTCAACTGCGACCGTGGGGATGTGGGCGAAGGATCCGTCTGCGGCGAGGCCCGCCATGCCCTCTGCTCCGAGCGTCACGAGGACCGACTCCGATCTCGCGATCTCGGACACGAGCCTCGCGATGCTGAGCGTGTCGCCGGGATCTCGGCCGATCGCTTCAACCGCCTCTTTCCGGTTGGGCGTTATGAGCGTGCATCCCTCGTAAGGCGAGAAGTCTCTGCCCTTGGGGTCGACGACCACCGGAACGCCGCGCGATCGGCCGAGCGATATGATCCGTCTTATGAGAGAGTGCGGCATGCCGCCTTTGCCGTAGTCGCTTATGAGGATCGCATCCCACGGCGTCATCCTCATCTCCTCGTAGACCATGTCCTGAAGCCGCTGCGATATTGGCTTGATCGACTCCCAGTCGACTCTCACGATCTGATGGTGGTCGGCCGTGACGCGCGTCTTTCTGACGGTCTCGACCGTGCTGTCGCCTATGACAGGACTGATGTCTACGCCGTCCTTGGCGAGGCATCGCTTGAGCTCGCCTCCCGCATGGTCTCTTCCGACCGCGCCGAAGAGGGTCGCGTCTCCGCCCACGAGCTGCACGTTGCGTGCCACGTTGGCGGCGCCACCGGGCACGAGCCTCGTGGACCTCACGTGGAGGACCGGCACCGGCGCCTCGGGCGATATGCGCGTGACGGTTCCGTCGAGGTATTCGTCGAGCATGAGATCGCCGACGACCGCGACGCGCACTTTTTTGCTGCACCATGGAAGATGGGTCATAGTGTATCCACAGGAAATTATCGTAGTGAGCCTGTTTCAGATGTGAGTGAGTCTATGCATCTCGCGCACCTTGTGCACATCAGCCAATCGTCTGAGTGGTGCGTGCCGTAGTTCGGCCAACACACCAGGAACACGGCATCTGTCTTACAGAAGCCGCAGTAGCCTTTGACGCCTGCGCCGAGCATCACGTGCTCGAAGTCTAGGTCGTCCAGCATCTTTCTCTGCATGCGCTTCTCCTTGAAGGACTCAGTCGTCGATCCTCAAGAGGAACGACAGGACCCCCATCAGCATCAGGGCGAACACCACAGACACCGCGACGAAGTCGATCATAGGTCCTTCCACCTGTAGCCGAGTATCAGCAGAAAGTACGCTGCCCACACAGCGAAACCGAGCCATATGTTTATCTGGGCTGCGGCCAGCGTGCCGATGCACACGGCGACGCCGACAACGATAGCTTTCATGACTTGAAATCTCATACGATCTTCATCCTTCTCAGTGAGACGAGCACGTTGCCGAGCCTGTAGGCTGTGCTGATGTCTTTGTCGAAGTAGAGCTTGTTCTTCATTATCCACGAAGCAAGCTCGGCCCATCTGTAGTCAGACTCTCTCATCGCGGCAGCCTCCGGCCATGATCATCTGTCTTTGCTGGTCGGAAACTGTATGACGTTGCTCTTGAGCGACAGGACCTTTGCTCGCGGTCTGTCGGTCTTGCGCTTGGCTGTCTCGCTGCCGGTCGGAAACTGCGGCGGGTTCTTGCGGGCGACGTACTCGTTTATCGCCTCGGTCAGCGTCTGCCTGCTGATGAGCTTAGCGCCCATCTCCTCGGCCGCCTCGTTGATCTTCGCTATAAGGATCTCGATCTTGCGGTCTCGGTCCATGTCGCATAACCTCGATGTTGGTTTCTGAGAGATCTGATGGGGGCCTACGGTAGGCCCCCACCACTACTACAAGGGGTGTCAGCTAGGCACATGCGCGCCCAGAGGCTAGACTTACGTCGTTCGCGGAGGCATTATACATCGCCGTCGTCTTCGGCGGGACTCTCACGGCGGTCGAAGAAGACCGTCCACGTCGTCGCGGCGACAAGGGCAAAAACCATGATCATGATCGACAGGGTCGCTACATCGTATATGTCTTGTGCCCAGCTCATGTCAGCTCCTCTCTGGTCTGTGGTAGATGTGTGCGCGATCTTTCTGGAACTTGGCGACTCGCTCGCGATCGTTCAGGAGCTTGGTTCGCTTGGCGTCTTCGGCCTTGGGCTTCGATCTGTCGGCGAGGTCTACGATCTCGATCTCGCGGAGAGACGTCAGACAGTAACAATTACCGCTGAACCGTACGTGCTCGATCGCCTTAGACATCGTCATCGGCGTAACCTCGGCCATGCGGTCGGCGAAGTAGGAGCACCCCTCGAGGTGATCGTCGCTCTCGCCGCATTCTCTGCAGAAATACTCGTTATCGAACATATCCATGACTTTCCCCTTTGTTAATGATCATCGTCGTTTACACGTATCTCTAGGATCGGAAATCACTGCATGCTCTGGAGTCTGTCGAGCCACTCCCAGTCGGATGTCTCTCGCACGACGTAGTCCACCAAGCGCTTGTGGAGCACTCGGTCGCGACACTCGCATAACTTGGTCAGCGACCGTAGCTCGGCCTCGTAGGCGGCCGTGGACGCGACCCATCCGTAGAATCGGTCCTCTTCCATGGCCAGTGTGAGCGACTCGATGCGCTCCTGCAGTTCATTGTCGTCACGTTCACTCATTACACAACCTCCCAGATACTTGCTTTTTTACGCCAATCTTTCCATTTGGCTATGTCTGCAAAATATAGTGTTACTGCCGTTTCTGCTTCTTCAAGGCTCTTAAAGTAACGCGGGGTTCCTGGGTCGTATTCGTTAAGCGACGTGAAATCGTAATCTTTCCAAAAACACCAGAAACCTAGCTTTCTAAACTGTACTGCATATAAATTTAACCCATTACGAACGATGCGGTACTTCATACGTCCTCCTAAAGGGTGATGTGTCAGTCCTCCTTCTTTGTATCCTTTGCATAGGCCGCCCAGACGCAACAGTATATGACTGCCGCGGCGGGCGCGGCTATAAACCAATGCATTAGAAACGGAAACCGCTCACACAACTCCAAGATAACCGCAGCTATTCCAAAGAACACGGCAAATGTTGCCAAGGTTTTAAGGTGTGCCAGCATCTATTACTCCTCAATCAAACGGTTTTGGCGATTCTTTCCAAGTATACCCACAGCGGTTGCACCTGAACGTGTAGGTATACCAAAACCCATATTTCATCGTCCCCGAATCCTTGTCGGGGAATCTGCTAATTTTAGTTCTGTTATGGAAACCTAGCCAACATTTGATACTCATACTTCCTCCTCAAGGCCCAGGCGTTCGGCTATTTCTTTAAACCTATCATTCCGCATTATAAATTCCTGAGTAGCATCAAACGCATACTTAAGGCTTTCCCTCGTCACCCACACACCCTTATCGCTCGGCTGCGTGCGTTGCTCGACCGCTTCGCGAATTGCAAGAGTTGCGCGTTTGAATTGCTCCAGCGCCTCAAGCCGCTTAGTTAGGTCGCGCAGTTCTAGCCGAAGGTCTAAATTCACGTCGTCCTGAAGTACGCCTAGCTCGTCGTCAAACTTGTCTAGTCGCTCCTCAAGCGCATCCACTCGGCTCGGTTGCACCGCGCTCTGGTCTGCAAGGTAGTCGCTCCGGAGGCCGTTGATGCGGGCGATGTAGTCTGTCCGCATCTCGTTCATGCGCTTGAGGGTTTCCACGGTTATCTCACGCAGCGCTTCTATCTCGTTCCACAGTTCAGTCGTTTCGCTGGGTTCGGGCTCGTCGGCTAGAGGGATAAGGTCAAGGTCTCTCATGTCGCCTGTACTATTTCCGTGCTGATTCCAAGTAACCGTCCCAATATCGCCTGCTTTTTCGAGCACCCCGGCATACCAGCCGTTAGCGTCAGGACCGTGAATGCTCAGTATCTTGTAGCCGCCTTTGGTAGTGTCGGTTCTAAAGTTCATAGCTTCTCCACGTTCTTTTCAATGATGCTGGCTATCTCTTTGAAGCTCTTGCCGGTATCGTTTAATTCGGTTAAGCAGTCGTCCTTAATTTCACCCGCGGTAGAGCTCATCCCGGCCCATAGCCGCACTTCTAATGGAAGAACCTGGTCATCCACGTCACCTTCTGTTTTAAAAACCCAGCCGCCAGAGCCCCTAACCCACTCCCCAATCCCTTCATCAACGGCAAGGTTACAAAGCACTCCTAAGCAACAAAAATTATCGTTTTCGTCCACAAGCTGGTGGGTGCCTTGCTGGTAGGCGCCGCTACGAAGAGCCTTTACCCATTTTTTAGCGATTGATTTTTTCATTGGTGGTCCTCATATGTTTCTTGTACTTCCACTTCTTCAATGTATGTACAATTGCAGCCCATAGACGTCGGTCTTTTAAACTCAGCTCCAAGGCTTTCGGCCACGGCTTTGGCGCAAGCTTCTGCTGCCTCTTTGTTGGTAAACAACCCCTGAGAAAATGAACCAACGCAAGCCTCGTGAAAAAACACTTGATAGACGGTCATTGGTTGTCCTCCTCAGTAAAAGCATCGGGGTTAATTTTTTCGGCAATGACTTCTAAATACAGGGCAATCTTTTCTAAACTGTCTGCGATGTTTTCTAGTGATTGCCCTTCTGGTGGGTAGTCCGGTCTTCGTTTAGGTCCTGCCATTACTCACCCTCCTCAATCTTTCTAGCTGCTTGCACTATGTCGGACACTTGTCGTAGTCATTGGTTGTCTCCCAGGTCTTGTATTGCTTCACATTGCGAACACTCATACTCTCCTCCTCACGTCAATAGATTAGGATCGGGAAAACACCTTAGGAAGGCCTACCAGAAGCAAACCTAACCCAAGGGGAAGGTCAATCAGAACTCACAGGGGAAGGCTGGACAACGCTGTCTCACGCATGCCTAGGATACCCATCGAAACACATCAGCTTTAACGCATTAAAACGTACCTACTCCTAACACCAACAACAGCACGCAAGCGCCTGCAGCAACAGGAGCATAACAGCAGATCGTGCAGCAGCAGACGTTCGGCAGAATAGCTACCTAGGGATAGTACTGGGTCACAGAGAATAGGTTAGTGGGTCTAGAGGAGGGTTTGGTAGTAGGGGTAGGGGTGAATTGACGCCCAAACTAACTCCAGGTTTCACTTAGAAACACTTACTTTTATACCCGAAACACACCTATCGCTTCCTGACCTCTCCCGGTCGCGAGTTCTCCTACCCCTAAAACAGATACTTTCGGGTGCTTTCGGGCTAGAAAGGTCAATGATTTCCTCGGAACGTGAAAAGCCCCTAGAGGAAGAGAGCGTCCTTGCTCTCCTAGGGGTAGTTTTGATTAGCTCACGAGATCGCGAAGGTGCTCTGGTATGACGTCGAGGTTGATGGTTGGAGTATCAGCTGCTGCTGAGGGCTTGATCTCTGCTAGGCGGGACTCGATGGCTTCTTGTACTTTTTGCGCGTTGGCGTCGTCGCCCTTGTCTTCCAGGTGCTTCAGGAGTGTCTTGAGCTCCTTGATCACTGGGTCCTGGGCGCCTTGGCGTGAGCCTGGGTTTTTCGCTTCGTACTTGGCGCCTGCGTTGAGTCGCTTGTCCTTGTTGTGCCAGTTGGTGATGAGGCCTGCGATGTAGCTGCGTAGCAGCTTCGGATCTTGCAGCTTGGCCTGGTTGGCCGGTGTGTCTTTGAACTCCACTTGACCTTCTTGGAAGAGCGACACCAGGCGGTCTGCTATGGCGGCGCGTGCCTCCTTGGTGATCACGTCGTGGATGATGGTCTCGCCTGGGGTGAAGCTGATGCCGTGCGAAGCGAGGACCTGGGTCGTTACGTTGAAGACTGCGTCTGACTGTTTCATAGATAACACTCCGTAGTTAAGTTTAGTAAGACTCAAACATCGTCTTACGTTAGGGATGTAGGATCGGGACTCACTCGGCGTCGCTGAGGACCTCATACAGGAAGTCGTGCTCGGCGTCGAAGCAGCTCAGGTTCTCTTCGGCCCACCTGATCTTGGCGATCAGTCCTTCTCGGTAGCCGTAGAGGTACTCGGGCTCGTAGGTGAGGGTAGGTTCGGGATCCTTGCCGGCGGTGGCATGGTCGAAACCCAGTCGGTCTAGCTGCTGCTGCATAGTCGGTGCTCCTAGTGGTGTGCGTTTAGCTAACGTATGCCTGTAGGTTCGGAAAAGACCGGCGCAGTGCGGGGCCGGCGTAGCGGTGTCGGTGCACTTGGGCACCGTGCGGCTAGTCCTGCCAGTCATCGCCGAACAACTCCGCTCGCTTGGTTCGGTAAGCTTCTGCTGCCTCTTCAGGCGAGTCGAACGTACGTCGCCACACGATCTTGTAGTCCTTCATGATCCTAGCTTCCCACCTCTTGGCGTCCGACGCTAGGCTTACACCCTTGTAGCCGGACCTGTTTCGCTTCGTAAGCTTGCAGTTCCTAGTGTTAGTGGACACATCGGTCACTCGCAGGTTCTCGCGCCTGTTGTCTAGGCGGTCTCCGTTCACGTGGTCAACTACCTCGCCCTTGACCAGCGGGCGGCCAAGCATGCGCTCTGCCACCAGCCGATGAATATAGCGGTCACAGTTCCTCAAGTAGCGCCCGTCGAAGCGTACCGTAAGTTCTCTCAGCGACTCATCTTCGACGGACAGCAGCATACCTCACTCTTCCTCGTACAGTTCGTCCTCGTCGTCGTACAGTTCCTCGTGGTCTAGGTCCTCGTCGTCGGCCAAGTCGTCGTCGTCTCGGCCGCTGTAGTCGCTGTAGATCTGCTGCTTGCTGGTCGTGAGCGGTAAAAGCTGCGTCTCTAGCATCATGGTGAATCTCCCTCGTAGGATGTGTGTATGTGCTTAGTATCGGGAAAGAGCTCTTCCGCGCTGAGCTCGCTTCGTTCCTGGGATCAGATCAGGTCGCGAAGGTGCTCAGGCACCAGGTCCGCGTTGATCGTAGGCTTGGGCTTCGACTCGGCGGCGACCGCGGCCAGGCGCTCGGCGATGGCGGCGTCCACCTTGGCGATGCCTTCGTCGTTGCCGACCGACTCGAGGTGCTTGCGAAGCGTCCTGAGTTCCTTGACCACAGGATCGCTCACGCCCTGCCGAGAGCCAGGGTTCTTGGCCTCATACTTCGCCCCACCGTTGAGCTCCTTGCTCTTGTTCCACCAGTTGGTCACCATACCCATCACGTACTTGCTGATCAGGTTCTCCTTGGTGGTCGCATACTTCGCCCTGGCGTCGGCGCTCAGCTCCACTTGGCCCTCGATCATAGCGTCGGCGACCAGCTCCGCTACCCGACGCTTGTCCTCTCGGGTGGCATACGACTTGACGTCTCGCCCCGCCTCGAAGCGGTCACTCAGGACAGACTTGGTGAAGCTTACGACTGCTTGGTGTTGTGACATACTCATGGATAACACTCCTTAAGTTGTTGTATATACTTAGCTTCGGTTTCTATCGCTTGCCCTCAGAGGTTAGCCGATCAGCCAGACCACGTTGCCCACACAGTCCTCACCTACCCACTTCGTCTGGTAGTCGTGGATGATCAGGTACTCGATCCGGTTCTTCCATCGGTTGTGGTGCACGTTCAGGACAGTGACCTTCTCGTTTCGGTATACGGTCTCGCCTCGCATGCTGTACCTCCGTTGTGTATGTCTAGGATCGGTGAGGCTTCGGAACATACCCGCTAGCCTCTCACTTACAAGGGATCCCTAGTTTTGGTAGTGGTACATGCGGCCAAAACTCTCTGTACCGGGGGAACATCTAACTTTTAGGCCCCGGGCCCACAGCTACCCGCCGGCCTCTCCGCAAAAGTGAGGTACCGGTACGCTCAGGAGCATAGCCCAGCATATCAGAGGACAGTCTCGCTTCGCTGACAACCCTCATCCTAACCATCGTGACCGCAAAAAATCTGTACAGTGCGCCGAACGCGTCAGACACGATCAATCTCCTTGAGCGCCAATATAGACGACCACATGCCGCTGTGGTATCCAAGCACCTTGAGCCTGTACAGCGTGGCCGCAAGCCTTAAGGCGCGCAGCTTCTCTGTAAAGCTGTAGATATCGGCGTGCGGCTCGTGCATCAAGAGCGGTTACCTCCAGCGAGCAATAGACTGTGACTGCTCGCTAGAGCGAGATCGCATAGTCTAGGTCAACGCTGATCTTAGGCCGCTCTGCAGCGAGCACGTACTCGTTGACGGCGGCTGTTAGCTGTTCTATGTTGTCGCCGGTCCGGCGAAAGCGGCGCATGGCCTGCTTGAGGTGTATGCACCCAGCGTCGGCGCCGAGCTCGTGCTCCCGCATCTCGTCGCCTGGCTGGTAGCCGATGATCTCCGCGCTGTCCGAAGGTGCCGATAGTCCGTTCATCATAGCGGTCATCTTGCCGTTGGCCCTGGAGATGAGTATGGCCTGGTCAGGCGTCAGCACGGCTTCGTTGTCGAGCTTGTTGCGGTTGCACTGCATACACAGCGGCACGGCGTTGTTTATTCTGCGGGAGGTGTCTGCACACGTGAGGATGAAGTTTCCGCCCTTGGACTTCGGGATCCAGAAGTGGTCGAGCTCGAGGCCGTCCCTGTCGACGCCGCACATCCCGCATCTGCAGTCGTATGTTCTGAGCAGCGTCAGAAGCCACCTACTGCGATAGTAGCGCTCTTCTGAGTTGTTGCGCTTGTAGTCGCGGGCTTCTATGAAGAACTTCTGCGGATTGGTCGAAGGCATCCTTCCGCATATCACGGATAAGTTGTGCGATCGTCTTTCGTGAAGCGTCAGCATGGTTAAACACTTATTTTGTTTGATAAAAAACGATAAATATCGACTTAAAAATCAAACCATCAAGAACAGTCTTCGCTCTGCCTCGCGTCGTCTAGTGAGGCCAGGCAAAACTTGACCTTGTGCCTTGTTCCACTTAAGAAACTCTTCTGCAGCCAGTCGCGGTTGGTTTCCGTTGACGAACCTAAGGAGAGACGAGTTCTTCAAGTTACCGGTGCCGCAGTTGTAGGCGAAGCTGACTAATGCCGCAAACTGGTTGTCGGTTACCTTTACCTTAAGAAGCTTCTCTACGGCGCTGCAGAACTGCAGAAGATCCTGCTCCTTGCGCAGGTCGCACTGCTCCTGTGTCCACCTTGTCCCGGGTCCGATCTGGGTGGGTTTTCCGTCGGGCGTAAGGTTGAAGAAATCTGGCCCTGTCGATCCCCAGCCTATGGTCCACGGGGCACCGGAAAGCATCTGCCAGTCTTCTTTGCGCATGTTCTCTGTCTTTCGAAGCTCTCGCCCAAGCGGAGACCCAGGATCAGGATATGCTTCTAGCTTGCAGCCTTCAAACGCTTTTATCAGCGCGATCCCTGCTACGTTCAACTTTCTTGTCATTTGTCTCTCTCCAGTATATCTCTATTATGGTTTCGTATGCTATAAGCTTAAGAGCACACAGCGTATGGTAAAAGTTAATTCTAAGATTTCTGCCTGTCACCTGCTATCTCTTCTTGTATAAGGATATCTGCAAGAATTTCTCCTGCAATCTTCTTATACTTATCGTTCATATCTGCCGTATCAGCCCCGCATACGGCGTCTATGCAGCCAAGCCATCCTCTTTCGTCTGGCCTTTTTTTTAGTCTTGCAAGCGGACATATCTTGCAGGACTTCTCGTCGAGCTCTTCGCACTCACCCTTGTTCGCTATTGTCTCTAGTATATGTTTTGAGTCCATGCTGCAGGGTCCAGTATAATTGAATTAGCACCATAGGAGTATTTTATGTCGGGCACTATGTCAAAACCAAACGGGATCTTTACACCCAGCGACACTTCAACGAGTCCGATGTTTCCTTTGAACTTGCCCGATCCTTCTTCGTACAAGCAGAACTTCGATCAGCTGCTGCAAAGACGTGGCATAAAATTTAAACATTACAAAGCCTTACCATGCCCAAACATCAAACTACTAGACGACAACTCCCACGATCCCACTTGTATACACTGCGACGGATCAGGGATCATTTACTATGAGCCCAGGGATATAGTGGGCGTATTTAGCTCTAACTCAGTAGAGAAGCAGTTTGAGTATCAGGGTGCCTGGGAGATAGGCAGTGCCATGGTCACTATGCCTTCTGAGTACGACAACGGAGATCAGGCAGATTTTACTCTATACGATAAACTCGAGGTACTCGACTACACTGTCAGACTGTGGGAGCTCAAAGAATACGAGCCTCGCCCAGACAGCAAGCAGCAACTCAGATATCCCATAGAGAAGGTCGGATTCCTGATAACGGTGTCAGGAAGTCAGATGAAAGAATATGTTCAAGGTGTTGATTTTACTATAGATGATGGTCAGATAAAGTGGGTAGAAGGAAAGACTCCTTCTTATGATTACAGCAATGACATGGGGCAAACTTACTCCGTGTCATACTGGGCAAATCCTGTGTTTATAGTTCTGCAGCCGATGCGCGAGCTTAGGGTCACGCAGCAGATGCTTCCCGATGGTACAAAGATATCAGTTAGATTGCCTCAGCAACTTGTTATAAAGAGAGACTTTTTAGTAAACAAACCTGAAAAACTGGTAGCCGGTATCGGAAGTTAACTTATCTCCCTTATATAATGGCTTAAGAGGTTGTAAGATATGCCAGCGTTCGTTTACAAGAAAAACATCAAATGCTACAAGTGCGAATGCACCGAGTGCGGCGTCGACAGGGGATTTCAGCCTCTTAGAAACTTAAACAAAAAATGTGTAAAATGCAGCAACAAAAGCCGTGGACCTAAAAGCGAGTCATTTAAGCAAAAGATCTCTGCTAAGATGAAAGGCAACAAGAACAGCGCTAAGCCAGAGCCAACACCTGAGCAGATTAGATCAAGAAAATCAAGATACAATAAAAAAGCGCACACAAGAAACAAAGATAGATACAAAAACGACATTGAATTTAGGTTAAGATGCGTTCTTCGCAGTAGACTGAAAGTAGCTATACAAAACAACTATAAAAATGGTTCTGCTGTAAAAGATCTTGGATGCTCTATCTCTGAGTTTAGGACCTATATGGAATCTAAGTTTCAACCGGGTATGACATGGGAAAACTGGTCACTGACAGGCTGGCACTTGGATCATATAGTGCCGCTCTCTGCTTTTGATCTAAGCGATCGAGAAGAGCTCGTTAAAGCATGTCATTACGCCAATCTACAGCCAATGTGGGCAAAAGACAACATCAGCAAAGGAGGCGCACATGCCGGCGTTCGCCTCTAAGAAACAGTACCGTATGATGATGGCAATACTGCACGGCAAGTCTGGAACGACTGCCCGCGGAGACAGTGGGCCGCCAAAGTCTGTTGCCGAGAAGTACACAGGAAAAGAGAAGGGCTTGCCAGACGACAAGGGCAAGGCTCATCGCGGCGGCAAGTGGGATGAAAAAGCTCATAAGCGTCACTCAGACAAAGGTCGCAAGCTCAGCAAAAGCAGTAACAGCAAAACCACAGCCGTAGTTGTAGTCAACGACAAAGGTCAGCTCCTGATGGGCAGACAGATAGACGAAGAATACAGATGGTCTTTTCCTGGCGGCCACTTAGACGAGGGAGAATCCTACGAGCAAGGGGCACTTCGCGAACTCAAGGAAGAGACTGGTTTGATCATCGATGCAGATAAGCTTTCGATTTTACACGAAAGCGACGATCAAAAAGTATACATCGCACGATTAAGCAACACTCCTGGTTTTCACTCGACATCCGAGCTGTCAGATGTTGGTTTTTATGACTTAGACGCAATAGATTTCAACAAGTTGCGCGCCTGCTGTGTAGAGACCATGATGCACTATCTTAAAGGTGGTCTAAAAAAGAGTAAACGATCTATAAGCGACCTCATGAAGATAGAGCAACTTGAGGTATTGTCCAAGAACATCATACGCACAGGTCAAGTAGCAGACGCGGTCTATGAGTTTCGCCACGGTGACGCTATAAGGCTTGTCGGCAACGGTGTGTTCAGGATGCTCAAGCGAGGCGTCGACGGCATGGGCGACGACGACATCAGAGACATACCGTTTGGCAGCTACACTTTACACGTCAGAAAGCACGCCAACGACATCTACTCTGGCAGGATCGACGACGGTTTAAAAACGATACACCAGTTCGTCAACCGCTCGCTTCCTTCTCTGACAGGCGAGCTTATGAGTGTTTTCGAGTGGTACAACGACGACGAGCATGAACTCGAGATACACGAAGACAGCGACCTAAGCGACGACACCATAAGCGATGCTGTCACTAAGATGGTCCACAACTATAGAAGCTACAACATAGCCGACATCTACGACGAGATGGAGTCTATACGAAGCGAGATCCGCCACGGCAACGCAGTCGATCTGCAGCAAGCAGAGCAGCGTATCATGAGCCTTTTCGACAAGCTCGAAGAACGCATGGACATCTTCAGAGACAAACACAACTCACTGGCTCAGCGGGCCGGAGAAGAGATCGACGAGATCGAGGAAAAGCTTCTTGCTCTTCAGGCTAAGATCGACGAGATGTCTAAGAAGCCGTCTAAGATGGAGGCTTTCTCTGCAGATCCGCCGAACCCATCAAAGATCATCGAAGAGTACTACGAGTACCTGTCGCGTCCTAGAGTTCTTATAAAGCCAAACGGCCACATAATCATAGACTTCGGCGCCGACTGGACAAGCGACGACAAGACCAATTTCCTTACCGACATGAGAGCGAAGGCACTCAAGGACAGCAGATGATCTCGCACAGAATCAACGGCCTTCGTCAGTATCTGCAATCTATGGGGCTTAGACCTTCTGAGGCAGACGATGTCTGTCGAAGTGCCATGCAAGAGATAGGCGACAGGATGAGGCTCATAGTAGAGTCTGCGGTGTCGGACGCCGAGAGTCAGGGTGTCGCAATGGGGGCAGACGAGTTTCTCTCTCAGATAAAGCTTGATGCAGACTCAGGTTACGTTCAGATCTCGACCGACTCAGGCGAGCTTGACTTCAGCCTTCCTCCTACGCCGATGCTGCCGTGGCTCCTCAAGAACGCCAAGATCGCAAAAGATGGCTCTAGGTACAAGATCATACCGATCGGTGCAGCAGGAACCCAGAAGCCCAAACCTGCCGCAAAGGACATCGCTGCCGGCCTCAACGCCATATCCTCAGAGGGATCCAGCGTTGAGAACATGGCTCAGCAGATGGCTCAGGCGTTTACAGCAGGTGCGCTCAAGCAATCTCCCACAAGACAGGAGCCTAGAGCTGCGGGCGAGGTGAGCTTCCGAGTTGCATCAGACAAGCAGGACCCGACCAGGCAGTGGGTTGCGCCAGCCAAGGACCTTGATCTTACTGGGATGATAATGGACATCAACAGCAAGATACGGCAGGACATCGACAGAGCCTGCGACGACATCTTACTCAAATATCAACTGGAGGCAGAATCATGGCGTTCGTGATGCCAGAGATAGCGGTGCAGCGACTACTGCAGTACGGCATACAAGAGCTCAGGAAGGATAAGCCTGCCTTCGAGGAGATATTCGCCTATCAGATCGATCACCCTCTGGTGGAGGACGCGTACGGTCAAGAGTACGTCGACAAGATCTGGACCTGGTTCACCACAGAGCGTATCAGGGTGGTTCAGGCGTGGATATTGAGCCCGCAGACAGTGCCGTGCTTCAGCATACATCTCTCTAACGAGAACGAGGACGAGTCCAAGGCCGCCATAGGCGATTTCTACGGCGAGGGAGAAGACGGAGACATAGGCATCAATGCCTTCAGCACGCTCGTAGACATAGGCATACACGGCAGCAAGGCCGCAGATCAGGTCCTGTGGATGTACTACATAGCTTCTTATGTGCTTTTTAAGTATAAGCAGGTTGCCAGAAGCTTGGGCATCGAGATTCAGACCTACAGCGCGTCTGACTGGCAGAAAGACTCCTCCAAGATGCCTGAGAACATCTGGACCAGGTGGATGAGGATGCGGTGTACCGTGTTCAACACCTGGGGCGCAGACGAGTATCAGACCATAACTGACGTAGAGACAGAGACTACACCAGAAAACGCGTGAGGTATTTATGGCAAAAAAGAACAGTGAAAACATCGACATGAAATCTATAAAAGAGTACGAGCGAGCGATGCGCTCGAAGGCTGTTCAGCCAAGCGAGGAGAAGGTCGAGTTCGACTCATGGTGGGCAACGAGATCGCCTGTCTTGAACCAACCTAACCACCTAAAAGAGATCCTGAAGGCAGACGCCAAGGCTAGAGGGCTCGGTAAAGAAGAGACCCTAGATCGCTGGGACTGGGCGGCAAGACAGTTCGGTCTAACTCTTTAAGATGCCTAAGCAAACTTTCACATGCTCAGGGTGTGGCGTAGATGTCGAGAAGTATACATCGCAGTTAACCAGGACAGACGTTGTGTTTTGCACCTTGTCTTGCAGGAACAGGCGGTACAAGAACGTTGTGCCTGATTGGCATCCGCCTAACTACAAAGAATACAACCACATATGCAGCGTATGCGGGTGTGAGTTTACGACAAACGGGTCAAGCTTTAAGGCAAGTACCAGGACAGTGTGCGGTGCCGTGTGCAGAGGAAGGATCGCCAGAAAGGGTGCCATCCTATCAGACAGCACGAAGGCTAAATTGTCAGAAGCTGCCGCTAGGCAGAACAAGAAATATAAAAGCGATATCGAGTACATGCGCAAAGACGGCCTGCAGGTGTTCATGAAAAGCAGATGGGAGGCATCGTACGCCAGGTGGCTCGATGAGTCAAATATAGCGTGGACGTACGAGCCAGAGTTTAAACTTAGCAATGGAAAAATATACTTACCAGATTTTTTGCTAGAAGACGGAAGCGTGGTTGAGATAAAAGGATATTTCAGGCCAGATGCTAAGGTAAAATGGGATATGTTCTGCGAAGAGTATCCGAATATCAAAAAGAGTTTACTGCAGAAAAACGAGTTAAAAGAGCTGGGAATCATATAAGAAGGAGCAGCCATGGCAATCAATGTATCGTTTAACGGGGCCACGATCTACAAGCCCGGCGCATACTCTAGGACCCAAGTGGACCTCAGCGGCAACGTTCCGCTAGGAGCCGCAGGTCTGATCGCCATCTTCGGCGAAGCAGATGCAGGCGCACCTGGCTCAGCAGAGACCAACATCGCAGACAACTACTACACAGCAGATCGTCTCGTTGAAGCCCGCAACAAGTACCGCAGCGGTCCGATCGTAGACGCTCTCAACTTCTTGTTCTCGCCAGCAGCAGACGGCGCGATCCCAAACGGCGCCTCTATCGTCTGGGTCTACAAGACCAACGCTTCTGTTCGCGCCAGCTTGGCTCTTTCTGGCTCATACGGAACCATCAGGTCCTCTGAGTGGGGCGTAGGCGGGAACCAGATCTCCGCTAAGATCCTTGCGAACTCAGAGTCAGTTCCATCTAAGACAGGATCGGTTCCTGCTGCGTTCGGCGCAGCGCTCAACGGAGCGTCTTTCAGCGCACGCATCAACGGCGGTGCGGCTGCAGTCTACACGCTGTCGACCACCTCTGGCGACCACGCAGACATCGCGACTCTTGTGGCAGAGCTCGCTGCACTTCTTCCAGCTGCGTTCGACGTATCGGCTTCAAGCGGCGCACTTCGCGTTCAACTTGACGCAGCCTCTACTCAGTTTCAGCTGGGCTGGGGACGCAGCTTCGAGCTGATCGACTCCACTCCTGGCGATCTCGCCAAGCTCGGCCTTACGGCAGGTCTGGTTGTCGCCTCGTCTGAGCCGAGCGCCACGATCACGCTGAACCAGAAGCGAGACCTGCTGGTCGAGTCAGACACGCTCGGCGGAAACGTGGTCATGTCAATCGGCCGTGACCCTACTGTCGGCAGCGTAACCTCTGCTTCTGTAAGTGTAACGCTAAACACAGTGACCCTAACCGACTCCGCTGGATCGATCACGTTCGACAAAGCGGCATTCGTAACGTTGAAGCAGCTTGCCGAGTCTATATCACTTCAGCCAGGATGGTCTGCTGAGGTCGCTAGCCCGGTCTACAACCAGCTTGGCCTTAGCGTGCTAGATCGCGTGTCTGCCGTAGGTGCTCTGGGTTCTGCCGGCACAAAGCCAGCTCGCTTGAAAAAAGACGCCTACGAGGTCCAAGACTTCTTCGCTCAGTCCAACGTTGCAGGACTCGTGAGTCCAGCTTTCGTCGGTCTTCCTGCTGCCTTGACCGAGACACTTCTGTCAGGCGGAGCAAAAGGCCCGACCGTGACAAACGACATCGTTAACGCGCTGTCTAAGTTCGAGAAGTTCCACGCCAACTCCATCGTTCCTTTGTTCTCTCGCGACGCTACAGCAGACATCGCAGACAACCTGACCGACGCGTCGTCCACGTACACGATCGACGGTATCCATCAGGCAGTAAAGACGCACATCAGCCTCATGAAGACCACCAAAAGAAAGAGCGAGCGCCAAGGCTACCTTTCCTTCAAGGGCACGTACTCTGCATCCAAGGACAAGGCCGGTAACATGGCCGATGCTAGGCTTCAGATGATGATCCAGGACGTTCGTCAGTCTAACGCTCAAGGCGTTATCCAGTGGTTCCAACCATGGGCGATGGCTTGTCTTGTGGCCGGTGCTCGCGGCGGTGCCCCTATCGGCCTTCCGCTGACGTTCAAGTTCATGAACTGCTCTGGTATCCGTCAGACGTCTCAACCTATGAGTACTCCAGAAGCAGACATCGTTGTAGGCTTCGACCCAGACACCCAGTACGACGACGCCATCTTGTCAGGGCTCACGTTCATGGAAGCTCCGCGAACCGGTGGTTTCCGAGTGGTCGTAGACAACACCACCTACGGCATCGACGATAACTGGGTCTACAACCGCGCCAACGTTCTCTATGCCTCTGATATCGTTGCATACAACTTCCGCAACATCATGGAGAACCGATACGTCGGTGTCAAGAACACGATCCTTGCAGCAGAGGTCAAAGGAACAGCGGAGTCCGTGCTCGCCACGTTCCTCGCACAAGGCATCACGGTCTCTACCGACGATGCACCGCAGGGGTTCAAGGACCTCAGCGTTCGCATAGACGGCAGCACGATCTACATCACTGTAACGATCAAGCTCGTAGAAGGTATCGACTTCATCCTCGCAGACATCACGCTCCAGCGCGCCACCCAGACGGCTTAACCCGCACGCCGATCGGTCACGAAGCCCCTAGCTAGCCTAGGGGCTTTTACATTCAGCGAAACTTGACATATGGTAATATCTATCTATGGTGCAGTCGCGCGGTGCGATGCAACCCTAACGTATTTGGGCTCTAGGGTCCCAGGAGACATTAGACATGGCCGGTATTAAGCCAGCACTGATCACAGGCAGTAACGCTAAGATCCAGATCGACGGAAAGACGATCGCCTACGCAACCGACATCCAGTATTCGGTAGACACAGCAGTCATCCCGGTCGAGGTTATGGGACGCTACGAGGTAGTGACCAACGAGCCTATCGCGACAAGCGTAGCCGGATCTTTCACCGTAGTAAGATACTCAAGCGCAGTAAAAGACTCAGGTCTTCCTAACGCAAGCGCCACTGGTAACGGCGTAGGAAACCTCGCCGGAAACATGGCAAACGCCTTCAACCCTGGTCAGATGCTGTCGACTCAGACCGTAGACATCATCATCTATCAGAAAAAGAAAGAGTCTGCCACTGCAGCAGGCGACGTTCAGGAAGTTCTCAAGATCACGGACTGTCGTCTTACTAGGATGAGCGGCAGCATCAACAAGCGCGGCATCCTTACCGAAGGCTACTCGTTCGTTGGCGTACTGTTCGACGACGACTCCTTTACCGCTTCTGGCTCTGGAACCGGAACAGACCTTACCTAACAGCATAGGTGCGTAGATGGCTAGACTGGCTCCGTTCTTTGTAACCGGCGCGAGCTGCAAGATAAAGGTCAACGGAGTCACGTTAGCCTACGCAACCAATTTCTCTTACTCTGTGAGCATACCGCACGCTAGGCCGAAGAACCTAGGCAGCTACGAGTCGAGCTCGCTGGATCCTTTGAGCTACGACGTGAGCGGATCGTTCGACGTGGTTCGATACGTCGACGGCTTAAAAGGCAAGATGGCTGCACTCGGATATTCCGTGCCTGACGGAGTAAGCGACCTAGGCAACGGCATCGGCAGCTGGTCCACGGCTGCGGGTAAAGCGCCTTCTATAAAAAACATATCCAGCAACGACGGTCGAGCAAACGAGTCACTGGATCCTTCTAGGCTGCAAGACGCGATAACGTTCGACATCGAGATCTACCAGAAGCTTCCCGACGGAAACCTGACCGGCATCGCCAGGGTAAGGAACGCCAGGATCACGGCGATGGGCGCTAGCCTAACCAAGCGCGGCACGATGATCCAGAGCTTTCAGTTCGCAGCGCAGTATCTGGACGAAGACAGCTTCATAGCAGACGCTTCATCCTCAGGAGCTTGACGTATGTCTGGTCAAAAAGTAAGACGGAGAGGTTTTGGCCGCAACTCAGGCAACTGGAGAGAGGTCGGCACACGCGCGCTCTTGAGAGAGTTCACGAACGCAGCCGCCAATGCTATAGCCTTCAACCGTCCAAACGCCAAGTACGGAACCGGAGCTAGGACCGTCGTAAAGATAAACGACCAGATCATAGGCTTCGCTTTTCAAGTGACCTGGAACGTTCAGAACGAGACCTCGCCCATATACACCATAGACGACATCGCACCCTGGGAGATCGCGCCCAAGCGAGTGTCTGTCACTGGGACGCTCGGGCTCTTTCAGGTTCCAGGAAACTCGCCGGTCAAGGCGGGCATCATGACCGACCTTGGTTCATTTTTGGCCAATAAATACATCACCATAGAAGTCAAAGACTCAGCGACAGACGCCATACTTTTCAGGACCACCACAGCCATGGTCACCTCGCTTCAGGCAGACGTCAACTCAGAGAGACTTTCTACGTACTCCCTTTCCTGGAGAGCCGTAGGCTGGCAAGCTGAGGCCACGTATACCCCTCTAAAACCAAACGCATAACCTAGTATAAGATAATTGGAAAATTTTATCTTGCTAGGAGAGACTCATGGATCTTCCAAAGAAAGAGCGCACCTTTGGCTTCAGCTACGTCAGTGACGAGAGCGGCCTCACCTACGACGGAACCTTCACCGTGAAGTGTAAGCTCAACGTTGCCGAGAAGTACCAGCTCGAGCTCGAGAAGAGCCGACTGATGTCGGATATGGCCAACCCAAGCAACGGGCTAATGGGTATCGCTATAGCACTCAGCACCCTGAGGGTGAGGATCGTAGACGGCCCTAACTGGTGGACTCAAGGCAAAGGCCTCAACATCGAGGACGAAGACGTTCTCGTGGCTCTGTTCGAGCGCGTTGAGACTGAGTGCATGGAGTGGCGCAAGGAGCTCTCAGAGCGAGCGGCTAAGGCTCGAGAAGAGTTGGGAAAATAGAGGCC